CCTCCATCAAACTTCTTAGGAGCGAATCTGACCTTGTTCTGAGGAACAAGTTCGAATACTTCTCCATCGAAGAATTCAAAGGTTTCGCCTCTATCCTGCGTAAAGGCTTTCGCAGCTGCATTGTTAGGATCCTGCAGCTCAGACCATGAGAAGATCTCAACACGACCTTTGATCGCATCTTCAATCTTCTTGTTCAATTCTTCTGCTTTCATTTTTGCATAGAATTAAGAGTACAACAAATACCATTCAATCAATGGCAGATACTATTTAACCATAGTTGGACCAATCATATCTCGTCTATTGGCAAAACGCCCTATTTATAGAGGAACTTGAAGTTATTTCTGAATAGTTTGTAGGTTAAGGCACTAATGATTCTTGATAAGCTTCCATTGCTCCGAGCATGTCATCGTTTGCTTCAATCTCCTCCACCATACGCTGAGCAGTATGGATAAACAGTTCATCTTCAGGTTTTCTGAAGATGTCTACACTGAGGTTAGAAACCTCTTTGTAGTTATTACCAATGACTTTCAAGGATATCATAGGAGCTACTCCCATGAATCCTTCAATTACAAGTGTGTAGTTATACTTCATGTTAATCATTGTTATTACCTTTGTACATCTCCTCTTCAAGAAGGAGCAGAAGATTCTCACATATCGCTTTAGCGTTGCGATATGCATTGTCGTAGTCATGCCGCTCTATGGAAGCGACAGCAGATTTTGCATCTTCTAATGCAAGATTGTGAAGTTGTTGTGCATTCATGTTATTTGGAATTAAGATAATCCAATACCACTTTCTTGAAACGCTCAACAAACTCATCTACACAGTGCCAATAGACAAAGCCATAACGCTTGCAGATAATCTGAAAGGCCATGAGAAGAATCACAGTTTCTGAGATAGACTTTTTGTTCTCATCACAGAAAGCTGCGTACATAGGAGCACTTGTCATGTTCTGAACATAACAATCGTTGGGAAGATAGATGTCATAGATAAAATCCATGACTTCTCGGAGCTTTTCTTCAAACTCTTCGAGAGTGAGATTTGATTTTTGTGCCATATCTTTATTTGGATTGATTTCGAGTCCTACCACAGAATCGAACTGCGGTTTACTCCAAAAGAGTCGTCTTAACCAATTAGACGAGTAGGACTAGTCGATCTGATGTTCTGTGATTTTAGCTCTCAAAATGAGTTCAACATCATCCACGTCAAGGCTATCCCAACAGGATGCCAAGCCGAGAAGTTTGTTGAAAGTTTCACAGAGAATATCTACAGCATCCGGCTCCTGAAGAACCTTCTTAATCATTTCCCTCATATCAGACTATTTGCATTATTTCGTCAAGAGTGAATCCTTCACCTTTGATGAGTTCGGAAATCGTCTTGAGAAGCTCTTGTTTCTTGGCCACTTTCTCTCGTTCCTGTTCCCTTCTCTGTATTTCTTCTGTATAGGCGTCGAGATCAGCTTTTGCTTTCTCATAACGCTCTTTTGCATCTTTGCCAAAATATGCAAGAGCGTCGTCCGATACTCCAGATAATCCAGTGAGATCTGTTGCAAGCTCACACACATGATCCATAATCATTTCTTGTTCAGAAAACACTTTAACAGGAAGCTTCGGAGCTTCAAGCTCTTTCTTAGCTCTAGGCTTAGGTTCCCAGAGTTTCATAGCCTCCATGATGAATGGAATGAGAGCTGTACCAGTGATGTGATGTCTTTCATCATCATAGAATCCGGAATGGATTCTGGAGATTTCGGTGCCATTGACACCGCGACTCACGACACGAAATAGAGCCGTAGGAAGAGCGTCTGTCTTGTGTGATACAGCCCACATGAACGCACGAATTGTGGGTGCATTATTGCAAATCCCATCAAAGAGATCTGTAACCTTACCATTATAGGTGACCTTAATAGCCTCACCATTAGCATTCTTTGTCTCAGCCGTAGCTTTTGAGACAGCTGTGTACATCTTGGTGTACAGAAGCTTGCGGTCTTCTTTCGAAAGTCCCATTGTGTTAATTGTTAAGATAATAACTTTTATTATTAATATTGGCTAGTGTATCACTATCCAATTTCAGTCCGTTGTCCTTAACGAACTTCAGAACTTCCTCTTGATTCGCTGGACCAAGAAGAACAGTAGTACCACCAGAATAATTGGTGTTCATGTGGTGCTCCCATTTGAGAGCGTTCTCCACATTAGCGAAGAGACGATAACCAATGGACGGCTTTTCGTCCATATAGTCATGAGTTTGATACTTGTACCAGATCATTTGATTAATATTAGATAACACTATGCAAAGTAGGTACCATCCCACGATTTTCTCAGGAAAAGTCTGGATTGGAAATGAATTTTCCATTGACGATGGGGGAGGGGTCTTCTAAATAGTGTCTCTTTTCGCCCTCACAACCTCTACATTTTTATTTTAGGTACCATCTTTATACTCCAACACAAAAATTCAATAACTGTACCTATTTCCAATTCAAAACCTACCGGGGTAAAAATTATTTTTGAAATTTCCAAAAATTTTATTACATTTGTAAAAATTAAAATTTACGTGTTATGACTAGAGAAGAATCGCAGTTATTAAGAGAAAACAATGTAATGCTAAAACAGATTTTGGCATTATTACAACAATCCACTAATCAACAGTATGTAAGACAGTTTGTAGTGGATTACATGGCTAATAAAGCAGCAAACCATTTTTAACCAAATACGTAAGTCTATCTAAAGCCCATAAAATCATTACTACTATGGACTTAAAAACAATTCAAGAAGCATACGATCGCTGTAATTTTACAGACGAGCAAAAGAAAGTATTTCCGAGACCTGAAACAGAAGCAGATTTAGAACAATTTAATAAAACTATATCTACTACAATGTATGGATATGGCTCTAATTGAAGTTTTTGTTTGCTATGACTCATTTTAGGAATGTTACTTTTACCTCCATTTCCAAATGAAATGTGAGGTTCAAATAAAGATACAGAACTCTTAAAAGAGATGCTTAAAAAAGATGAAGATAAAAAGATAGACGAATAAATGGGAATCCTGAACTATTCGGTTCAGGATTTTTTATTTTATCATATTTATTTGGATTTTTAAATTTATTTTTGTATATTTGCGCGAAAACTATAAAATAAAAATGTTATGGAAAATACTGAATTAGAACTTGCTATTATAAAAGCTATAATGAACGATAGTGCTAATATAGAAATAAATAAAGCAGAAGATGATAATGAAGAAGATCGAAATACAATATAGTTATGGCACAAATAGAATATACACCTTATGTTAATCAAACACCTACTTTTCAAATTCAACAACCAAATTTTGAAGTAGATTTGCCAAAGATTACAAAAAAGAAGAAACAAGATGAAATAGTAATAGCTCCATTACCAGAATCTAAGCCAGAAGAGAAAAAAGTCGAAGCATCTATAATTGATTGAAACGATTCTTCTAAACAGGGAAAAGGACGTTCTGCAAGAAATTATCTAATGTCTAGATTAGGATTATCTGATTATCAAGCATCAGCTATTGTAGGATCATTCATGAGAGAATCTGGATTAAATATTAATGCTGAAAACAGAGCAGAAAAATTAGGAAAGAACTCTTCTGTAAATCCATCCCAATATGGAATAGGAATCGGACAATGAACCCATAATAGGCACGATGACTTTGTTAGATGAACGTCTACACATGGTAATTCTCTTCAATCTCAGTTAGATTTTGCTGCAGATGAAATTGAAAGAAAGTATCCTGAATATCTAGCTGCATTAAGGCAATCATCTAATCCCGATGAAGCTTCTGACTTGACGTATGTAATGTATACAGGAGGTAATTATAGAGATGTTAGTGGAGATCGTCTTGCAAAAGCTGTAGCAGAAAGAGATCGAGCCTATGGAGCAAAACATATACAACTCTATGGTAAAGATTCAAATAATCATTCTGCTAGAAGAAGACAAGCAACATTAGAAGCACTTACCTATAAATTAGGCGGAATTGTAAAAATGCAAAACGCAGGTATTCTTAAATCTCCAAAAAGTACCACATCTCTTGTAGAAAGAGTTCCGTCTCCATATCAAAGAGAATATAATCTATCCGATCCTCCAAGAGTAGACAATGGTTTTGATAAATGATATCAATATGTTTCTACAACACTTGGATTAGATCCTAATCCTGATGCTCCCGAACATCATTATGATTATCGTGGTTATTACGATGATCTTGTAAAACAAGGTAAACAGTATGAAGTAATTGCACCTGGATTCCATTTTCCCGATACTTATAAACTTCCAGGTCATGAAACTTTTTCAACTGAATCTAAATATTATAAACCTGGAATGGATGCTGGACATTGAGAAGGGGATCGATACATTGGTCCAAAAACAATAGCAGATCTTGCTAAATTTACAGGAAGCTTTGAAACTTTTAATCCCAACGCTTATGTGCTAAATACTTCAGATGGAGTACCTCAAACTCTTGCAGGATATGGTAGCGCAAATCCAGAAATGATAAAACTTGCAAATGAAGGTAAACTTACAGAAGAAATTGCAAGAAAAGAAATGGAGAAACATCTACAGAAGGAATATGACGATTGAATGAAACAAGTTCCGAATTTTAAAAATCTTTCAAGAGGTGTTCAGCTAGCTTTAGTTGATACGTCCTATAATGGTAAAGGTGTTACCAATACGATAAAAGATAGTCCAAATTTAATGAAAATGATTAATTCTGGAATAACTGATCCAAGAGAACTTGTTAAACAGATGGATCATTCTAAATCTGCAAAAGGATGACTTGGAGTACGTTCTGCAGCAAGAAGGGCTATGGCATTAGGAGAATACGATTGAGATTGAAAAACTGTAGATCGGTTTGGAAGGCAAGTTGATTATACAAAATATAGAGGGCCAGAAGATTGAAAGGCCTCACCTTATTATAATAATTATTAAATATGATTGAAGAAATAAAACGAATATTTGATGATATTAGAGACGCCATCATAGAAATGGGAGGTAATATTGATTTTTGTACTTCTCCGGAAGACTATGATGAAGCTATAAAAACACTTATAGGAAACAATGCTGTACTTTGTGTTCCAGTCTTTAAATCATCGGACTTAAAACCAGATACACCAATATCTGTTATGAGTTCAAATGCTCCAACTGCTTATCCTGAAGGATGATCTACGCCAGATGGACTTACTGGAAACATCTGAATGTCTTATACAATTGTTGGTCCAACATCTGTTTATGTTCCTTGGACAGAACCAATCTTAATTAGAAATTCAAGAGATATTGCACCAGATACTTATGATGATGCAACAACTAGAACATTTTTAATTTTCCTTGAACTTCCTGATATAAATCTTGTCCCATCAAGGCCTGCTGGAGGAGCATGAAACGTTACAGAAAATAGACTGGTCGGAGATATTGCATCAGAACTTTTTAAGAATGGTGCTTCTATTGGAAGAACGACTACGGATTGATCAAGTGATAATAATCATGTTGATGGTTGTTATACATGGATGTCTATGGGAACATTCATTGCAGAGACTGGAGAAATTATAGGTGATTGATCTGAACCAATATGTATTAATGGAGTACGTGATGGTAAAGATGGAAAGGATGGAAGAAATGGAGTTGATGGTGAATCTATAGAATTTATTTATAAACGTTGTGTTGACGAAGATGCAGCTCGCTTAGTTCCTACACCTGATTCTGAACCAGAAACAGACGATTATGTTCCTACTGGATGAACTGATAGTCCTTCTGGAATAGACCCTGTAAACTACAAAGCGGAGATAATGTGCTCTAGAAAGAAAGATAAAGAAACAGGGAATTGAGGACCTTTTATTGGCCCTGTAATGTGAGCTATATGAGGTGAAGATGGAACTGACGGTGATGGCATAGAATACATCTTTAGAGTAGCTTCTCAAAATGAAGTTATTGACAATAATGACGGAAGCTATACACTTAAAACCGAATTCTGGCCTCCTATCTGTGGTGAGGGTTGTGCAAGTGCATTTTTAACTGTAGCAAGAAATTCTGAAGGTTACACCACTGAAGAAGCTGCACTTGAACTTTATCAACAAGATGAATTTGTTCCTGGAAATCTTCCTGGACATCCGGATGCTGCAAGTTTAGGATGGGATAGAAACTGAACAGATGATCCTTTAGATGTCAGTCCTTCTCAACCATTTGAATTCTGTTCTATAAGAAAATATAACGGAGAAACAGGACAATGGAGTTGATTTGGCAATCCTGTACTTTGAAATAAATTCTGGTCAGGATACGCACCCGTGTTTACATCTTTTGCTTTTACTAGAAGCCGTTTAAAACTTGGCAGTATGCAATTAGAGGGTGGTGATACTTCCAATCCACTACCCGATCCTCAAACGATTACTCAAACCATTGATGGAACACAAGTAACCGAAACAATTAATTGGTTTGATACTGTTCCAGGACCTGAAGATTTTGAAAATCCTGAAATAGGACATGCTCCAATATGAATGACCACCAAACAATTTGGAAGTATTGATCCAGATGCAGAAGAACAAGATCAGTCATGGGAATCTCCAAGAATTATATCTGATAATAAATTCTTTAATGTAGAATATTCTAATTCAGATATAGTTACTATTTCTACAAGACTTCCAAGATTTGATGAAAGAATTAATAACGAATATCCTTTTATTGATAATAACGATCCTGAAGGTGTAAACGAAAGTGCATGGAGACAATATTGTACACAAAATAGCTTAGGTATATGAAGTGATAATGTTTCTAATCCTAAATGAATGGCTACTAGTTCATTGATTAATGGTAAATGAACAGAATGATCTTTAACACAAATAAAAGGTGAACGTGGTGCAGATGGAGCTGGTGAGGAAACTGTATACATTCGTACAAATACAAATGTTGCTCCTACAGTAAGTAGTGCTGCCGCTGATAGTCATAATAAAACATATCTTGATGATGATTATCTTCCAATGGCTAGTGGTGGAGATTTAGCGGCTGCAACAGAATGTACCGATGACCCACAAGGTGCTGATTTTTATCATAAGTTTGAATGGAAGGCAAAACGTAAGAAGATTGCTGATCCTAATGATTCTACAGGTAAAGTTAAAATCTGGGAACAATATTCTGGTACGATGCATCTACATACCAATTGAGCAGAAAATGGTGCTGATGGTACAAGTAGAGAATGAGTTTATAAACGTCAAACTGCAAATCCTGGAACGCCTCCTAGTTCTGGAAATGGTGAAATTTCTCCAGGAAATCATGCAGCCAATGGAAATGTTGCCTATAGTGATACATTATCTGATTGGGTTCCTAATGGATGGTGAGATAGTCCTCAAGGTATAACCAGTACTGCTAAAACAGAATGGACATCTTATCGAGATTACGACAATGTTACCAGAAAATGGGGTCCTTTTAGTCCTGCAAAAATATGGAGTCAGTGAGGAGAGAAAGGTGAAGATGGTGATGGCGTTCAATATGTTTATAAACTGTTTGATCATGAGTTAACTGCTGCTGAACGCACAAGTAACATTCCTGCAAAACCTGCATCTCAAACATCTGATGGAGAATGGATTCCTACAGGATGAAGTGATGATCCACAAGCTCCAACAGTATCAATGCCATATTGTTATTGCTCCACAATTAAACGAATTAATGGAGAGTGAGAATTACAATTTGGAGAATTAGGATTATGGGCAAAATTTGCAAAAGACGGAGAAACAGGTCCTCAAGGTCCACAAGGTAATCCTGGTAGTAAAGGTGATATTGGTCCAAGATTAAGAATGCGTAATTGGGATTATTATACAAACCCTGATGCTGAAGGATTAGGCGAATGACAATGTGGAGATAATGATACTGATACATTCTATGATATTGCAATTTGGCCTGTTGCAGAAGAAGGAATCACTATAACTAATGCTGCATCCAATGCTGATAGATTATGGAGATGTAAACAGAATATAAAATATCCATCTGTTCCTGCAAATGCAAATCCATCAACACTTCCTGACTATTTCGTTCAAGCAAAAGGATGAGACTTTGTAGCAACTAAACTTTTACTTTCTGATAAAATTGCCGCTAATCAGATTGAGGTTTCAAATTTAATCGCTGAAGAATTACACACGACTGGTAAAGGTTCTGATACAGGTACATTGGACATTGCAAATAATGAAATTGTATTAAATTCAGAACCTGGTGTTCCAAGATGTAAGATATCTGGAGATGATCTTTCAGAAGATGTTGATAATTCTAAACAAACAGTTTGAAAAAATTCATTAGGTTCATGAGTTACTGGTGCTAATGCCACAGAGTATTTAGAAAATTCTTTAGAATGTAGTGATACTATTGCATTAGGTAATATTGACATATTATCTTCCACAGGTAGTCAGGCAGATGAAGTTTATTCTCTTCTTCCTCAAACAATTAGTGTAGGTTTTGAAGGAACATTAACTGAAGCAAAAACAGATCTTGTTCCAAGAATCGAATGAGAAGTAAGAATTTACGCAAGAAATACTAAAACTGGACAAGAAACAAGTCAATGATATCAGAGTATTGATCAAGATGATAATGCCTCTGCAATTACCGGCACATCTGGACTCACTGTTAGATCAGAAGCCCAAGCATTTACGTTACTTACAGATAGGTATTCTTCTGGAGAAACAAAACGAGATATTATCAAAACAATGATGTTAACTCCAGGAAACTATACATTATATCTTGATTATTGGCTTATTATTTGATTTGATTCTGAAACAGATACAAGGACACTATTCGAGAATCCTAAATTATATTTAAATCAAAATATATTCAGTCCATTAGTTAACTATCATAATATTACAACAACACCTACGCAGTTAACTGAAATTGGAGCTAATGGTTTCCAACATATTTTAAATGCTGACAATTATTTTAGAGTAAAGACAAATACTACAGATTCAACCCTGACTTTAGAATTTTTAACAGGTGGAACTTATGGCTTAAAAATAGATAGTTCTGGAATAAAATATTATAATAATGGCAACTGATCACAGTTAAATACACCATAAACGAAAAAATCCCGAGTACTTAATTGTACTCGGGATTTTTATTTTATTCTGGATTAGAATTTTGAACAGAACTTGATTCAGAAGGACTTTCTGATTCAGAAGAACTTTCTGATTCAGGATATCCAACTTCTTTAACTTTGTCATCGACATAAGGTTTGTATGCATATTGAAAAGTTAATTCTTTTGGATCAAATTCCATTTCCATAGGGATTTCACGACCAACAACTGCATCGTGCAATACTTTTAAATCATTATTATTTGCCATAATTACTTAATATTTAATATTTGTTTTATTGCGTTTATATGAATTTGTGTAATAACATCCCTTCCTTTATCAGACATTAAAAATTCACAATCTATTTTATTATCTTGGAAAAGATTTTCAGTTATTAGTGCTGGGCATCAGCTTTTGTATAAAATTGTAAAATCAGATTCATAATCATAATCTCCATCAGATAAATCTTTTCTTACGTTCATTCCATATAAAGGTAAAAGCTTTTCAGCCTCTTTATAAAATATATCCGCATATGCATCGGATTTTGTTTTTCCTTTTGTTGTTCAAACACTCCAACCTCTTGCAGGCATCCATTGTTTACCATTTCCTGATGCATTGGCATGAACAGACACTAGTAAACAATTATTTTTTCCAAGTTTCTGACAATATCTATTTACTCTATTTGCTCTTGTAGATAATGCAATATCTTTATCTACTTCTGGAGTTACTATTTTATAACTAATGTTTAATTTTTCTAATTCTTTAGATATTCTATTTACAATATCTCTTGCAAATTCATATTCAAAAAACTGTTTCCCATCTTCAAATACGGGGGATCGTTTTCCAGGAGTTGACTTTGCATGACCGTTATCTAATAAAACTCAAAACTTATATCCAGTAACAGTAGCTGGATTTAACTCTATTACATTATTCATAGTATAACTTTAATACTTCTCTTTCTAATTCATACATTTTGTCATTTGCTTCGATTTCCCAAGGTCTATCGAAGTATGGCGTACATTTCTCATAAAATTTTCCATTTCATGTTGCACCTCCATGAACTAATTTTAACTCACCTTTTTCATACTGTTTTAGATGAATCATTTCATGACAAATAATTGCAGTAAGCATTGATTGGTTAATTCTACTATGTAGTGTTAATCGATATTGATGTCTTTCAGGAACACCTTGCAATAATGCTTGCATTTCGATATCAGAAGAATCAAATTTAGAAATGGCCTTATCGTTTGTAAGAACTACTAATTCAACATTCTCTATTTTTAGAAGTTGAGTTAATACAATTTTACAAAATGTAGTCATATCATATTTTGATCTATTAGTTGCCAATCAATGTACTTTTGGATTATCACCAAATTTTCAAGTTCTTGGAGTTTTCTTTTTAAATCAATTTATCATTTTATAAGAGATTTAACAATAGGCTCGTCTATAATACCACCGAACTGGTGTTTCTTAGACCATCGTCTAGCATTGCGTGCAAAATTAGCTCTTTTTCTTGTTGTAGGGTTAGATGAATGTAATCCACGTTGAATACAAGCTTCAGTAACTTTACCTCCACAGAAATCAGTAAATTTTCCACGATTCTTTTTCTTAATATGGATCCCTGATCCATTCTTAAGTTTTTGTACTAAAAATTCAATCTTATCGTTCATAATCTTTTATGTTTTATATTTTGGCACAAATATAAGAATTTTCTTTTAAAATTCCAAGTTTAAAATTTGGAAATATCAAAATAAATTATTATATTTGCCCGAAAAATAATAGGATAATAAGAACGTGTATTGTGAAACAATTTAATCTTAAATTATAAAAATGGATTGAATATCAATTATAATTGCAATAATCGGAGCGTTGACTGGTGGAGGAATAATTAGCCTATTTACCATACGAGAGACCAAAAAAAGTATGAAAATTGACAACGCAGAAAAAGAAGATAATCGGTGGAGCATGTTAGTTAATGGACTTCAAGATCAGATTGAAAAACAAAACGAAAGACTTGAGAAAAAGGATTCAAGAATCACTGAACTTGAAGATACTAGTGCGATGTTAAGACAAAAATTAGATGAAGCTAATACAGCCTTGGCAAAAGCTACTTTAATGCGATGTTCAAAACTTGGATGTAAAACAAGAATACCTCCATTCGGATATTCTGAACTTACTCCAGAAGAATTAATGCTTGAAAAGAATACAGAGCAATCTGAATAAATAATACTAAATGTAGATGAGTATGAATAATGTAAAATGAATTAAAAATGCCAAAATTAGACGGAATTGAGTATAAAGAATTATATGGACTTAGTGTTGATAAAGAAAACAAAGAACTTTTCTTTAATGATGCAAGTCATTTATATGTAAATAAGAAAGATGGTTCACATTATATTTCCGTAACTACGTTAATTGGAGAGTATGAAAATAAATTTGATGAAGAGTTTTGATCTAAATATAAAGCTTTAGAGTTATTTTTAGATGGAGATGTATGATCAAATGTTAAATTAAAACTCCAAGCAACTAAAAGGTGGGATAATTCTTTATTAGAAAAATATAAAGTAAATCTTGAAGAATTTAATAAAGAAGTTGATAAAATCAAACAAGAATGAGCTTTAAATCGTGATGAAGCTTGCGAACATGGTAGTTATGTACACTCTTTAATGGAGAATACATTTTATGGTAACACTCAGTTTGATTTTTCAAAATACGGATATGCAGAAGCATCTGGATTATATGATTGTCCACGTAACTATTTTGAATTGGATCTTCCAAATGCTGTTTATCCAGAATTTTTAATGTCTTGAACATCGGATGATGGTAAATTAAAAATTGCTGGACAATCTGACTTAATTGTTAAACAAGGAAATGATATTTGATGCTTAGATTGGAAAACAAATAAAGAAATTAAGAAAAGGAGCTTTTATGATAAGAATAAGAAAGATGTTCAACGTATGAAATATCCTCTTAATAACTTTATGGATTGCAATTATGCACATTATCAATTGCAGTTAAGTACTTATTGCTGAATATTACAACAATTAAGGCCAGAATTTAACATTAGAGGTTTATCAATTATTCATATCGATCGATCCGGAAAACAAACAGAATATCCGATGGAATATTGTAAAAATGATGTTGAAAGAATGATAAGACATTATAAAAATCAACTTCAGATACGAGAACAATTAGATAGGATAGAACCATATAAAATAGGATAGTATGACAAGTGAAGAAAGATTAAAAATATGTGCAACATGTCCTCTAGTTAAAAATGACCCTGTTTATGGGCCAGTTTGTGATAGTTCCAAATGGATGAATCCTCAAACTGGAGAGATATCAAGACTTCCAAAGTCTGGATGAATTAGAGGCTGTGCTTGTAGGCTTAAATGGAAATCTAAAAATCCAACAGCACATTGTGTTGCTAAAAAATGGTAATAAAAAGGTTCTTTAATTGAGTAGGAAGAGTTATTATAGGTTGATATAATTTTATCTTCCACAAAAATATAAAACAGTCTAAAGAGAGATTCCAAATTTGTATGGAATGTGATGATAAGATTAAAATAGGACGTGGTTATATTTGCTCACATTGTGGATGTGAATTACATGCAAAAACTGCAAGTCCTGATGAACACTGTTCTTTAAATAAATGATAATATGGCTAATATGGATTATTTAGATAGGTTAATGTCTGATACAATTATTGAAAAACAATTAGATGGAATTAAAGAGGGAGAGTTTGACATAATTCCTTGTAATGTGGGAGTTATTGTAAAACCTTATGATGAAAATCCCTATCGTAAAATTGAAAAAACTGAGTCCGGCCTTATTATAGGTGTTCAAAGTTCTCAGAAAGTTAAATCCAGTGATTCTGGAGAAATTGAAGAGAATGATGAATATGTTACTTGTGCAAAAGTGATCGCAGTTGGTCCTTTTTGTAAAAATGTAAAAGTTGGAGAGGATGTTTTTCTTATAAAGCATATTCTCAAACCAGTACCATTTAGAAAACAAAACCTATGAGAGGTAGATGAACAAAATATATTATGTAGAATCGTTCCAAAGGGAACACAAAATGAATAAGCTATGATTTATAATGATTATGATGAAAATAAAGTTTTCTTTAATCCAGGAGATACTGTAACAATTAAGCATCACATTGATAATACTCCAAAAATGTTTGTTGTAGAAAAAGTTGTACGTTCTATGGTTAATAAAGAAACTCAAGAGATGGAGAATGTATTCCTGGGTATTAAATGCAGATGATTTGATAAAAATCAAGTGATGCATGAGGAATTGTTCTCTACGAAAGATTTGCTTAAGTTATAAAAATGAATTACTTACAAATATTTGCTAAAGGTGGTAAAATTGATACAAAAGCAATAAAATCAGAAATTGCTAGAATCTTTATGTTAGAAGATTCTCCTGAAAAAGTAGAGCAACTTTGGCAAGATGCGGTAAATACATATGGTTCTGAAGAAGGAGTACTTAGTGAAATATTTAAACAGGTCGGAGAGAATCCTTCTGATGAATCAGTACAACAAGCGATGATGAACGTATTAAATTATACACCTATGGAAGAATCACAAATATTTAAATGTGGTGGAAAACTACAACAATTAGTTACTAAATTTGGCAAAGGTGGTGGAGTTGATTGTGGATGTGGTGGAATTAAATTAAATCAACAGGGTGGCATTACTGGTCCATTTAACGAAATACCTAAAGGTTATTATAATGAGAATGGAGTTTTCCTAGGTTATGAAAATGAGCCTAGAACAATGGAATATATCAATTCTAGAAACAACGATAGAACTTGAACTGTTACATACCCTACAAATCTTGCAAGATTTAATAATACTATTAATCAGTCAAGAATGCTGTGAAATCCGGAATCATTACCAGAGCCGTATAATGTTAGTTCTTTTACAAGACTTGCAGATGGTACCATAACAACCTTAAAACAAAACCCTTCGATTAATCGTAGCAACTATGTGGAAACTAAGCAAGAAGGCGGAATTGTTTATACAGATCTACCTGGGTATGATGTAGATACTAGACTTACACGCCGGCAAGCCAGAGAATTAGCAAGAGTGAATGGAATGTCTGAAAACAATGAACAATTCGCATTTGCAATGGCTAATGCAATGAATGCTGCAAGAGCTATGGGTTTACGTGGAGCAGAAGCTCGTCAAAGAGCTAGAGAAATGGCTGCCGGAATTAAACCTACAGAACGTTCTATTATAGATAAACCAATACAATTAAATGTTTCAGCTCCAGTACTAAATGCACCTGCTGCAATCACTGCTCCTGAACAATTAGCACTACCAGAAACTCAAAGAACATTAGACACATTACTTGATGAAACTAATTCTGGTTTAGCAAGAAGTTTAAATGCTCCAAGACAAAGAACGACTGATTCCAAAGTTACAAATACGTCGCAAAGAAATACTACTAATAATAATCTTGCAAATCAACAAAGACGTTATTTAAACGATATTGCTGAAAGAGCTACTGCAAATCCTGAATGATTCTGGGGAGATGATGAATCTGCAAATCAAGCTAGAGCATATTTATATAATCTGAAAGGTGGCACTGATCTAATCCAACAAATTTATGATAATACTCCTGAAACACTACAGCAAAGTATTAATTATAAAAAACTTCCACACAATATTTCGGCAAACAGAACTGTTGCAAATCAACAATCGCGTACAGAACAAGCTGGAAGAAATGTTGCTAAAGGCGCTGCTGTTTTAGCTGGATCTCTTGCTACTGCAGAAGCTTTACCATATATTATAAATGGTGCACCAGAAGTAGTAAACGGAGTTAGAACCTGATGAAATCCTGTACAATCCAGAGTTGGAACGTACCTTCATACTATTGGTGAAGGTTCTGGTGAACGTTTAGCTGAAAATGCAACTGGTAGAATTATTAGTAGAACGGGAGTTAATACTGGACGATACGCAAGTGGTACAGATTTTGCTGAGACAATAGCTAATAATTTACGAATGCTAAAACCTGTTGGTTTTAAACAAGGTGGTCAAATTGAAAAAGCACAGAATGGATATTCTGTAGATACACCTCATAGTGAAACAGTTGTATCACCTCCAACAAGAATGACGCTCCGTACACTTCCATCTGCAAATAGAGAACAACGAGATTCTATATTTACTTACAGTTTTGATCCTGATTACACTGTACGTACAGTTAACGTAACATATGATAAAAATGGAAAACCATCATATAGTATGTTCCGCTCAGATAAACGAAACGGAAAGTTGATTTCCGAAGAGGAATTTGAAGGGTATAGAAATAAATGAGAATCTTTAAAGAATTTTTACATAAATAATCCTGAGTTTAATCAAAGAAGTTCATATATTCCTTTTAGAGCTCCTATTAAACTCATGAAATAAAATTAAGTTAATATATGCAAATCTTTATATTTGATAATGCTACAAACACTCTTCAAATAGATGATTATTCCATATTATTAATTAAAGAATTTGCAAAACTTTGAGAACCAGAGAGAAATAAGTGTAAAGAAGATAAGACTGGAGAAAAAAGACTTAGGGCTTATAAAGAATTTACTTATATTTATCTGGTTCTCGATTTTAAATCCCCTTATTTTAAATCTCCAATAAAAGATAGGCAAGAAGCAGCTTTAATAGATTCTGGACTTAAAGAAAAAGATTTACAAGATCCAGACTTTGCTGCTGCATATCAGAAGTATGAAGAACTGCAAGATGCAGATCCAATACTTACTTCAATTAAAGTTGCTTATAGAACACTTTATAAGTTCCAAGTTTATTTGGACAATATCGATTTTAGTGAAGTTGATGTTGAAGGAAAACCAATCCATAAAGCTAAAGATGTTCTTGCATCAATTGGAGAAATAAGTAAAATGAGAACTCAGTTACAAGAGTTAGAATTGCAACATAAAACAGATCTTGCTGCTGAATCAAAAGTACGAGGAGATGTTTCTCTTGGTGCATTTGATTAATGCAAAAATTTAGAGGAATAATATGGCTAAGAGTGATAAGAAGAAATTAGAAACTCCGTTAGAGAAACGTAGAAAAATGCCGAAATTTACGGAGAATTATGAAGAAAGTTTAATAAGACAATTATTTGAAGAAAAAAGAAAGAAATTAGATTCGATTGATATTGAAAATGTGCAAGAACAGAAAGATCAGATCTGAGTTCACCATAGACGAAAAAATGCACAGTGAGATGTTCCAATTGATGAAGAAATCAAGTATTTTGATCCAGAATTGTCTTATGAAATTACAGGATATAGACCAATTACAATGGAGCAAGGTTTAGATTTTGAAATTGCTCCATTTAGAGAACGTGCAACTAGATATGAAACTAATGGAAAATATACAGAATTTCCTCAAGGTACAAAGCCATATCTAGAATTTTGAAAAGAAGAATATCGACGTTGCAGAGAAGGATATAGTGTAGGAAAATATAGAATTACTGGCGATCACTATTTCTTTTTGAATTATTATAGAATGCAAACAGTTCTTGAAGGCGCTGTTGGAGGTTCTGGACGTAAAGAATCATTTCCAGGATTTTTATCTAAACAATATGAATTCTTTCATTATTTAGAAATGGCTGAAAAACTTCACAAGGATGTTTGTATATTAAAAGCCAGAGGTGTTGGTTTTTCTGAAGTTATTGCGTCTTTATCTGTGAGACCCTATACAACAAATCAGAATTATAATGTTCTTTTAACATGCGCTGCTGACAATAAATTAGCTCCATTAAAGAATAAATGTTGGAAACAAATGGACTGATTAAATACCAATACACAAGGCGGTATGAGACATGTTCGACAAGTTTTAAACAATAATGATACCAAACGTGCTTCTAAGATTACAAAGGATGGTACTGAATTTGGCTGGATGTCTCAGGTGAGAGCTGTTGTAGCAGATACATCCGATAAGGTTAGAGGTGAACGTGTTGATCGTTTATTCTTTGAAGAAGCAGGTAGTAATAACAAACTTGCAGAAAGTTGAATTAAAGCGGATGCTCTAGTAGCATTAGGCGGTATTCATTTTGGTGTACGTATTGCTGGTGGAACAGGCGGTGAAGATATGGCTCTTCAAGGTCTTTCTGATATTTTTATGGATCCGGAAGCATTTAATGTTCTCCCATTTAAAAATTATGATTCACAAGATGGAGAACCAGAATTACGTGCATTCTTTATTCCAGCACATAAATTCGCTCTGAGTTCAGAATATCTTGATTCTAGAGGTGTTACTGATCATATAAGATTCAAAGAATACTATATCGCGCAACGTAAAAAATTAACTGGAGATAAATATTTATCTGAATGTGCTGAACATTGTTTTATTCCAGAAGAAGCTTTATCTAAAACAGGAGAAAATATTTTTGATGCTGAATTAATTGCAGCTCGAATGGCTCAAATTCTTACAAAGAAAGATTATACCGAACCAAGAAGAACTGTTCTTACATGAGATAAAACTACGGATAAGTTATATGAAAAAGTTAATTCTTTTGAATCTCCTGCTGGAAATGTTCTTGTAGTAGAACCGCCAATGCTTGCTGAAGATGGATCTGCATTTAAAAATTTGTATGTTGCAGGTATTGATGCTATTGATCAAGGTTCAGATGAATCTGCAACAGATAACGATGTTTCGGATTTTTGTATTGTTATAAAAAAGAGAATTCGAGGTATGGATGACCCAAAATATGTTGCGATGTATAAAGCAAGACCTAGAAGAATTCGTGAAGCATATGAAACTGCACATAAACTTTTAGTATGATACAATTGTCAAGCCATGCTTGAATTTACAAAAATTTCTTTTCAGAAGTTCTTGCAAGAACGAAAAGCTGATGATTTATTAATGAAAAGACCGGAATTTGCAGTATCTACAAGAGCACAAAAACAAGTAACAAAACGATTAATTGGTGTTCCTGCTACAGAAGCTGTAATTAAACATGGATTGGAATTAGTTGCCGCATTTCTTGAAGATTATTGACCAACTATCGATTATACCGATATGTTAAATGAACTTCTTAAATACTCTTATGCTAATAAGCGCAAGTTCGATATTATTGCTGCTATGGAAATGGCAGAAATTGGAGATGAAGCTTTATTTGGATTAAATCCTGCTAAAGTTGTTGATATATCGTCGCAATGAGTTGATTTTGGATGATATAGAGATGAATCTGGACATTTACATCATGGTGCAATTCCAAAACAAAATAAATACGAGGTACAATGAAGGAAATAGAAGACGAGATTAGACAAATAATCAATGATGCAACGGAACGAGAATATATCACCAAATTACACGTTAGACAAGATGGTGATATATGAACTCTCTATCTTTATTTGAATAGAGAGCTCGTTCCGATGGTCATGTCTAAACAAGGTACATACGAGGATTTCAAAAAGTTTGTAAAACGAGAAATGAAGAAAAGAAGACTTCATGAAGTTAAATATTGAAAGACAACAAGAGAGATTCCTGTACTTGTTTGTAATGACGATGGTGAATTAGAACTAGGATGGTAAAAGAAAAAGAAATTGAAAAAATCAATCATTGTATAGGTGATTTGGTTTATGATAAAGTGGCTTTAAAAAAAGCTTATAACTATTATCACGGCGTAAGAGACGCCGAACAATTTAGACATATTGAGGAAAATTACGGTATCGGTGTCCCAACATCTGTCGGATTCACTCCATTGATTAAGAAGCACATTGATGTGCTTGTTGGTGAATATCTTGAACTAGAACCGGATTTACAAGTTACATGTAAGGATGACGAAACCGTCTCAAATATTTTTAGAGATAAGAAATTAAAGATTGATAGAGCCTTATATGATTATTTAAGAAAATATCTACAAAATGCAATTGTAAATATCATTCTGAATAATCAACAACCTGTCAACGATCCTTTTATTGAAAAGGAAATGCAGCGAATTCAATCCGAAATAGAGAACACTTTTGTTTCTGATTATGAAATTGCTGCACAAAATATTTTAGCGTATATTCGTTCTTCTCGCAATATTGATTTAAAAAATAAAATGCGGGAGTTATTTACAGACCTTCTTATAGGAGGTATTTGTTATTATAGAACAAAACCAAAAGGTGATGATATTGGATTAGAAATTCTTAATCCACTCGACACGTTTATTGAGAGAAATCCTAATGAATTCTACCTTAATAAATCAAGAAGGGCTGTAATAAGACGATGAATGACAAAGGAGCAAATACTTAATGAGTTTGCCGATGATTTAGGAAAAGATGCAGTAGATAAGATAAATTCAATGGATTCCAGAAGAGATCGAGGAGATAGAGCGATTATTGTACGTTCTACAGGGCCTTTATATGATGATAGAGGTGGTTTACTTGGAGATCCTCATGAAGAAACTCCTGGAATTATTGCTGGTAGAGAAGTTCATCCTTTATTTCCTTGAGATGATACAGGACAGTATAGTTATCATAATTCTGAATTAATTGAAGTTTATGAATGTGAATGAATTGAATGAGATAAAACTCAACGTCGTTCTGTATTACATTATGGTGTGAAAATTGGAGAAGAAGTTTATATTACTCCTGGAGAATCTAAATATTATGTTCAAAATAGATCCAATCCTAAAGAAGTTTCGTTAAACATAAACGGAATGTTCTTTAATGATAAAAATGGACAACCTTATAGTCTCATGCAGGCTACAATGAATCTTCAAGATAAATATGATCTTCTATTGTACTCTAGAGATAATCTTATTGCTACTAGTGGTACTGTAGGAGATTGGATTGATATCGCACATATACCTGTATCTCTAGGTGTTGATATGCCTGAAAGAATTATGAAATGGCAAGCGTATAAAAAGAATGGGCTTGCTTTATATGATTCATCACAAGAAGGTGCTCAAATAATTAATACTACTTTTAATGGATTTGATGATACAATTAAAGCACAATCTATTCAGGCAATTCAAATCGCAATTGATAGTGTAGAAGCACAAGCATCTGCTATTACTGGAGTATTTGCTGAAAAACTTGGACAAATTGAACAACGTGATGCAGTAAGTAATGTAAAAGTTGGAATTCATCAATCAACTTTACTCACAAAACAATATTTTCATGCAATGGATCTTATGTATAAAGAAGCAAATTACGATCTATTAAATGAAGCTAAAGTTGTTTATAAAGATGGAATTACAGGTACTATTGTTTTAGGAGATAGACTTGTAAAAACATTTACTGCATTGCCGGAACACTATACATTAACTGACTTTGATATTCATATTGAAGATAGTTCTGAATCATATCATATGAGAGAACAATTACAGGCAAATGTTCCTGAATTAATTAAAGCTAATATGATTGATGCTGCTGATTTAGTTGAAATTACTCGTGCAAAGAATATGACACAGTTAAAGCGTTATATTAATAAATCGATGCAAAGTAAGAAGGCTGAAAATAATATGATTCAACAATTACAACAGCAAGTTGAACAACTTACAAGTCAGCAAAAACAATATGAAAAACAAATTGGAGATTATGAATCTCAAATTCAATCTCTACAAAAACAAATACAATCTAATTCTCAACAGAAACTTAACATTGAGCAACAGAGAGTTCAGATTGAAGATAGAGTTGCTCGTGATAAGAAGGATTACAATGATAAACTTATTGAAGTTAAAGAAAGACAACTTCAAGCAGAAATTATGCAAATTCGAGATGGTAATCCGTATAATGATCAAATAAGAGACGTATAATATGGATAGTAGACTGGAGATCACGCTTAGTGCTGATGAAAATGGTAATCTTGTATTAACAGATCGTACAAATTATTCTGAATGAGAAGAAGATGTATCGAATCACATAGTTATTGAAAGATTACTTGATTATAAATCTAGCATTATTACTACAAAAACAACTTTATTGGTAGAAAATACCGTTTCCTCATTTGAATTAATAGCCGATGGAATGTATGTTTATCAAAAATTAATCCTTCCAACAGAAAGTCATGAGGGTGATGATTACTGTTATTATGAGGATGGAAAAATTTACCTTAATGGTGAAGTTGTTGATTTTGAAACAATCTGAAAACAAAAATCTGAAAATGTAAACGTTTTCTGATTTGATGATATATTCTTTTCAATATTTAATATTGTTAAATGTTTTATTATTACTGAAAGTAATAGATTAAACAGTATATTTGAAAATGGATGTAAAATTGCATGTACAAATAATCCATATGCGGCAAATGCAGATTTTTTAGCTAGTGCTTTATTTGTATTAAGATATTTAATTAGACAAAATAAATATCAAGAGGCACAATCGTTATTAAATCGTTTACAAACTTGTAGTGGTTTATGTAAAGATGTTAGAAAATCATTAAAGGAATGTGGCTGTGGAGAGGATTAATGAACTTTTATATGATTTGTTCATGGATGAGTTAAAAGAACTTGAACTTGGACATGGCTATAATTATAAGAGACTATCTTATATGAGAGCTACAATTACAATGTTACTTTATCTAAGATATGCTGTATTAAGCAATGATGAAATTTTAAGAATATTATCATCTTACGAGTACATGTAAATTTTATATAAGATTGTATAAGATATTGAACAATTACAAAAATGGATATAAATTTTAATTACAACGATACCTTTTCAACAGTAAATTCTCAGGACGATGTTTCAATGGAGATTGTATCAAGAGATAATACAATATCCACTATTAAATCCGGAGGTTCACCAAACACACTTTTGAAAATAGATCCTACACAATCAAGTAACAATATAAAAACAGATGATGTAATATCTACTTCAAATAAAAATATAGTTGTCAATATCGAACCTAAATCCGAATCTTATATACTACGTCATACAAGAGATTATTACAGAGGTCGGTCATTTAGATTTGCCGGAGTTTGAACAGAAGGAGTTCATTATATTTCAGATGAATATGTAGTAGACTTTGTTGTAAAAGATAATACATTATTGGCTTGTATAAAAAGTCATATGTCTTCTGATGAAAATGAACCAACTGATTGAGTTGAAAGTGATGGTGAAAAATATGGTATTTTATCAGAATACTGGGAATTAGTTTTAGTTGGAAAACCAGGAGACGCTGGAGGAGTTTATCTTCCAAGTTATGATGAAGAGAATGACCGATTAGTTTGAACATTAGTTGATTCAAAAGATTTAGAAAGTCCCATTTATGTTGCATTAGGTTTAAATACTAAGATTAATAATGCAATTTCTCCAATTTTATCTGATTTATCAGATTTACAGATAATAACTACACAATTATCAGATAAGGTTTCTGATAACGAAGGTAATATTGGACAATTATGACTAACTGCTCAGGAATTTGGTGTTAGAATGGAAAACGCCGAAGGAGAAATTGGACAATTATCACTTACTGCACATGAGTTTAGTGTACAAATGTCTAATTTACAGGGCGATGTTGGAAGGTTATGACTTACTGCTGAAGAGTTTGGAGTGAGAATGTCAAATGCAGAAGGTGATATCTCTCAGCTTAGTCAAACTGCTGATGAAATACAAACTCGTGTTGAAAATGCTGAAGGGGATATATCTCAAATGCATCAACGTGCAGATGAAATATGAACGCAAGTTGAAAATAATACTGGTGATATATCTCGCATTTCACAACGAGCAGATCAAATTCAAACACAGGTTGAAAATAATGCAGGAGACATTTCTAAAATAACACAACGAGCTGATGAAATTAAATCTCAAGTTGAAAATGCTCAAGGTGATATCTCTAGAATTTCTCAAAAGGCAGATAGTATAGAATCTACTGTACAAGATGTTCAGGGAAACATTAGTCAGTTACAGCAAACAGCTACTGAAATTTCATCTAGAGTTGAAAATGCAGAAGGTGATATAAGTCAGATAAGGCAGACAGCTGATGAAATTTCTAGTAGAGTTGAAAACAATGCTGGAGATATTTCGGAACTTAAACAAACTGCTACAGAAATATCTAGTACAGTAGAATCAAATAAAATATTAGCTGATCAGGCTATTCAGGAAAACAGATCGTTGATTTCTCAAACCGCTGAAGAGATTAGATCTGAAGTAGAATCTAATATAACTAGGTTAGATGGATCTATTGAAGAAGCTAGATCGGAATTCCGTCAGACAGCTGATGAAATAAGTTCTACTGTAGAACGAAACAAAGCTGAAACGGATGGTGCAATTGAAGCAGCGAAGTCTGAAATAAGACAAACGGCCGATGAAATTTCTGCAACAGTCGAAAGAAATAAAATTGATGTTGATGGACAAATAGAAGCCGCTAGATCTGAAATAAGGCAGACTGCTGATGAAATCAGATCTGAAGTTTCTAGAGTTGAACAAGATTTAAATGGGAATATTGAGTCTGCAAAATCTGAATTTAAACAGACTGCAGATGAAATAGCAACAACAGTTGAACAAAACAAAATAGATTTAGATGGAGATATTGAAGAATTACGTTCTAATATATCACAAACCGCTGAATCTATTATTGCTACTGTAGAAGCAAATAAACAATCTACAGATGGCGCTATAGAAAATCTTAGTTCAGAAATTAGACAAACTGCTGAAGAGATTTCTTCTACTGTGCAAGCAAATAAAGCTGAGACAGATGGTGCTATAGAACAATTAAATAGTAAAATTACACAGACGGCTGAAGAAATATCATCAACCGTTGAATCAAATAAAAGGGATACTGATGGAAGGATTGAAGAACTAAATTCCACAATATCTCAAACCGCATCTGAAATTCGTTCTGAAGTCGCAGCTTCTATAGAGGACGTGAATGGACAAATTCAATCTACCAGATCTGAAATATCACAAACTGCCGAATCAATAACGTCTTTAGTTGAAACAAATAAGCAACTAACAGATGAAGAAATTGCAAATCTTGACAGTAAAATAACTCAGACTGCCGAAGAAATTCGTTCAGACGTATCTCGAGAAATAGAAGATGCTTCTGGAAATGTTTTAGAACAAGCAAGATCAGAAATATCACAGACTGCTGATCAAATAACTTCTATAGTTGAAAGTAATAAACGTGATACAGACGATAGTATTTCTGAATTAAGTTCTACTATACAACAGACAGCTGAATCTATTCGTTCTGAAGTTTCACAACAAATTACAGATGTAAACGGTAATATAGAATCTGCTAGATCTGAATTTCAACAGACAGCGAATGAACTATCATCTACAATAACTGCTAATAAAACAGAGGTAGATGGTTCTATTCAACAATTGGATTCTAAAATTACACAAACTGCTGATGGTATTCGTTCAGAAGTATCAGAACAGATTCAAAATGTAAATGGTGAAATTGAACAAACTCGGTCTGAGATTACTCAAAAAGCTAATGAAATTTCTTCTATTGTAGAAGCGAATAAATCTGAGGCTGATTCAGAAATTGAAAGTGTTCGATCACAGATAACACAAACAGCTGAAGATATTACATCAACAATTCAAGCAAATAAACAAGATGCTGATGGCAAAATATCTCAACTTGAAAGTGTTCAGACACAACAAGCTGATTTAATTTCTTCTAAAGTATCTCAAACTGACTATGATACCGATAACGCTGAAAGAGAAACAAGATTTTCCATAATTGAACAAACTGCAAGTAGTATTGAAAGTACTGTTCAGGCAAATAAAATTGATGCCGATGGAAAAATTATTGATCTTTCAACAAGAATAACTCAAACAGAAGGAAGTATAACATCTGTTGTAAATGAAATTACAGAAATAAATGGAGAACTTTTAGATCAGCAAAGTCAAATAAATCAATTGTCTGATGAAATTGATTTAAAAGTATCTAAGACAGAATATGATGCTAAAACAGGAAGTATCGATCAATCTATTTCTGATATTTTAATAGATACTGCTGGAATTCATGAATCAGTTGCAGCTCTATCTGGAGATTTAGATAATACTGCTGAAGCATTTAATAATTATGTAATAAACACTAACGGATTACTTGCCTCTCTGCAAAGTCAAGTCGATGGAGCTATTGAGACTTGATATTATAACGGAGCTCCTACTTTAAATAATCTTCCTGCATCAGAATGAACTACTGATGAAGATAAAAATACTCATATTGGAGATCTTTATTACGATAAAACTACTGAGTATGCATACCGATTCATGCTTAATGACGGTGTTTATTCTTGGGAACAAATTTCTGATTCCGATATTGCTACAGCTTTGCAAAATGCTTCTAGAGCACAAGCAACAGCTGATGGTAAAATGAAGGTCTTCGTTACCACTCCTACTCCTCCATATCAAGTCGGAGATTTATGGGTACAAGGTAGTACTGAGAATAAAGATGGAATGATATATAAATGTATCACCCCAAAGGCAGAAGGTCAAAGCTATTCTAGTTCAGACTGAGCAATTGCTTTTGATGCAGTAACTACAAAGGTTATTAAATCTAGTTTTGATATATTTGCAGATGCTATTCAAGGTAAGGTATGGCAAGAAGATCCAAATGGAATCATATCTGGAAATACTTATTCTTTAGTAAAACAAACTGTAGACAATATCAATCTTTCTGTTGCAAGTGTACGTAACGACCTTCTTGCTACTGGAATCGATATTTCTGGTGTACAATATGATGATCAAGGTCATGTAACTCAAGGTGGTACTGTAACAATTACAGGTGATAACTTCATATTACAAGGAAATCAGCCTAATTCAAATAGAGCTTTAACACTTGTTTATGATACAAATGGAGTTCCTAGAATTAGTGCATCTAATCTTGAAATAGAGGGTATTTTCTCAACAGCTCCAGGTAGTGTATGACTTACACAAAAGAACGATATTAAATCATATGCTGATGACGTAGCTCAAGATGCACAAACAGCAGCTGAACAAAATGCTCAAGGTTTTGCTGATACAGCTGAACAAAATGCAAAAGATGCTGCTCAAGGATATGCTGATGCTGCACAAGCTGCTGCTGAATCTACTGCACAAGGTTATGCAAATACTGCTGAAAGCAATGCAAAGAGTTATACGGATACACGTGAAACTATCATAAAAGCATATGCTGATAGCGTTAGTTCTAATTCTGTAACATCTGCTAAGAACTATTTTAACAATATTGTTTATGGAGAGGGTGGAAGTGCTAGTTCTCCTGCTACTGGTAGTATTTTAGATTTAATAAATGGATTGGATAATGATTACAATGCCATTTATAATCAAATAAATACTGGAGATAATAGTATTGTTTCTCAAATAAATTCGTTAACTGGACATCTTACAGATTTAGGCTATTTAACTGAAGCCTTATGAGATGGAGATACTGTTACAGCTGGAGGTTTAATTTTATCCTCGTTAATTCAATTAGGAAGTAAACATAGTGGTAATACTGATACTGAAATTGATGATACTATCGATGACAATACTTGAAGAGTTTGGAGTGGATTAAATGGAGTTTATGATTCAACTGCTGAAGGTGGTGGAATCGCAGCTTGATATGGTGGAGCAATGCTCGATAGATATTATTCTGGTAATACCGATGTAAATCGTGCAGCAAAATCATTATTCAGATTTGATGGTTCCGGTTATTTAGCTAGTAATAATCTTCGTTGAGATTCATCTGGTAATCTTACAGTTGACGGTTATGTTTTAACTAATGAAGTTCAGTTAAAAGACAATAATGGTAATATTACCGCTGGTATTAGTGGTGCATATGATAATAGTTCTACTCATTTTGGACACGGAATTGCAGCTTGATATGGTGGTCCAAAAGTGGATCATGAAAAAGATCCTACTGCTGCAAGTTATGCAAATTCTGTATTTAGAATGGATGGTTCCGGTTATCTTGCTGGAGGACAAATTAGTTGAGGTGATACAGGTTCACTAGTTATTCATGGAGCTACTTTACAGGGATCTGATCCAAATGATACTATTGGAACAAGTGAATTAGTTGAAAGAATTCTTGAAATCGGTTCATGATTCGTTAAAGAGCCTTATGATACAGTTGACGGACACCAGAGATATTACTTAAGACTTGTTTGTGGTGATACAACTAATATCGCCGGTCTTGCATCTGATGGATTTGTTTCCGCAGGTGGTCTTTCAACCACTGGTGGAGGTGGTAGTGAAGGTGTAGATCTTTTATCTGTCTGACAATCGTTAGCAAATGATAGTTCTATTACCGATTATGATAATACTACTAAAATAAATCCTGCCCACTTACCAATTGCTACGACTACTTCTTTAGGTGTTGTAAAAATAGGTTCTGGACTTAGTATAGATGCTACAGGAACATTAACCACTACTTCTGGTACAGTAACCTCTATTGGATTAATGATGCCAACAGGATTTACTGTAGGTGGTTCACCAATCACAAGTAACGGAACATTTAGAGTATCTTTTGCATCTGGATATAGTTTACCATCTACATCCGATCAGGCAAATTGAAATACAGCCTTTGGATGAGGAGACCATTCAACTCAGGGTTATTTGAAAACCATAACTGTTACAAGTAGTGATGCTACAATAGGAACATCTTTAACTACTATTGCAACTATTCATGGTACAGATATTAAAGCAAAAATCACTCATCAATCATTAGGGTTATGTGCTGGTGCAACAGGTGGTACTGCTAATTCTACAGTTGCTTCTAATCCATATATCTTATTAGTTGGTGGTGGAGCAAATAAAGGAAATGTTCAAATAAAAGGTTCTGGTAGTGTTACAACTAGTGCTGCTAGTGGTGTAATAACAATATCTGGAACCAATACTACATATAAACTTACAATAAACGGAACTACTAATGGAGATTCTACAAATGGAGTTAATCTTGGTTCTATATATGCTCCTACTAGTTCCGGAACAGCTAATCAAATTTTAATCGCTAATTCAAGTGGAATTCCTGTATGACATACACTTGTACAATCAGATCTATTTGGCAGTGCAACTATTGGAAGTGCGTCTTTACCTGTATATTACAATGGTACAAGTGGATTAAGTGTAATTACATCGTTAACTTTATCTGGGGATATTGAAACTAGCACTAATGTAAAAGCTAGTAGATTCTATTTAGATGACGATATATACTTTGTAAAGGATGAACATGGTGTTAAACTTGTAGGTGCTGGTTTCTATACAGATTCGTTTGTATCAGCTGGAGGTTATTCTCCTGGTGGTGGAACTTCTGGAATAGACTGAAATGCATTAACTTCTAGTGGAGATGAACAAATTCATAGTTCTCACTTAACTACAGCATTAGCATCTTATGTAAATGCACTTTCTAGTTCTACAACTGGTGATTTTGTAAAATCAATATCAAAGAATGGATCTACTTTAACAGTAACGTATGACAGTTTCCCTACTTCTGTTAAAAACCCTCATTTCTTAATAGTTGGAGAAAAGTCATACGATGGTAGTGCAGATGTTACTATTACAGCATCTGATTTAGGAATTTCTTCTTGAGCGCAACAATCCACTAAACCTTCATATAGTTTATCTGAAATATCTGGAACAACAGATCTTAGATTAATTGAAGCTTTAACTGGAGCCGGATTCTTAAAGAGAAATGCAGATAACACTTGAACGTTAGATAATAGTACATATTTAACTATATCTGATGCAGCAAGTACCTATCAACCATTAGATTCTGATTTAACTGCAATTGCAGCTATTTCTACTGGTAGCGGTTTATTGAAAAGAACCGTTTCTGGAAGTACTATTACTTGAACAATTGATACAAATACGTATCTTACTGGTAACCAAACAATAACACTTAGTGGAGATGTTTCAGGTTCTGGTACCACAAGTATTACTACTACTATTGGTGAGGGTAAGGTTACAAACGCTATGCTTGCTGGAAGTATTGCTAATAACAAATTAGCAAATTCAAGTATTACAATAAATGGATCTTCTGTTTCACTTGGAGGATTATTTAATACAGCATCTATTACTGCAGGTACTGCTGGTCAATCAACAGCTTCTACTGGATCTAATACAATTTCAATTCCTTATGTAACAGTAAATAAATATGGAATTGTTACAGCATATGGAACTCATACACATACAATCGATGATCTTCCAAATTCAGCATTAGAACATTCAAGTATAACTATTGGTTCGACTTCAATATCATTAGGTGGAAGTTCCACTACACTTACAGGGCTTACTAAAGTAATATCTACAACGTATTCTGCTGGTGGTAAGTTAGAGGATAATACTACAGAATCTACCATTACTTATGATGCTGCAAACCATGCTTGAAAGATTACTGGAAATATTTATGCTACTGGTTTTGTATCTGCTGGTGGATTATCTAATGGTTCTGGTACAGCTGGAATTGATTGGAACGCGTTATCATCGGAAGGTGATGATCAAATTCATAGTAGTCACTTAACTGATGCGTTAGCAGGATGTGTAAATACAGTTGTTACGAATGGTACTGGTAATTATGTAACATCTATTACCAAATCTGGAAAGACTATTACTGTTAATCTTTCTACATTACCTACAACTTCTTCGTGATCTAATATTACTGGAAAACCTACAACACTTGCTGGTTATGAGATTACTGATGGTGTAAATGAAGTGACAGTTACTGGTTCCGGAAATGCAGTTACTACTGCAAGCATTTCTGGACATACAATAACTCTTACAAAAGGTACTACATTTTTAACAACTCATCAAACTGTAAAGCTAGAAACAGGTACTAATAATGGCACTTTAAAACTTACAGTTGGATCTACTGTTACAGACAATATTGCTGTTAAAGGACTTGGTGCTGCAGCATATAAAGCTGTTGGATCTGTAGCATCTGGAAATACCGGATTAGTTACTGGTGGTGATGTTTATACAGCAATAAATGATGTTGTTACATCAGCTCTTAAATTTAGAGGCGTTACTACAAGTGAGTTATCTGATGGAGATACATCAAGTACCATTATAATTGATGGAGCATCTTATACAGCTAAATCTGGAGATTTAGTAATTTCTGGAGGTTTAGAGTTCTTATGGACAGGAACTAAATGGCAATTGCTTGGAGATGAAAGTAGTTATGTTCCAAAGAGTACGACAGTTAATGGACATGCTCTCACTGGAAACATTACGATTAGTAAATCCGATGTTGGTTTAGGAAATGTAACTAACCTTGCAGCTACTGGATATTTCACACTATTTGAAATGGATTCTACGGATACAACAAAGACATCCATTACAATAGGTGGAACAAATAAAAAGCTTGTAATAGGATATGCTACTAAAGCTTCACAGGATGCTAACGGAAATACAATTATCTCAAGTTATGGTGCTTCTTTAGGAGCTGCATCTAATGCTTTAACATTAAAGGCTAAGAATGGCACAACATTATCAACAATTACTGCTGCAAATATTGTAACAGTACTAGGTAATACTTCTGTTGGTAGAGCTACTGGAGATAAGAATGGTAATGATATTTATGCAACATATGTATCGAGTGTAGCAGTTGGAACAGGAGATAATGCTAAGAAATTAGGTATTACAAAGAATGGTTCTACTACGTATATTACAATACCTTTTGCTACATTATCAGATACTGTAACTACAACTGCTGATACAACTAATACATTATATCTTGTAGGTGTTACTTCTGCTGCAACAACTACTCTAAAGAGAAATACAGGTATTACCATGAAAAATGGAGCTTTAAATGTTACAAGCCTTACTGCTTCTACTAGTATTACTGCTCCAAAAATCTATTTAAACGCTAATACTTATTTTGAATTAGATAGTAATAATTACGTACATCTTGTACATCCTGAAGGAAAAGGTTTCTACGCAGACGGATTTGTCAGTGCAGGTGGACTTAGTACATCTGGTTCTGGAGGAGGCGGTGGAGGAGCTGTTTCATTTATTGATTATGCTACGATTAAAACACTTGCTTCCGATGAAGATTTTACAACTGCTTCTGCCTGGGCAACACACTTATTCTATCAAGATGTTTTTGGAAGTGGAAGTACAACAATTGCTTCTAGAATCACTGCTCTAGAAAATAGTAGTACAAATGTTACATATACTGCTAGTCAAACTTCTGGTACATTATTAGGTACTATTACAATAGATGGAAATGCTAATCGAATATATGCTCCAACAATACCATCATCTTTAAAAAATCCATATTCACTTAAATTTGGAACAAAGTCTTATGATGGTAGTTCGGAAAAAACAATAAAAGCTGAAGATCTTTCCGCATGTGTTATGGGAACAGTAGTTGGAACAGTAACAATAACAACTTAATAATATGGCACAAGTCACAAGAGATATTATACAATTAAAAAAGAGTGAAACTGGAGAAGTATTTTATCCGGAAACACATGCTGATGCGGTTATAGGGCTAGGCACTGCTGCTACAACAGATAGTAGTGCCTATGCTACTTCCACTCAAGGAAGCCATGCAGACGATGCTTATAATCTTGTCAAAGGTAATAAAACGGCGAATACTGTTCTTGCAGGGCCTTCATCTGGCTCTGCAGGAGCAGCATCGTTCCGTGCATTAACGGCAGCAGACATTCCTGCTTTAGCAACACTCTCGTTTAAAGATCCAAGTGGAAATACTGTTTCTTATAATGGTAAGAATGCCGTAGATTTAACTAATGGAATAAACTATTCCGAAAATGCAAAAAATTTAGTACCTTTGTACGAAAAAGAATATACTTACAAATGTACTGCAAATGATACAAATAATGGAAATATTTATTTCATGAACGTTACACCTACATCAAGTGATTGGGCAACTCCATGAGAAGTACATTATTTGTTAACAGTTGATGGATTAACGTCAGATAATGCTAATGCTAAATACTGTCATGGTGAATATGATATTTATATAGGTTGTTCTGGTTCAAATTACTATTATCATATATTTAACAAATTCTATAGTACATCTTATTATCCAGTTTATTATCATAAATTACTTTATCATAATACTGAAGCAAAGTACAATTCTTATCATACATCTAATCCTGCAAAAATTGGAGTAAGAATTCAGTCCGCTTATGGTCCAAATACTGTTGGAAGACATTATACAATCAAAGTTTATGAAACATTAAATTGTACTGTTAGCTTTCCAGAAGAAATTGAAACTTATGGAAATGTTTATAATACTACGTATTATAATACAGTAGATTTTAATGCTACATCGACAGGTCTTCAAGAAACAGGAGATGCTATTGATAATACAACAGTGCAGTTAGCATACTCAAAATTAAAAGCTGGAGCGGGAGGATTAAAAAGATATTCTCTTTGTATGCAAGATTCGGACGGTACTTGACAATCATTTACAGTTGGTACAGGTGGTGAAGGAACGTCTAAAGCAAGAAATGCAGATGCTCAGTTTAGATTATATTCTCCGATTTATTATCTTGCTATGTCTACAGATGTTGCTGCAGACGGATTTGTTGGAAATAGCATTGTTAGAACGCATCGTGATTTAGTTGATCTTCGGTATTCATTAAATATAAATACATCCGATAATGGATTAGCAAACAATTTATATGCAAATAAACCACTTTTTATAGTAGGAACTTTAAATTCTAATGGATATTTTGTATTAGATGAAGTATGATGAACTCAAACGGAACCTACTACAGAAGATGGTAAAATATATATTAAAGTTGTAGAAAGTGTATTTGATGAATGAAATGAAGACGCATCAAAAGCAACCCCTCCTAAAAACAGATATCGTGGCGATTTAATATCGGATGGAATTCCATATTATTATAAGAACGGAAAGTTTAGACCGTATATAATAGCCGATTCAGCAAATACAGTTCCTTGGACAGGGGTTACTGGAAGACCTAGTTTCTATGATTTAACAATTAAGAGTTCTGTTGATACAACCCTTCTTACATATAAACCTACAACAAGTGGTACATATTCATTAAAGTTAACCAAAGATCATGTAGGATTAAGTAATGTAGAAAATACAGCTTTGTCTACATGAACGGGAACAAATAAAATCACAACGGTAGGTACTATTGGAACAGGTACTTGAAATGCAGATACAATTTCTGTAGGAAAAGGAGGAACTGGAAAAACTTCATGAACAGCAAACGCTGTCTTATATGCAAGTGCTTCTAATGTATTAGCACAAGTTACTAATGTTACTGGAAATTCTCAAAAGAAGTTTTTAACTCAAACTACAAATGCTTCTGGAGTAGCACAAGCTCCTACTTGGGGAACTATGGCTTATACAGATTTACCAAACCTTTATATTGGTACTACAAAAGTTCAATCTACTTCACAAGCACAAGCTCTTTCTGGAATTACTACTATTTCTGCTACAGGATTAGCTACCTTATCTGGAGGTATTACTCTTGGAGGTACTTATAATAACGCTTCATCTAATCTTGTTTGAGATTCAACAAATAACGCATGGCATTTAATTGGTAATTTCTATGCTGATGGTTTCGTTAGTGCAGGTGGTTTGAGTAACGCAAGCGGTACTTCTGGTATTGATGAAGAAGGTGTATGAAATATACTTGATGCTACAAACGAAGTTATTGGCGTTAGTCATATTCCTAATATCACTACATCTAAAATTTCAGATCTTGAAAGTTGAATTGCGGGTAAAGGTTATGTTACATCTTCTGGTATTACATCTGTTGTAAAAGGTACTGCAACTTCTGGAGGTAATGTTTCAACAACTAATGGGGTAGTTACTATTCAATTCCCTACTGCTTATTCCCTACCTATTGCTAGTTCATCTACATTAGGTGGTATTAAGGTTGGATCAGGATTATCAATAAATTCAAGTACTGGTGTTTTAAGTGCAACTTATTCATATACATTACCTACTGCAAGTGCATCTACACTTGGTGGTATTAAAGTAGGTTCTGGACTTGCTATAACTGATGCAGGAGTTCTTTCAGCAACTTATTCCTATACATTACCACTTGCTGCAAATGGCACAAGAGGTGGTATTCAAATAGGATATTCAGAAAGTGGAACAAATTATGCCGTTAAACTTTCTTCTGAAAAAGCATATGTAACTGTACCTTGGACTGATACAAAAAATACTACTGGTTCAACAGACACATCTAGTAAGATATTCTTAATTGGAGCGACAACTCAAGCAGCGAATCCTCAAACATATTCAGATAATGAAGTTTATGTTACAAGTGGAGTTTTAACTACAAAGAGTGTACAAGTTGGAGGAACTGCTGCTACAATGCAATATAATGCAACAGATAAATGTATAGAATTTATATTTAGTTAATTATGGCGTTACAAGTGTGATTACCTTTAAATGGGGATTTAAAGAATAAAGGCTGTGCTGATGTTACTGTGACAAATAATGGAGCTGTAATAGATAATGATGGAAAAATAGGAAAATGTTATAATTTTGTAGAAAAATCGATGACCTTTCCAACTCCTTTAAATAAAACGTTATATAATTTTAGTGTTGCAGGTTGAGTTAATTTAAACCAGGGATACACCTTAAATTATGGTTTTCATATAATTTCTTTTAATCAGGCTTATGGTAGAATTTGTATAAGTAAAGATGGAGCTGCTGTTAGAGTTTTATTAAACAATGGAAATAATATAGCTGTTTCATCCGCTTCTCCAGATAGTTTTGTTACATATGGAGTTTGACATCATTATGTTGTAACTTTTAATAATGGAACTGTATGTATTTATATAGATGGAGAATTAAATGCGAAACGTGTAACGAATGTGAATTATATAACATATAGTGTAGATAATTTGACTATTGGAACATATGGTGGAGAAAAATGTAATGGAAAATTAAATGATTTTAGATTATATGATCATTGTTTATCTCCTAAAGAAGTAAAAGAAATTGCACAAGGATTGGTTTTGCACTATAAATTAGATGATCCTTATTTGGAAAATACAGATAATATAGATCCATGCCGTAATGATTTAAACACTAACAAAGCTGTTCCAACAAATCTTTCACGAAGTACTATAGATGGTACAACTGTAGAAATTGTAAATTTTGCAGGATACAAATGTTATAAGTTAACAATTGATAAAGATAATGTTTCTTCTTGATGAGGATGCTATATTTTAGTAAAACCTTTAAGTTTTGGAGCTTCTGTTGGAGACACGGTCACAAGATCATTAATGTTATATGTTCCATCTGGACAAACTTTGCCAAGATCTGGAAATTTTGAGGCGATTGAAGGTACATCAACTAATAAAAAATATCATCAATATGATTATAGTAAGCCAGATACGTGACAACGTATATGACACACTGGAACAATTGCTGATAATGCTGCACAAAATAATTATATACATTATTTTTGTTCTCTTAATGCAGGACAAAGTGCTCATCTAGTATGTTATTTTAGAGATTTTCAGATGGAAATAAAAGATCATCCAACACCATATACAAATTCTTCCAGAAATGAAACAAGTGTACACGATTCATCAGGATATGGAAATAATGGTGAAATTACAGGTGATTTGACTATATCGAATGATACACCAAGATATGACAATTGTATTCAAAACAATAGCTCTTACTTACTTGGGAGTGTATTTGATTTTCCAGAATCAAAAGGATTGACTATTACTGGATGGGTTTATGTAGAAACTAGAGGTTATCAAGTATCAGGACTATGAGCAACATCTACTAATTCTACAACTAATCCAAATGATTATAATCAAACAACTTGTAGTCATACAGATACATGTTTTAGAATGCGAGGGACAGATGGAAATCTGTATTCTATTACATGTAATACACAAGACGTTCCATTAAATACGTGAAAACATATTGCTTTAACACACGATGGAACAGATATAAAACTTTATATAGATGGAACATTTGTTCGTTCTATTTCTTGTCCTACGTCTCTAGTTGGATTTAAATCTTTTTGGCTAGGTAGAGCTAATTCTAATAGATATACACAAGGCAAATGATCAGATTTCCGTATTTATGCAACAGCCCTATCAGAAGAAGATGTAAAACAATTATATGAAGTTTCTGGAAAGATTGATAAATCTGGAAATTTGCATAGCTACGAATTTAATGAACTACATGTTGGAAGAGAATTGTTAGTTAGAAATATAACGAACGGTTACACTAGTATAACATCTACTTATACTAATTATTCAGAAGAGGGAATTGAATTTAACGGTCAAAGTTCTGCTGGAAGTGATTACATTGAAATAAATCCAAGTACGAATAAATATATATATGATTATACAATATCTGTATCAACAGGAAATCAATTTTATATAGGATTTGAGAGGTATGATGAAAATAAAACAGCGAGATCAAATCAAGCTTGCGTATATACATTTGCTAAAAAACCAACATCTGATATAGTTAAACAAAGATATACAGGTATTGTTAATTTAGCGACAGATGGTGTAAATCCTTGTAAATATATAAGATTGAGAATATTAAATGGATGGACTGGTACAGATTCTTCTTCTACAAAATTGGTAACGATTCATAATTTAAGTCTTAGAGAGGTTCCTACTTCTACTACCGATAAAACAAAATTATACAAAACTGGAATTTTTGAAAGTGATCTATTATTAGAAGGAAATACAAAAGTAGAAGTAGAGAAGAATCTTGATGCAAATGTAAATCAATTAATAGAAATGTAATATATGGCACAATTAAAAGATTCGATTGTATCTGGTAATTTAAGGGTTACAGATACAATTTTAGCAGATGTTGTACAAGTTGATACTATAAAGGCTCGTTCATCTTCTACTTCTACAACAATGAGCCCTGGAACAGCAGGACAGATGCTTTTGAGCAATGGTACAAATGCTTATTGAGCTACTTGAAATGGTTCTAGTGATATCACTACAGTAGGAACTATTACTTCTGGAACATGAAGTGCTACAGCTATTGATGAAACTAAAGGCGGTACTGGATTAACATCTTATACTAAAGGTGATATACTTTATGCTTCTGCAGCAAATACACTTGCTAAATTAGCAGCAAATACAGGAACTAAGAAGTATTTAACAATGACTTCTAGTGTTCCTTCTTGGGAAAGTATTGCTTTTGCGGATATACCTGCTTTATATATAGGTACTACTAAAGTTCAATCCAGTTCTGCTGCACAAGCTTTAACAGGCATTACTACTGGTGCATTTAGTAGTAACGTTAATGTTGGAGGAACTTTAACTGTTTCATCAGTAGTAAATATTACCGGTACAGCATCTTTTGCAGAAGGTATAAGATTACATAAATATGGAGGTATTGCGTCTATTTGATATGGTGCAACAAATGCAACAGGATATGATGCTGGAATGTGAGGTATCACTGTTGATTCAAATGGTATGCGATTTCGAGGTCCTGCATCCACAACTGCAACTTCTGCTAATGATTATGTAAATATTATACACGGAGGTAATGTAGGTATAAATAAAACAAATCCTGCATATAAATTAGAGGTAAATGGAACATTAGGAGTAACCAATCTTTCTACGTTTTCAGGAGGAATCACATTAGGAGGAACATATAATAATGCATCTTCTAATTTAGTATGAGATGATACTAATAAAGCATGACACCTTATAGGAAACTTTTATGCAGATGGTTTTGTTTCTGCAGGAGGATTGAGTAATAGTAGTGGTTCATCAGGAATAGATGAGGATGGTTTGTGAACAGCTTTAGCTGAACCAGATAGTACTAAAAAGATTGACGTTAGTCACTTATCTTATACTGCTGGAACAAATATTTCTATTTCTTCTGCAGGTGTAATTTCTGCAACAGATACTACTTATAATGTTGTAACTGCTTCTGTTAATGGATTAGCTCCGATGTATTCTACTGCAAATAGAGCAACAAGTTCATCATCTGATTCTTATTATTTCCTTGGATTTACAGGAACTACTTTAAAGTGGTATAGCTTACCTGCAAATGCATTTAATAATACGACTTATTCTGCTGGTTCTGCTAGTGATCTAACTACAGGTACTGCAACTACTGGTAGATTATGGACAGCTAAAGTTCTTGCTGATTATGTTAAATCTCAAATAAATAGTGCTATTTCTTCTGCTTTGTATTTTAGAGGAGAAAGCTCTACAGCTATTACTAATGGCGGTACAGAAACTGCGAAGATTAACGGCTCTGATTTAACTGCAAAAACTGGTGATTTGGTTATATATAGCGGAAAAGAATTTGCTTGAGATGGATCTAAATGGATTCAGTTGGGTGACGAAAGCTCATGAGCTGCTAAAACAACGACTATTACTGGTACAGGTTATTTGTCAGGTGGTGGTAGTCTTGAAAGTAATAGAACTCTTGATGTATCTTCAAGTAAAATTACTAATAACACATCTGCAACAGCTGTTACAGCTAGTACAAATCTAATCACAGCTAATACACTTTATTATCACAAAGGTAATAGTAATATTGTTACAGTTGGTACTATCACTTCTGGTACTTGGAACGGCACTGCAATAACTGCTGCTTATGGTGGTACTGGAATGTCAGGTTCAAATCCATTTACTGGTGCTTATAGAATTGTATACACTTCTAGTGCAACAGCAATGACAACCCTTGCTCCAAATACTACAGCAACTAAGAAGTTCTTGAGTATGACTGGAACAGGTTCTGCTGGTAAGGCTCCTACTTGGGAAACAGTTAGTAAATCTGATGTGGGACTTGGGAATGTAGAAAATACTGCATTATCAACTTGATCTGGAAGTAGTAATATTACTACTGTTGGTACTATTAGTTCAGGTACATGAAGTGGTACTAAGATTGGAGTTGATAAAGGCGGTACTGGAAAGACTACTTGAACTCAGTATGGAGTTGTATATGCTAGTGCTAGTACAACATTAGACCAAATTTCAAATAATACAACTACTACAAGAAAGTTCTTGAGAATGGTTGGTAATGGTACAAATGGTACTGCTCCTGTTTGAGATACTGTCACAAAGACAGATGTAGGACTTGAAAATGTTTCAAATAGTACTTATGCTGGAGGTACCGCTGTTACATTGAATGGTACAAGTAAGGCGTCAAGTACTGCCAGTTTCTATGCTCCAACAGAAGCTGGAACTAACAATTATATTCTTAAATCTAACGGCTCAGGTGCTCCCTCTTGAGTGGCACAATCTACATTATCTGTTGGAACTGCAAGTAAACTCGGTAGCTCCACTATTGGTTCGAGTGAAAGACCAATTTATCTTAATGCTGGAACTGCAACACAAGTATCTACTATAAATGGTAACATTATATCCGGGAAAATCTCTGATAGTGCATCGTCTTACTTGGTGTCCCATCCAGAAAGGTCAACGGTTGGAGTTCTCGTTCCATTCCTTAATAATGACATTGCTTTCTTGGTACAACAAGGGGGGCACGTCACTATTTATTCTACGACGGATACTGACCTTACAAAAGAGACACTAACGATAAAGCACTTGTGGGGGTCTGATAATACTTATGCTGCAATTTTTGATGGTTCGCCTTTGTATTACAACTTCGGTAATCCGACAGCTGAGGAAATGGCAGCAGATGGTATCATTATAGATATTACTTTGCCCCATATTTTCTCTTTTTCTAATAAGTTCTATATTGATTTCGGTTCTGGGTGGGGATTCAGTACGGTTGAAGTGCTTGTAAAATTGTCTGCTTATGAAACTGCATATGTAAGCAAGATTTCGAACACTTCTGATGCTAATCGCAATTTGTTTTATTCTCCCCTCTCTCATTCCGTAAACGACAACGGAACAACGCGTTACGGATTTGATATGATACGAATTCACCTTGTAGGTTCTCCCAACACTACATCCGGAAGAAGAATTGCTCAGATAGGTTTAGTGAATTATAGCTCGCAAGGTAATCGCTATGTATCAATGTCACGTGGTATTAATGATCGTGTATGAAGGACTATCTCTCCGTTCACAACGAATACCTATGCCCTTGGAGAGTCTTCGTATCGTTGATCTACAGTTTATGGAGTAAATGCTGACTTTAGTGGTACAGGAACAATATCTGGAAATACTACTATTGGCGGCACCCTTAGTGTCACAGGTACTACTACACTTTCTGGTGGTGCGTCTATAAAGGGAACAGGTAATGCCATTACTAACATAAATGGTGCAACTGCAAACGTTGATTACGCACATATCTTTATAACCGGTGGCACCAATAACACACGCCCTCTTGTTCTTCAAAATGGATATGGCAATGTAGGTATTGGTGTCACACAACCATCTTATAAACTTGCAGTAGGTGGTACATTCAATGTGACAGGTGCTACAACCCTTTCTTCAACCCTTTCTGTTACAGGTCTTTCTACATTAGCAGGAGGTGCAAAACTTACTACTACTAAAAAGATTTGATTTGGAGATACCTATTATCTTGAATTAGATGCCAATGGACTTCATACCAATGCTGGATTCTATTCCGATTCATTTGTTAGTGCGGGAGGACTTTCTAATAGTGGTGGAACTAGTGGAGTAGATCTTACAGCCGTTTGAGGTAATCTTACTACAAACGCAGGTGAAGGTCTAGATAAGAAAATTCATACCTCTCACTTACCTACTATTACAATTACTGGTACAAATATCTCTGGTACTGGAACTTATTCTGGTACCGGTGGAACTTCTTCTACATTAACATTAAATCTTACAGCAGTAGATACTAAATATTCTGCTGGAGGTGGAATTTCAATATCTGGTACAACTATTACGAACTCCGGTGTACGTAGTACAACAATTAACGGTGATTATCTTAGAGTTAATACCAATGGAACAAATGCTGACTTAACGATACCATATGCTACTAGATCAAATGTTGTAACTGGTTCCTACACCCTAAACGGCGGACAGCAGAATCCAAACTACTTCGGAACTAATAAAGTAGGGTTCCTGATGATGAACACCACGGTCAATGGTAATTCACAGTATAAGGATTGGATTATCATGGACTGCTATAACGCAAACGACGTTGGGGGCGGTGTTGCTTTCGGTGTGAATCGTCAATCACTTGGAGCATATATCATGCGTAGTGCTTCTGCAAGAACATCCTGAGCAGAAAGTGCAGAATTATATGGAACACACAATTTAACAAAATCCGTTATTACCGGATTAATTGGAACAACTACTTATGCTCCATATAATTCAAATGGATATGTTCCATTAAATGGTGGTACTATGATAGGCACACTCACCATGCTTGCAAATCAATATGCAGATTCTTATAGTGGTGCATTGAACTTATCAAATTCTAATATATATGGAGTTAATTCTATATATACAGCAGATCTTGCCGATAATTCCGCAGAAGGTATTCATTTCTTCCGTACTACTACAACTGTTGATACTTTATGAGCAAAGAATGGAGTTTTATATTTTACTCCAAATCGTACTCTTGGATCAACGGCTACAGATAATACAGTCCTTCATTCTGGAAATTATACTTCTTATGTTAATACGACCAACTTCCCTGGATTGAATAAAACTGGTACTGTAACATCTGTAAAAGTTGGTACTACTTCATATTCTCCATCAAGCGGAGTTGTAAGTTTACCTGCGTATCCGACAACATTACCTGCAAGTGATGTATCAGCTTGAGCAAAGAAATCTTCTCTTGCTGCATCTGATGTTCCAAATCTTTCATGAACTAAGATTACTTCTGATAAACCAACGACTTTAAGTGGATATGGTATTACTGATTGGATAGTAAAAAAAGTGGATGGGGACTCTCCTGACACATTCACGACGGCTGGTATTTATCGCGTTTCCAATCAAAGCGGAACTACGGATTTCAATTATGGCCAAGTGCTTGTGATTCGAGGGACATCTTCTTCAGACACCATCACGCAGATTGCTTTCCCGTATAACTCTAATAACATTTATTTCCGCAAGGGGACAACATCTAATTTCACGTCTGATGCGTGGAAGACAATATACAATTCATCTAATCTCACGAAATCTATCATTACTAACCTTATTGGTTCTACGACCTATGCTCCCTATAACGCCAGTGGGTATCTTCCACTAAATGGAGGTACATTGACTGGCAAGTTAACCATGTCAGCTCGTATTGACATGGATAACGAAGTCATTGAGATGGGAAGTGGAATGTTGGGCGCGTACACCGCTTCTGCTCCGACCACACTCTATTGGTATAATGGGTCAGGTTGGCAAACGGTATTACATTCCGGTAACTATTCCTCATATGCTCTTCCGTTGACCGGTGGAACCCTAAAATCTTCAGAAAGAGCAATCTTGTATTTGAATGAAGAGACATCCAGCACCGGCGTCGTTGGCCCATACATTGGATTCCAAGTAAATGGGACATCGACCGCGGGTGTTGGTAGCAATTCGTCCGTTGGTGCATATTTGGAAAACGATAATGCAGACGGGCATCCGTATGTAAATCTTGACAATAATGGAGTATTCAAGTATAAGAACACCTATACCTTTTGGCACTCCGGTAACTCCAATCTCTCTACCGTCCCTTGGGCCTGCTCTACGCTGACGGCAAGCGGGAACATACAAGCAAATGCGGGTGTAACGATTGCCAATAACCAGTCATACGGAGGACTTGATACTGATGGCACAAGAAGAACGTTATTAAGTATAGACACTTCTAATGCGGCATTTCTCGCGTGGGGCAATGCCGGGGCCGGACACAATACATACGTTAGTGGGAACAATATCGCATTCACTTATGGGACATCACATACGACAGGAATGTACCTTAACTCTTCCGGCAACGTGGGCATCGGTACAACTACGCCCAGCGCCAAGTTAGATGTTAATGGTTCTATTGGCTGCACTACGCTAACTTCAACAACTGCAATAACAAGTTGTATTGAGTTCAGTAATGTAGCATCGTCCGCTGGAAATGGTGGTTATATTGACTTCCACTTCAATAACTCAACGGCGGACTATACGTCTCGAATCATTGAAAACGCAAGTGGACAATTAAGGGTATACGGATCTGTTTTCAGATCAGATTATTGGATTCTCAGCAATGATACATCAAATCCGTACCTGCAACTCATCCAAGGATCTAAGACTTGGTACATTCAGGGATACAATGGATATCTTTACCTTGGTTCCACTTCCGCCAACTCGGTGAGAATAGACTCGAGTGGAAATTTCCAAACTCCTGGTGCAGTTACTGGTGGTGCTGCGTCTGATATTAGATTAAAAACTAATATTCAATCTCTATCTATAGAAGATGCTAAAAAAATTGTTCTTAATCTAAATCCTGTAACGTTTACTTGAAAGAAAGAAGCAACAAAGCTCTATGATCAATACAACGGTGATGACATAGGTATGATTGCTCAAGAAGTTGAACAATACTTACCACAAGCAATCGGTGTTATATTTAATAAGTATAAACGACTTGATTATACAAAATTAATTTCACCTATTGTATCTGTTGTACAAGATCATGAAAAACGAATTAAGGAATTAGAACAACAAGTAAAAGATCTTTTAGAAGAAAACTTAAAGTTAAAAACAAAATAATGTTGAAGTGTCCTCTTTTGAGGACACTTTGATATTATTAATTTAAAAATATAATTATGTCTTGAAATGGTTATTTAATGAGTAAACCAATTTCCCTTGGTGATGTTAGTCAAGCTGTAAGTAATTCTTCATTAGATTTGGGAACACTTATTGCAAACGGAACGATCCAAAAATGAGCACTTCATAAACCAGTACGTCTTTTAAGTGGATATGATACTTCAGATGAATTATATACAAGTGATGCAGCTTGAATAACACATATGCAGCAACATGTTAGTAGTTCCGATGGTAGTGTTCTTGCACCGTATGGACTAAAGGTTACAACTTCTACAAATTTATATAAAATTAGTGGAGAAACTGCTGATGCAGCAGTAGATTGAGTATATCAGCAACCGCCATTAAATGGAACATTTTGAAGAAGACTACTAGATTATGATGGATATACTTCTACACCAAATGTACCAATGTATAGACCAACTGAGTTTACATTCTATGGTTATCAAGGTGCAACTAATACTTTAACCATTCAAACTAATGATGGAGAAGCTGGAAGTACTAGTATCGAAGTTTCTAAATTAACACAGTTAAATAATTATCTGTTAGCTGTAATTGTTAAAGTTAGTTCATCTTTAGCTTATGTTGCAATAATGGATACAAGTATTCCAAATTCTGTTGTTAATGGAGAGATTTCTTTTACATTACCTACGAATTTAACAATTAGTTCTGGTACGTATGACGGATATATTGTTGGAGTAAATAGTAGTAATAATTTTACAACAAATACTTGATTTTCTCAAAATGTCAGTTCATTGTCTAATTGATATGAAATGATTCCATTACCTTTTCCTAAAAAATCTGATTGTAAGTTTACATTTAAATATGCTACAACTTCACCTTCCAATACTGTTACTCTTACTTATGGTATGTATTTAGCTCAAGATTATACAATAAAAAGAATTGTTTTTGAAGGTACTAAACCAGGAAGTGTTGTTAATAATTATAAAATATCTATAGCAAATGTTGTAATTAGAGACGATAATGATATTGTCAAGGGCACTATATCTAATGATGTGTTTGTTTTAAGTGATTGGACTACTTCAGGAGGAGTATCTTCACAAAGTGTTGAAAAGAATGTAGCGAGCTATAATATTAAAGCTGGAGATTATCCCAATATTGATGACAGTTCTCTTCAAATTACACAAGCTGGAGCAACATATACACTTAATATATATGGACCATCATTTATAACGATAGAGTAAATTAATATAAAATTAAATTAATATGAGTTGAAATTCTGAAACTAAAACATTAACCGCTCCAATGAGCACAGGAGATATATCGTATGCTTTAAGTAATTCGTCATTAGATCTTGGTAGTCTTATACAAAGGGGAACAATTAATAAATGGGCTAAATTTAAGCCTGTTAAATCGTCTTTAGTTAATATTGATAAACAAACTTTAGTAACAACTTATGCTTCCGGAATGTCTTGTGTAACAGGATCAACACAAAGTCAATTTGTAAATAATGTTGTTTCTGCAATGTCTAATCCAGATTATCAATGAAAAGGGGAGTTAGATATGATTAAATACACTAGACCTGATATTACTTCTGGAGATATGGCTAGAGCTCTTGATTTGGATGGATATATAGCTAATAGTGAATTGGATATGTCATTCCCACAATCAGCAGGATATAGTGTTGGACGAACATGGAGTGATGGAAAAATTATGCTTATTGATAAGACTGAAAACCTTAATAATAAGACTTTATCAGACGATACTAGTCAAAAAACATATTATAGAAATAATATGTTAGGTGCAAACGTTGTTTCTAGACCATTGTTACATATATACGATATAATGTACTATGGTGGAGGCTATGGGTCTGATTCAGGAGCAGGATTGCATCCTAATAGAGGTGTTATTTTCTTTACAGAAGATGGCGAACAATATGTTTTTGTTGGAACGGTTCCATTTAAAGATAATGGTACCTTTAGAGGTGCCATTAGTTCTCCTACTGGTAAAACATCGACAGTTTGTGAATTCTATTGTACACCAGGAAGTAAATATGTAGCAATTCCTGGAATGACATATGATGTAACTGGATATTCTCGATTTAGTTTTGAAGGTACATTTGTTGATTCAAATGATGGTTATGTCTATATTACCTTTAATCACGATGCTTTATGAGAAGTATTCGGAGAGTTACATATATGTTTAAAAATTAGTTCAGATGGAACAACATGAGATAGGGTTCAAACAACTGATAAAACTATTGTATATAATCATGAACTGACGTCTGATTATAGTGATAGATATGATTACTATTTCCATGATGATATAGGAAAATACGTCTGTGTAGAAATTTATGGTAACGATGATACTTCTGTTGGAAGTGTAAATGATGAAATTTACTATACTACGGAAGATGATCCCGTTCAAATACAATAAAATATTTTTGGTTTTATAAATATTTTTTATTATCTTTGTGTTCAAAATAAATGGTAATATGAAAATTTTGGATATAGTGATAATGTTTAATTCAGGGTTCCCAAATATTACTTGTGATACTTTACCGGCTTCTAGTAGATACAAAGTCTTAAAATTTAAAAGCATTTTAAGTAAAGCCTTTGAAACAATACAATCTCTTGAAAGAAGTCTACTGGAAGCCAGTAATATCCAAGATATGCAAGAAATGGAATCCGAAATAAAAAAATTAGAAGAAAATAAATCTCGAACAAGTGAAGAAGACGAAAAATATCAAAGTCTTATAAGTAAGAGGAAACAGTATTTAGATGTACGTACAGAAATGTTACAAGATAACATCACATTAAATGATATTGGAACAATTTCTTATGAAGATTGATACTTATTAAGAAAAGAAAATCGTCCTAAAGATGATTCTGAGATTATAACAAATTATATTGAAGATGCTCTTAAAGGAGTTTTGTGGGTGGAACCCGATGAATAAAAGTAATTAACTATGACAATTGTTACTAATTATGTTGCAACTGGCCATACTGGTAGTTATTCTACAACTTCTGGTGATTATACAGTTGCTGGAACTTTAACAACCAATTCTGATGATAAACTTGTTACATTTAAAGGCAATGTAACTAACACTTCTGATTCTACAAATGTTGGTTCTTTTAGTTTATATTTTACAAAAGATACTGAATCTATTCAGGATGCATTAATGGCTGCAATTAAAGCTGTTCGTACATCTATCGCTTCAGATTTAGATACAATTTAGATTTATTATTAAATTAATGTTAATGTAGTATGAAAAATTTAGACATTTTAATCATGATCAATTCTGGTGTTAATAACATCACTAATTACGATCTTTCTGCAGCAAATGCTTACAAAGTAATGAAGTTTAGAAATATTCTTGTTAAGAAGTACGAGGAAATTCAGGAAAAGGAACGCCAGATTCTAAATGATGCTGGTATTGATGATCCTCAGGCATTTGATGATCGTTATAAGACTCTCAATGAAACAGAAAATCGTACCGATGAACAGAATGCAGAACTCGCAGACCTTAATTCAAAATACAACGCTTGAATTAAAGCCAGAACAGACATGTTAAATACAGACGTTGAACTTGAGGGTGTAAAGACTATTTCATTTGAAGATTGGCACGCTCTTAGAAAAGAAAATAGGCCTAAGGATGAAAAAGCTGCTGACCCTCTAAATAACTATGTAGAGTCTATTCTTGAAAATGTTTTATGGAAAGCACCTGAAGAATAATTTAAATAATATATAAACGCCCGTTAGAAAATGGGCATTTAATTGCACTGGAGATAAAACCATTCAAAATATAAATGGAACTAAAGAGGGTGTTGGTTCATTTGATGCATATAATATGGGTTCAGAACTTAATTATAATTTGCATCCTACATCATTGGATAAAGTTTCAGAGCTTGCAACTGTTGTAAGTGGCGCTGTTGAAGCTATAAAATCAGAACTTTCTGAATAATTTGAAAAGCCTTCCGCAAATCGCGGAGGGCTTTTTTGTTTTATATCATTAGTATTGTTTTACTAATTCCTATTTTTTATAACTAATTGAAAATCAATAAATTAACTAATTAAAAATTTTCTTTTAGCGTTGTTAGGCCTGCCATTAAATCGGTTGTATCTTTGCACTGTTGATCAACAAAAGGTAGATTTTTAAATAAACTTTTAAATTTTAAATAAAATGGCAGAAGAAAAAACTTACGTATTTGGAAATGATGGTAATTCTCTTCCTTTAGCTTATGCTCTCAACAATGGTAATGGTAATGGTTGAGGCCTTGGTGGCTGGGGTGGTGCATTGATTGGATTTTTACTTGGTGCTGGTCTCAACGGTGGTTGGGGCGGCTTCGGTGGATTTGGAGGAAACGGTTATGGCGTTGGCAACATGCTTAATAACGATAATAATACCGATGTAATCCTTCAGGCAATTAATGGTACTGATGCTGATGTTCGTCAGCTAGCTACTACTTTTAATTCTGATTTTAACACGATGTCATCTGCAGTTAATGATGCACGTATGGCTATTGCAAATGTTGCTGCTCAGACTGGTATGACTGGTCTTCAGGTTCAAAATGCAATTCTTTCCGGCGACGCTTCTATAGTTGCAAAACTTCAGGAGTGTTGCTGCGAGAATCGCCTCTTAACCACACAGCAAGGTTACGAATCCAGAATCCAAACTATTGAACAGACCAATCAACTTGGTTCACAAGCTGATAGAAACACTGGTTCTATTATCAACGCAATTAATGCACAAACTATTGCTATGAACGATCAGTTCTGTGCACTTAAAGAGCGTGAACTTCAAAACAAGATTGATACTCTTACTGCACAGAATAACAACCTTAAAGGACAGATTGATAATGCTAATCAAACAGCAGCTGTTGCCGCAATGCTTGCTCCAATTCAGAAAGAAGTTTCTGAAATTAAAGCTGCACAACCTGCAACCGTTTCTGTTCAGTACCCTCAACTTACCGCCGTTCCTGCATATTCTTTATATGGTAACGGTTTCTATGGTGGATATCCTTATTATGGAACAGGCTCTATCTGGGCTTAATCAGCTTAGGAGGGGCTTGTACTATGGCAACGAGTTTTATATTTAATAGAGTGAATCTTAATGGAATTCCTTGTATTGAAGTAGCAAGTATAACAGAATCTACTACAGCTGCTGTTTATAACTTTAATGCTTCACCTGCAGTTACTCCAAGATTTTCTGGTTTAATTGCTGTCAGAGTTGATGAAACCCCAACTACTACAACACTTCCGGTTAGTTTTAATGTACCAAGCATTGCTGGTACTACAATCGCTTTAACTACTTTCGGTGGTGCTGCAGTGACTGGAGCTGATCTAGAAGAAGGAATTCATTTAGTATTTTATGATAGATTCAATGGAGTTTTACAATTATTAGTTTAATTTATGTTTCAATCAGTAAGACCAAATAGTCCAATATATGTTCTCCATAAAGGAGATAATGCAAGATTGGAAACCGGTTATGTAATTAATCAGCCAATTCCAAAACCAAAGTATCAAATACCTCATAACTTTGGACAACCTCAAGAAATGATCGTTGATTTAGTTGTGAAATTAAATGATACAACTGTTAATTACAATTCTTTACCCGCACAAGCAGATATTTCTGATTCTTATAGTAATGGTGAAAATATTGTAATTTCTGATAGTAGAGAAGCTATGAACGCTGAAATAGTTAGCGCCAAGCAAAAAAGTATAGAAATAATAAATAGTATTGGTTATCATAAAGCACTAATTGAGCAATATGATAAGTTGCTATCAGACTTTAATCCAGAAGTTGCAGAGAAGCAAGCTCAACAGCAAGAAATAGCATCTTTACGTGCACAAATGAATGAGATGACTAAAAATATGGCCTTACTGGTTGAGCAATTAAAAGGACAAAAGCATGAATAGAATGTGGGAAATTAGGGAAGGCTACGATCACGATTATAGAATGGGTCGTAAAGAGAAGTCTGTAGAGGAAGCATATGAATGCGGTTATGAAGATGGCTTCGAAGCTGCAATGGAAGAGTTAGGAGAACGCGGTTCAATGCGTTCTTATAGAATGAGAGATAGTAGGGGTAGATATCGTTAGAAATGAGATTGGATGCAAGAGATAAGTTTCCTTCTGGAATGGAGGATTATCTAAGTGTTTACGGTTGACACTTCTCAAAGAAAATGTGCGATTGGGCAACATCCAGAATGTATAAAAAGGATGCAAATGGAAAGAAAAATTTTATCATCCCTGTCTCAAAAGAAAGTGTTGATGAAATTTTAAAAAGATATAGTATTCGACTTGAAAACAAAATTGGATATGATTATGTCTTTGCAGCAAATATGTGTATGGCTGATTATATGGGATCTTCAATTGAAGATGAACGTCATATGGCATTATTTGTTAAAGATTATGTCGACGATCAAGATGGCTATTCTGAACTTCCATTTACTAGATTTTATGCAGATTGTATTGGATCGGGAATTCCAATTGTTTGAGAAGATATGATATAATGATTAAACAGAATTTCTACCTTGAAGATTGAGATTGATATGTCACAATATATTATGCTGTTGATACTTATTATATGGATGATATATTGGGAGAATTAGAAGAAATCGGATGTACAGAAAAGAAGTTAGATGAAATCGCTGAGAGTTTGTTAAAGCAACGATATAACACAGGATTGACATATTCTAATCTAAAAGGTAGATGTTCTGTTATTGTTATTGGTTTAACTTCATCTCCTGCAGAATTTCAAAATACATTTGATCACGAAAAAGGTCATTTAGCAATGCATATTTGTGAACGAGATGGAATTGATCCATTTTCTGAAGAATATCAGTATCTTACTGGAGAAATTGGTAGAGCAATGTTTCCAGTTGCTAAAAACTTTTTATGTGTTCATTGCAGAGTAAAATTAAAAGGTGGGAAATAAAAATTTCTCACCTTTTTTTGTTTTTATAAAAAATTTTTATTATATTTGCGGCAAAAGTTAAAAGTTGATAAATATGGCACAAATTATAAAAATAAAACAAAAAAGTCCAGAAATCCCTAAAAAGAAGCGTTTTACAGAGCTTCCAAGAAGGGAATCACCAGTGAAGCCTTTGAAAATTTCAAGGGCCGCTGAAGAAGAAAATAAAAGACCGAGGGCTGGAAAAGTACAAATGGCCCCCAATTTACAAGGAAAGCCGAAAATAATCGAAGATGGAAGGAAAATTAAATAGGAAACTTATCTTATTTATTGTTAAGTATGGAACATGAATGATTGGATTGGCATATTTATTGCAAATTATGTTAACTTGTTTTGGAATCCAATCCTTTATTCTAACAGATTTGTTTGGATTAGCAATTATACCAACAATCGCTTTACTTGCATTTTCATTCTTTTTAGGATTTTGTTACTGACATAGGCTTCCAATTTATTATGCCTTGTCTGCTAATATCATTAATATCATAGACTTTTATATCGGAATTCCAGTTATAGGTAAACAAATGTTAATTATTTATCTCTTACTTGCCGGACTATTTATAATAATTGGATGTTTAATTAAAAATGAAGAACATGCTAAAGAAAGAGACTCTAAAAAGAACTCTACTTAATATGGTAGATGCTATTGATAATGGAAATACAGATTATACTGAAGATGAATTAGAAGAGATCTTGGATACAATAAATCGAGTAACTAATACAAAGAACAAATTGAGCAAGTATCAAGCCTGTTCTTATTTGAATATTAGTAGGGCTACTTTTGATAATTGAGTTAGAGCTGGCAAAATTCCAGAAGGTAAGAAAGAAGCTGGATTTAAAGAAAAATTCTGAGAATTAGATACACTTAAAAATATAAAGAATGAACGATAAAAAGTTATTATATGCTATTATATCAGGAGTATTACTTATATTACTGATAATAGGTAATTTTAGATATAATAGACTATCAAAGCAAATAAATCAAATAAAAATAGAAAATATAGAACATGTTGATTCTCTAAAATATATAAACAAAGAATTAGAGAAACAAATATCAACATATAAAGTAGAGATTTCTGATTTAGAGAATACTATTGATTCATTACAAAAAGTTAAGAATAAGATTCTTGTTAAAAAAGACGGAGTAGTTGTTTCAAAATCTGTTTCAGAAGGGATTGTTCGATTACAAAATAATTTATCAAAATGAAGCGATTAATTAGTATTCTTTTATTACTTTTATCATTTACTTGTTTTGCACAACTTCCGAAAGATATTAAATGTGTAGAAGTAGCTTCGCAAGTAGCAGATACAATGGTTTTAATAAATAAACCTGATTTAGATAAAATTAATACTGCGTTTTATAGATTGGAATCATTAGATTCTTTACAAGTAATTAATGAGAAACTTATTTCCAATTTAGAAAGTCAAAATCAAGGATTAAATGATATTATAGATTCTCAACAAAAGATAATTGAGAATCAAACATTACAAATAAAAAATACAAAAGATGAAAGTAAAGATGTAATCTCCGATTTGGAGAAACAAGTAAAGAGTGTGAATAGAAAAAGAACATTTTGAGAATTTACAACAGGTTTAGGTGTATTGGGAATAATTTTTCTCGCAATATTCTAAAATAAATTTGGAATTTAAAAAAATTCTTTTTATATTTGCGGAGTTTTAATAGGAAATAATAAGTATTATGGATTTAAATGAAAGCACATTAAATTCCTTATTATCCGATGACGATGTTCAGGTAGATGAGGAAGTAGTTGAGGATGAAGTTATAGAAGACGATCCTCTAGGATTATCTGATCTTTATAATCACGGTTCTAACGATGATAATAAGGAAGATGATCAAGAAGAAAAAACTGAAGACAATAATGGATCAGAAGGAACGTCTGATCTCATTACAACATATTTAAAAGAGTACGGTATAGCCGATCCTTCAAAACTTCAGTTTGAAGACGAAGATGGTAAGATTGTTGAAAAGGATTTCAATACGCTTACTGATGAAGAAAAGCTAACTGTTCTCAAAGAACTTGCTGATCCTGGTTATACGGATTACGAAAAACAAGTTGTTGATTATTTGAGAAAGAATAATGCAACACTTGATGATGTAATTGAATATTACCAGAAGAAAGCTATTGAAGATTATTTAAACGAAAATCCTGATCAAGTACGTCATCGTAGTTATTCTATTGACGAATATTCCGATGATGAACTTTATTTAGCTGATTTAAAAAATAAATATCCAGATTTTACAGACGATGAGCTAAATTCAAAACTTGAATCTGCTAAATTAAACGAAGATCTTTTCGGAAAAGAAGTTAATGCAATTAGAGCTTCTTTAAAGCAGCAAGAAGAAGATGAAATAAAACATCAAGAAGAAGTTGAAGCTCAAAGTTATCAAGAACTTCAGAATAATTTACAGGCAGCTATGGCAGATTTCACAGAAATCTTGCTAGATCCAGACGATAAGAGTCAGGATGCAATGGCACTGCAAATTGAAGACGCAGACAGAAATGTAATGTTAAGATATTTACTCGAAAGAGATAAAGATGGAAAGAGTCAATTAGTAAAAGACTTAGAGGATCCAAAAGCTCTTATTGAACTTGCTTATTATAGAACTCGTGAGCGTGATAATCTGACTGGACTTACTCGTTACTGGAAGAATATTTTAGCTACTGAACGTAAAGAAAAAGCAAGTTTACAAAAAGAATTGGATAAATATAAAAATAAAGAAAACAATTCGTCTGTGGTAACTCAACCTAAATCTCGCAATCAGAAACCTTCAACGAAGGCTAAAACAGTATTCGATATTTACGGTTAGTTATCTGTTTTTAAATAATAATTAATTAATAAGTTAAAGTATGAGAATATCAGGTTTTACTACTATTAGACCTAATCAAGCAGATACGAGAACTTATGAGGATTAACAATAGAAGTCCCAGGTTAGAGTAATCTAACTTTGCAAATCCCTTTAATTGCTGGAAACTCCTAACTTTATCATACTTTTGTAGGACAATCAGCAGCCAAGACTTAATTTTATTAAGTAAGGTTCAAAGACTATCTCGAAAGAGAGTAGGAAGAAATTCCGAAACGGGGGACACCCCACTGGGGTGATGATATAGTCTGAACTTCATAGTAATATGAAGATAACAACATGTTCATGAAGTTCCTTTCTGTTAAACCCGCAAGATTGGGTCTAGTTTCAACAATGTACGATCAGTACACTATTACGCATCTTACTGAAGCACTTCAGAATATCTATACTAAAGGTAAGGCTAAGAACGGCTTTAAAGATGTTGATTCTTTCGTTGTAGAGTGGAATATTGCTGTTAACCGTATTAAGAGAGTTCCTATCCTCCGTGTTGAGGGTGATGGTTGCAACGGTGCAGATATCCTTTTCTACTTCCCTGAGAATTACTATCAGAAGTACGACACCTTTATCATCGAGAAGACTCGTGACCTTATCATTGTTATGAATCGTCCTCAACGTCTTCGTGACAATGAATTCTTAGTGATTGGTAAGATTAACGATTCGGATTATACTTCCGCAATCGATCCTACTGCTCTAGCAGGTGAGATGACTCGCTTTGTAACCAACTATATGCCTGAGCTTCATGAGGAGGGTAAACTTCTAGAAGTTTTACTTTGTATTGCTCTCCTCCGCTTATTTTAAATAAGTGAAAAATTAAATAAACCCCTTTAATTGCTGGAAATCTCAATGAGACAATCAGCAGCGAAGTCAATAAATTGGAACGTTCAACGACTATCGAAAACATAGCACAAAAGAAATATTTGTGTAAAGAAGTGAGTAGAGTAGGATATTTCCGAAATGGGGGGCAATCTAATAAGGTTAATACAAATTAGATTGAAGATATAGTCTGAACAATATGGTAACATATTGATAACACAATTGTATACAAAGTATCAGTCAAATACTGAAAAACATCGCACATTCATCGCTACCCATCGTAATGACATTGATCTTTCTGCAATGTACAAACCTCTTGAGGATGTATTCATTCAGATTGGTGAAGGTAAGGATGGTGGAAAGGATGACCCTGTGTTTACATTAAAGAAAGCTGAAGAGCAAGTTATCGAGAATTATCTTGAGGCTCGTGATATGGCTCTTGTATGGGGTAAATCTAACGTTGATGTTAATGGCAAACCTAAGATTTATGAGAGTGAGACTGGACGTCCTATCATCTCCTCTGATGGTCTTATTGCTCAACTTGAGCGCTTTGCTACCAAATTTGTCTTCTCTAAGCTTACTGTAGCTTACTTCCAGAAGGCTCTTGCAACTCTTGTTGCAAAATCAATTAAACCTACGGGTAACACCTATCTCTTTATGGTTAACACTCGTCTATGGAATGAAATCAACACTGTTCTTGATCGCTGGTTAATTGAGCACAAGACTGATGGTGCTGTTCTTTATTCTAAAGCTGCAAATGGTTATGTTGAGCTTGGTGCAACTTATCATTCTTATGAGTTTGCAGGAAATAAGGTTATGTTTAAGGTTGAAAGAACCTTTGACGTAGAATTCCCTACTCGTAACTATGGTATCATGGTTGACCTTACTGAGGATGGTATTTCTAACAAACCTGCTATGGAAATGCTTACCTTCAAGGGTGGTCAGTTCATGCATAACTGGATTGTTGGTGTCGGTGGAAAGGATGGTCTTTCCTCTGGTGAAGTTTCAAGCCGCGTTGCTGGCAGCCACATTGTGGCATGGGGCTTAAATATAGCATAGGTCCCCTTACTAGTGATAGTAATGAAAAATAATTCTTTTAATTGCTGGGAAGTCTCTCTGAGATTATCAGCAGCCAAGATTTGGATAAGACAAACCGGTGAACGGGAGTCCCAAATAAGGTTCAACGACTAGCCTGTTCAGGCGTACACATTTAAATGTGGAAATTAGAGAATAACTTAAAAACGTAAAATTATGACATGAATTATATATTGCACTACATGTTTGATCAATGGGAAGATCTACATAGGTGTGCATAAAACAGAAAATCCTAAAGTATTCGATGGTTATATTGGAAATGGAATTGAAATCGGATATTCTCTTAAATATCCTAAAACTGCATTTCAATATGCTTTAAAAAAATATGGTTATAAGAATTTCAGAAGAGCTATATTATATGAATTTGATAACGAAACAGATGCATATAATAAAGAGGCTGAAATTGTAACCTATGAATTTATCAAACGTAGAGATAATTATAATGTAATTCCTGGAGGATTACATGGAGGATGTATTCAGAAATGGATTTATCAATATGACATTGAAGGGAATTATCTCGGAGAATTTTATGGTGTTAAACATCATGCTGAAGAAATTGGTTGTAATCCTATGACACTTATAATGGCTTGTGCAGAACATAGAAGTTATAGGAATAGTTATTGAGCTTATGAAAAAGTAGAAAAATTAGATCTTTCTACATACAAACTCAATCTTTTTTCAACAATTTATCAATTCACGCCTGAAGGTGAACTTGTTGGAGAATGAGACAATGTTTCAGAAATAATGAAAGCGTTTGATACAACTAGAGCAAATGTTTATTCCGCATTAAATAAGAAAACTCAAGCAAAAGGTTATTACTTCTTAAAGGATAAGAATAAAATAATTGATATCCTTAAATCAAAAGAGGTTTATAATAATCTTTCACCACTCAAATGTGGAGAAAAAAGAAAAATAGCACAGTATGATTTAGATGGAAATCTTGTAAAGGTTTGAGATGCTGTTGGAGAGTGTGCAAAAGAGTTTTCAAAATGTAGAGATGTAGCAAAGGGATTGAGAAAACAAACAAAAGGGTTTGTTTTTAAATACGTGGAATAAGTTAAAGATATAGTCTGTTCTCTATGGTGACATAGAGCTAACATTTAGATGCTGGTCTAGCACTATACAATCCTTACCGTTCTGTTGTCTTCCTTGGTGAAGATACCGGTAATCCTTTATTCTAGGATTAATATAGAATAAAAATATTAGATTATAGGCCCAGTTTTCGGGCTGGGCCTTTTACTTTTCTTAGATAGAATGTTTTAGATAATTGAGAAATAATATGAGTAATAAAGTTATAACAATTAGATCGGTTTATAAGGTAAAAGAATATCATTTTCAACCAACTAAACAACCTAATGGACTTAATTGACCTTGGGTAAAACAAACTAGAATTGGATTGGATGGTCGTTCAGAAATGGTTTTATCAGATGCAGAAAGAAATAATCCAGAATCTGCATATTTTATTCCCGAAGATCTTGATGTAGTAGTTGTTGATGGTACTACATTTGATCTTTCTGATAAACGTCAGGAAAATATCTGAAATGCAATTAAAAACCACGACTTATTTGTACCTTCTAGAGATGCTAGAGATGAAAATGGCGTTCTTCTAATTGATGGTGATGCAAAGAAATATGGTACCGCTGAATTATATATTGATGTACCGGGTGAGGAATCTGAAAGAAGTGTAAGTAGAAAGAAGCTTATTATGAAAGCTTTCAGATTTGTTGAAGAAGATTCTGTTGATGGACGTCTTACAAAGTGTAAGTTACTTGGTAAGAATATGAGATATGCACCATCTTCAGATGTAGAAGATTATCTGTATCAGGTTGCTGAAAAGAATCCTAATCAGATTATTGATCTTTATACAAACGGTGATACTGCCCTTCGTCTACTATTTATTGAAGCAAGAGATAAAAATATTATTCGTAAAAAGAATGGTGTGTTTATCTATGGTGATACAGTTCTTGGAATGACAGATGATGCAGTAATATCATTCTTTAAGATTCCTAGTAATAAGTCAATTTTCGAGGAAATTAAACGTGAAACGTTCCCTCAGTTTGCACAACCTGCGGAAACCGAAACTAAAACATCTAAATCTAAGAATTAATTAATTGAAAATAAAGATAGCCTATGACAGAATTGGATTTATATAATGCAGCCTTAATTGAACAAAATAAGCATGAGGCTCCAACTCTTTTAATAGAAGAGTATAATTATTTGATCAATAAGGCTATCATTCAATATATAAACTTAACATACGCGAGATTTGATTTAAATCAGCAATCTTCTGATGATCTTAGATGATTACAAAGGAGTGTTGAATTAGATGTATATAAACAAAATAAAATCATACATCCAATGGAAGAAGCTAATTATGTTACAATTCTTCCTCCGGATTATTTTCATGTATTAAATTGTACGGCACATTTTGCGAAAAAATGTAACGATGACGATTTAAACAAATGTAATCCTCCAGATGATGATTCTCTTGGAGGAATATACTCTTTATGTAGAAGATTGACTGCAAATCAATTTCCCGATATTATAAATAACGCTTATTTAAAACCAACTTATCAAAGACCGTATTTTTATATAAATACTTCTTTAGATGCTGGTAAAGTATCAACAGAATTGGGAATTAAAAATTTATTAGATCCTTGCGACATCGATAGTTGTGGTAATCCAGCTTGAAAAGCAGAACTACAATCTGTTCTTAAACCATGTTGTACACCATCACCTGATGGTAATTGTATCGGAACTCTAATGGAAATTAGATGTGGAAGAAATAAATCATATTCTCCAGATGTCGTTTATGTTGATTACTTGAAGCTTCCTAAGATTATACAACTCACTTGGGAAGATGTTCATAGCGTTGAAGATACTACTGCTGCTTGTGAATTTCCAGATCCAGTTGCTTATGAAATCATTAACATTTTTGTAAAACTTTTATTTGAAAATGCCGGTGATCAAAGATTACAAACTCATTTTGCAATCAATCAAACAATTGGAGGAATTCCTACAACAGATAGTAAATAGTTTAACCTTTTAATTTTTAGAAATTATGTTTGATTACACACACGAAGTTATTATTAACAATAACGTTGGTACGTTAACTGGTAACAAGAAAATTGGAACTTACGATGATGAAGCTCTTGGTGTAAAACACCTTGTTATCGAACGTGCAGGTGACTATCGTTCTGACCTAATCTTCCCTCGTGGTGAGGGTGTTGTATTTAAGACTCCTGGTTATGACGGTGTTCTTGCAACTCTTACTGTAACTGCTCCAGCATCTCTTACTGCTGGTGACGTTTATCAGTTCTCTGTTTTTGTGAAGCTTCTTGACCCTGCTGCTATTTCTGAGTATGCATATCCTAACTGGGCTTCTTTCGGTAAACCACTTGTAGTTGGTTTTACTCACAAGTCCGATGGTGTATTTGCTGATGAACTTCTTGCAGCTCTTAAGGACGCTATCCCTTATAACAATAAGTTTGTTTCTGTTGCTAAATCTGGTACTTCTGTAGTTCTTACAGCTTCCATGTTTGGAATGGAATTCGAAGGTGCTAAACTTGAGAAACTTGTTGAAGGTGCATGCGATGGTTGTTCATTTGATAAGTATGAGCTTGTAGAGGATGACTATACTGTCACTGATACCAAAGTTCCTTTTGGAACTGGTGACAAGCTTGTCGAGAACTATCGTTTCCCTACGTATGGCAACAGACGTTATGCAGCTCTCAATTCCGATGAAATGCCTATTCCTGGCGCAATCTATACGATGTATTCCTTCGCATATGATTCCCCTCGTCCTGGTTTCGGAGGTCTTTCTGGTGTTGGTCAGAAGGTTGACGCTGTTACTCGTCATATTTACTGGGTTAAGAGTGATGTAGTTGCTGATTTTGATGCAGCTCTTTCCGCTTGCGGAATCACTCCTACTGTTCCTTCTGAATAGTTTAGATAATATTCACTTAGAGCGGGTGAGAATAAATCTCGCTCGCTCTTTTTTAATTTTATAGTCATGGAATTGGATAAAATAACTTCTGCTATATATAATGATGTTGTTGCAGGCTTAAGTGGAGTAAATGCAAATCCAAACATAAGTTTTGAACAACTTGAAGACGAAGTAATTGAAACAAGAGAAACTGTCATTAAAGAGTGGTATCTTAAAGGTATATTAAAACCCCATGACTTAATGCTAGCTCTTAACTGTATAGAAGTAGATTGTGCTGATCCAGCGAAATGCTGTGTTACATCATCTGGAACTTCAGATTTACATTTTGAAATTCCAGTATTAATGAATGATCTTGGATATGATGCGGTGGAATGATTAGGAACTATCGATAAGAAACAAAGATACGATGTGTATTATTCTTTAGACGGTTTAAAATATCGTAAGTATAAAAAACGCGGTGCAGATAAACCGTATGTCTATATTCAAAAAGCACCAAATGAAAATGGAATGTACGACGGATGGATTTTTAATGCTCCATTTGTAAAAAATATATCTATATTAGCTGTGTTTAAAGATCCTAGACAATTAGAACAATTTAATTGTTGTGATAAACATGAGTTTTTAGAATTAGGATCCGTATCTAATGAAATTAAAAGAAGATTAGTTGAGCAAAAACTTAGATATTATAGAGGTGCAAATGCTCAAGTATTACCTAACACTCAAACACCTAGATAATGTTACATAATTTTAATGCAGCGTATAGTTTAGTAGATACTCTTTATGGCGTATCTGTTTCAGAAAATGAATTTGAAGATATTGCATTAGAAGGATGAAGTAGAATAGGAAATAAACATACAAGATTGTATCGTTATATTGGTGACGTTGTACATGGTAAATTAGAATTACCTTGCAACGTAGATGTAATAGAATCTGTGCATGTTCCTATTCCCGATGCTCAAATGACTAGTTCTTCAACTGATTTTAGTGCTATTCCTTCACTTTGAACAGAAGGTTATATCGATTTCTGGAAATGAAACGAAGACCCGTATTGAACTAGAGGTAAATTAGTTAAATACGACGAAGGTGATGGAGTATTATATTTTTCACATGATTATAAAAGAGTAATGGTTGTTTATCATGGTATTTTAATGGATGATGAAACACAATTACCACTTTTAAATGATAAAGAATTAGCTGCTGTTGCTGCTTGAGTTGCGTATATAGCTTTAAATAAAGAGGGTATAAGAAAACGCGATGGAAATATTATAAAACTTGCTCAAGTTGTACAGCAAGACTGATTGAGATTATGTAATGCTGCTAGAATTCCGGAACACTTTACTCAAAATGATATGGATAGAATATTAGACGTTAAAGTGAGATGAGATCGTAAGCAGTATGGTAAGAGTTTAAAACCAATATTGTAATGAGGTATTATACAGGATTTTGTTTTACTTCTCGAGATTTATTTGAAAATTGGAATTATAAACAACTTGGAATAGGACCAAAAATATATAGAGATAAATATCATTGTGAATGTCCAATTGAATTTTTAGCTAAAATATTTCTCTATTATATGTTTTTTGTATTATTAGACATTATTGAAAACAATGTTACATTCGTATTACCTTTAAAAGGTAATAGACACGCAATGATACACGTAAAAGTATTTGATGGAGATTTATTTCAAAAATTATATTCCAGAGGTAAATTTATGGGAATTGATTTTCTTAGTTCTTTATTCAAAGGCTATCAATTATTTTTTTCATATAATTATAGAGGTGGAGAACGAGATAAACCAATATATATTAATGATAAGATGAAACAACTGTTTTACAGTTATATAAATAATGGTAAAGTGTATTATTAATGGAATTAGCTACTTGTGAAAAGTATTATGATAAAATCCTTAAAAAATTTCCAGAGTTATCAAAGAAACAAGTTGATAAAATTATAAAACATGGATTGTCATCACTATACATGTTAAATTTGTATGGGGGAGATGTTTTATTAAAACACCCTAAATACACAATGTACTTTGGAAAATTATTTAACAATACATTATTGTTTTTAAAATACTCTCAAATTAAATGAAAAATAAAACTTCGAATTAAATATCGAAAAGCTAAAACACAATATTCAGGATATTATTATTTTGGATTAAATGATACTATATTTAATAATTTAAAATTTGTGTATAATAAAAAACGACGTAACATTCACTTTGAGAAAATGATATTTTATAAAATTTTAGAAGAATGTACATCTGATAGAAGATTAAAGCATTTTTTCAGAGTTAAATATCCAGAAGATTGTGGTTTTACGATGTTTAAGACGAATTATACAGTTAAATATGCTGAATACATTTGTAAGAGAAATTCAAACGGAGAAATTGAACCTGTAAGTTATGAAAGAAACCGCGACAAATGTGTGAAAAGACGGGTTAAATAAAGATTTAAACCCAATGAATACTCCAAATACTGTACTTACAGATAATTTGAATGGTACATTTATAACATATAATGGCAACGAATTGTCATTACAAAATGATATGGGAAATGTATTCACCACTTCTTTGTCTGATGGTTTTTATCCAATAGGATTTACAGAATTTGGAGATATATTTTACATTGTTTCTGTAAGTAATTCTCAAACAATGTATGCTTCTGCTACACTTAAAGAAGGAGCAAATAAACAAGAGGTAATTGCATCTATTATTCAGGCAGCTGATGATAAATTATATAGTTTAGATGAAGAAGAATTATATAATATTTTTGACGAAGGTCTTCCGTTATACAAAGACTCAAAAATTAATCTATTTACCGAAATTCTTCCTAATATAGCTGGTATCGATTTTAAAATAGAATCACGTCCATCTTCTGAATTTGAAATCGGATCTTTTCCATCACTTGATCCAAGTAATATTAGAGATAATCTTGAATTAGAATTACCTTTTGAACCTATTTATAGGCCTTTACATAATTTATTAGAATCAGATGAAGGGAATTCCGAAATATTCCGAACAACGGAGTTAAATAATTACGATGAAAAACATCCTCTATCAATAGAGGTACAACCATCTTATGATGGCTCTGTAAATCTTATATTAACTGATGATAAGAATGTTCCAAGATTAATAAATTCTGGATTTGCTGTTTTAGAAAACGGAAAAGGTAAATTTGTAAAGCGAAATCAAGGTGTAAAAACAAATTATTATACTGTAGAAAGTATTGATAGAACTACCAGACTTATCAATAATTCAGAAAAATTTACATATGTTGAATTAGGTAAGTATAATAAAAATGGCGAATGAGAACAGGATGGTGTACAAGCTGGTGGACAATTAAAAGGTGGTAATTATACGTTCTATTTTAAATTTGGAGACGATGACGGAAATAAAACAGATATTGTTTGTGAATCTGGAATTGTATCTATATTTAAAGGAACTCCTAATGAACCAAAAACGATTTCTGGTGCATTTTCTAATGAATTAACTGATAAATTAGTACAATTATCTTTATTTAACATTGATACTAATTATTCTAGAATATATGCTTACTATACAAGAGAATATTGTGATTTAAATGGATATAGACTAACTGAATGTAAAGAGTTGGTCGAACCTTTTAAAATCACTGGTAATAGTCAAGTATTAACTATTTCTGGAGTTGAATCTACAACAGATATATCTGTTGAAGAATTGAACATTGCATATTACAGTATTTCTTCGGCAAAAGCAATAGCTCAACAACAAAACATGTTGTTTTTAGGAAATATCTCTACTTCTTCTCCAAACAATGTAACTTTACAAGAAATAAGTTACGATATTCAAGTTGGAATTGAACAATCTGATTTAAATATTGGTAGTGTAAATGTCTGAAATTATGAGCCTGGAAAGGAAGGTGCAAATGATACACTGAATGCAGAATACTATAATCCTCAAAATATATACTATAAGCTTGGATACTGACCAAATGAATTATATAGGTTTGGAATAGTTTATATTAAATCTGATGGTACATATACACAAGCATTTAACTTAAAAGGTTGTAGATTTGATGATTTATATGAGACTAATATGGATGATTCTCATAGAAAATATCAAGGTAATAAACCAACAGATGGATTGTTCCTTGATACTACAACTAAGTTAGATAATATAGCTGGTGTATTTAAAACACCCGATGTAAATATATTATATAATGAGACCGCTCGTCCATTATACTTTACATTTAAATTGGACAATTCCGTCATCGATCGTCTGAAAAATAATGATATTATAGGTTATTTTATTGTTCGCCAAAAAAGAATGCCTATAACTGTTTGTCAAGGATTTGGAATCGGTATTGATAAAGAGTGTTATATTCCAATGTTACAATACAATGATAAATATTACGCTCAAAGTTTTATTACATCTGGAAATAGAGAACTAACATATAAAGAAATTAGTATTGATGGGGATGTAATTAAAAATGGAACAAATGATCCGGTCTTTTATATTTATGAAGCTACTTGAAAAACTTGAACTGGAGGGCACTTTAGAGGAATGTCTTTAATTGGGCCAAAAGGAAAAGATCTAGATTATAAATATTATACTGACACAAAGGAAATCACAAAGGCTACTAGAGAGCAAATGATTCAAGCTTGCATAGAAGTTGCTAGAAATGTACTTCATGTAACATTAGTTTCTGAAGAACCAAAATCAGTAGACAATTATAATACCACACATACTGAAATTGATTCAGACCAAGTTGGAATGGATTTAGAAAAAGATAGATTTATCGATACTGTACAAGAAGGCGGTAGTGGTTTATTGTCTTTAGAAGCAATGGTAAATCCAGAAATCCAATCTTTACTTTGCGGAACAACATTTACATTAGATCCAACTAACAAATGTACCTTAAAACGTAACGGTATAGTATTCGTTGGAGTAAATTATGAATCTACTTCTAAAGAAAATACTGATGCTAAATTAACATACATTCCTCAAAACACACCATTAAAATATATTGATAATGTTGGATTTTCTACTCAAGCTGGAGACGGAATTAACGTTAGTTCTTTCGGTTTTCTTGAAGAAGAACCACAATTTGATTCTGAACATCAAGGAGAAGAAGAAAACATTGTAAGAGGTCAATTCACGCCTTTTATTGGAGCTGTATCTAATAATGTTGAACCAAATATACTTTATAATATTCGAATTCCACACAGTGATGATTATAAGGCTGATTTTATAACTAGAGCAAATAATTATGCAGAGTTTTATGCAGTTTCTAATAAAATATCACTAAACGGATCATATGAATTAGTGGAAGGTTTATTAAATGTATTTAGAGGTGATTGTTTTATTAATACAGTAACACTTAGAATGCATAGAAACTTTATTGATGCTACTGCACCTGTTACTGATAAAATAGTTAAGCCTAACGCTTGAGCAGAATATTATAAAGGCTATGACAAAACTGCTCCTAATTATGTAGATGATCCAAGTAAATCTGAGTGAAATAATTATACACATTGAGATGAAATAAATCTTTCTGATTTAAATACAGTTTCATTAGGACATTGAATCACATTTAAATGTCTTGCTAGTAGTAATCTTGGATTACGTTCAGAAGATACTACAAATGTATCTGAAATGGCATTAATGGGAAATCCAAGAAGTTTTTATCCTTTAATTGGAGCTTCTACTTCTACAGGAATGAAACTTGAAGATTCAATGCTTCTAAATGACGGATACAATGCTACTGTTGGTAGAAGACGTTATACAATAAAACAAGACACACCTTATGACAGAAATGATTTTGCCAATAGGATAATGTTTAGTAATGTTAGTGTAACTGATGCTTTTACTAATGGATATAGAACTTTCCAAGGTGCATCTTATCAAGATTATACAAAACAATATGGTGCAATCATGAAATTATTACCATGGGGTAATAATTTATTCTGCGTATTTGAACATGGTATTGCAATCGTGCCAATAAACGAAAAAGCATTAATGCAAACAACTACTGAACAAACTATTCATATTTATGGGCATGGTGTTTTACCAGAGCAATTATCTGTAATTTCACAAGATTATGGTACATTATGACCAGATTCTGTGATAAGAACACCTATTGGAATATATGGTGTAGATACTTCTGCTAAAAAAATATGAAGATATACTGATAAAAATGGATTAGAAACTATTTCTGATTTAAAATTGCAACGTTTCTTAAACGATAATATAAATTTAAATCTTACTAGACAGACTATTATTGGAGAAACAAATGTGAAAACACATTATAACAACTATAAAGGTGATGTAATGTTCACATTCTATAATGAAGGTATTGAATGAAATCTTTGTTATAATGAGAGGCAAGCGTTATGAGTAACAAGATATGATTGGCTTCCACTATTTTCCGGAAATATAAATAATACGTTCTATTCTATTAAATGTGTTCCTTTTAATAATGAAAACAATATAACCATGTGAAAGCATGGGAGAACAGGAGTGGATTATCAGTTCTATCCTACGTTATGATATGGAGAACAACATCCTTTTGAGTTTGAATTTGTAGTAAATGAGCCTGTTGGCTTACATAAAATCTTTGAAGATTTAATAATTATCTCTAATAATGTTCAACCAATAGAAATAGAATTTGAATTTATTGGTGATGATTATCTGTTTAATAAGGCTAGAATCTATCACGATGGTTATAACATTTATGGCAATTCTGGAGAAGATAGACCTTATAGAAAAGATTTAACTCAGTTTACAAAAGAAAACTATGATATTTCTAATTTTAAACCTATTTTTTATAATGCTTCTGTAAATTACGATAAGGTACTTGATACGCATACATTAGTTGTAAATCAAGTTTGTAAGAATCTAGAAACATATGGACGTAGGTTAGGTAATATCCAATATAAAGAGGATGGTTGATATACAAATATAGAACCTTTAAGATATAATGCTAATTTAAAAAATCCAAATATATCTGAGTTTAAAGAAACAGATCCATTTGTTTCTGCAAAACTTAGAGATAAATGAATTAAAATTAGAATTAAATATAAAGGTGATAGATTAGCCATAATTAATGGCGTTACAACATTTGAAAATATAAGTTATAGTTAGTTATGGCGACAAGAGAAGAACAAAATTTAAATAGCGGAATAAAACCTGTAAATCTTGAAGCGCCTATCATATCTGCGCAAAAAAAGGCGATGCCACAGTTTAATACTTCGGCATCACCTTTAAATACACCTGGTTTGGCAGGTTTGTCACAATATAAATCTAATCAAGAAGAACAGGCAAAACAGAATAGAAGAAAAAATTGAGCTACTTTAACACAAGGTGGTTTAGGAAATTTTCCAAATGTTATAAACCCAATAGCTAAAGGTATTAGTGCAATATCTCCAGCATTTACTCAGATGAATAATACTGTATCGGATCAAACACTTGGTATTAGAGATTCAATTTCATCTGCTGCAATTAATTCAGGAAATCCTATTGCTATGGCAATCGGAGCTGCAGCAAAAGTAGTAGATGCTATTGGTGATGCAACAGGTTTCCATATCGATGATATTGATAAAACTGCTGGTAATAGAGCTGGAGTATCTGGTGGAGCAAGATTCCTCAACAATGCTATGAATGCTATTCCTGGAAATAGTTTGATAATGGCTGCATTTTCTCCAAATAAAACAGCTGATGCACAAACATTTAACCGGGAGGGTCAATCTGTTCTTGCTGGATATTCTGGTTCAGAAAAAGATGTTGACGCTGCTGGAAAACTTAGTGGAAAACGTACTTTATTTGGAATTGGACAAAATAAAATGAATGATTATATTCATGGTGCCAACGATCAGGTTTCATTAATTAATGAAATTGGACGTACAAATAGTTTACGTAAACAATCAGATTACTCTAGAGATTTAGCACAACAGAATCTTAATCGTTATGCTGGCACTAATTATATGGTTCATGCTATAGGAAAGAATGGCATGAAAATAATGTCCCGCAAAGAACTCCAAGCTATTCTTGCTAAACAAAAACTTCAGAAAGGTGGAGTAATTGGAACAGATACTAACATTTTACCAGAAGGTGCTTTACATGCTAGATTAAATCATTTACAAGATACAGGAGAACAGTTAGAAGAAGTTACTCGTAAAGGTATTCCTGTATTAGATGAACAAGGAAATCAGGTTGCTGAGATTGAACGAGATGAAATTGTTTTACGTCTTGAAGTAACTCAAAAAATCGAAGAACTTATGAAAGACGGTTCTGATGAAGCAATGATTGAAGCTGGTAAACTATTAGTTGCTGAAATTATTGATAACACTCAAGATAATACAGGTCAAATAACAGAGGAGGTAGAAAATGGAAATTAATCTTTATGGTGAAGGTGGCCAATTTGAATCAGAACTCGATATGGTTCCTGTAACAATAGGAAACAAAACATATAATTTATTATATCTTTATTCTGAAGAAGAAAAGCAACGTGGTCTACAAAATGTAGATGATATGGCTGATAACGAGGGTGCTTTATTTGATTATTCTGATAATCCACAAAATGATTTATCTTTCTGAATGAAAGATACAACTATTGCTTTACGCATTCTATTTATCAATAAAGATGGAGTTGTTATTTCCGCTCATAATGGAGAGCCTCTTTCTGAAACGTTAATAACTGAAGAATCGGAACCAATTTATTGAGTTATTGAGTTGAATCAATCTGAGCAAATTCCGCAAGGTGCTTATACAAATCTATCTTTACACGATGAACCAGAAGCAGAACCTGAACCAGAAGATGACGATGATTCTGAAGAAGACGAACATCCAGAAGTAAATATTAATAAGCTTTATATTTATGGTTCTGATGGTAATGTACAGGCTGAAATTGCAAGTGGTTGTAGAATATTTAGTCGTCATGCTACAAAAGTAATAATTCGCAAAGCTAAAAAAGCTTATTTATCTCAATTAGATAAAGATTATAAGTCTTTGGGACGCTATGTATTCAATGAGATTAAAGCACAAGACAATCGCGATCCAGAATATGTATAAAAAACAAAAAAGCCCCCTAGTTTAACACTAGAGGGCATAATAGAACTGATATGGGTCAATATTGTTTAACGCAGTACTAAATTTAGTCATTCGCATTCTTTTTCCAATCGTTCTGGTTACAAAGGTAAGAAGAAAAATCGACATTTCCAAATGAATTTTCTATAATAAAAATTTGGATAATTGGAATTATTTTAGTATATTTGCGTCTGATTGATATGAAAATAAGAGATTACACATTATATTAACAATTTAAAATAATTAAGTATATGAAGCTTCGTAAATTACAAATGGGTGGAGCTGTAGCAGCTCCTGAAGCAGCTCCTGGTGCAGAACCTATGCCCGCTGAGGCTGGAATACCTGAACAAGGTACAGAACAAGATCCTCTTATGGCAATTGCTGAAATGTTTATGCAGGGCCTACAAGCACAAGATTGCTCAATGCTTGCACAAGGTGCACAAATGTTCCTTGAACTTATTCAACAAGCACAGGGCCAAGCTGAAGCACAACCCGTATTTGGTAAGGGTGGTAAGATTGCTTCCCGCAAACCTGCAACAGTTCAACTTGTTGTAAAATAATTTAAGATAGTAGAAACTTGACTCGGGATTTGGGACACAAGTCCCGAGTTTTTTAATTCATAATGTAAATGAGTCAAGTTATTAAAAAACTACAATCAGGTGGTTCCATTACAATTGATGGAATTAAATATGATGCAACTCCAGAGTTTATCAATGCGTTAACTGATCATATTGGTAGTGTTGCTGGTACTGATGCACAAACATTAGCTGGATTAACTAATGCTCTTCAGAATGGAGAGAATCTTACTTACAACAGTGCAAGTAATACCATTACTGGTATGAATGGATTGTGGGGTGGCATTACTGATAGACAAAATGAAAACCGTAGAGCAAATACAAGTCGTTGAAGAAAATTCTGGGATGCACAATTTGATACAGATGCTCACAGATTTAGAAACGCTCTTACCGCTATAGGAACATTTCATTGACAACCAAATGATAAAACGGAAGATAAAACCTCCAATTTAAAGGATATTTATGGTGATAAAACCTGGTATAAATATGATGTAGATAAAGACGGAAATAAGACTTGATTGGATAATGCAGGTGAAAATATTGCAATTGCACAACGTCTTGCCGATGTTACATCATATTTAAAAGATCCTGAAGCGGGTAAAAAAACATATCGTTTAGGCTCTTGATATACTCCTGATAGAGTTGCTGCATTACAAGGTTTATATGGAAAGTATACTCCAGAAACTTGGCAAGCTGGCCTAGATGCTATTGCTGAACGTGCTAAATCAAATACTTTATCTGCTGAAGATAGAGCTTTTCTTGCCAATTTCAATATTGTTGAACCGGATGAAGCAACTGCAACAACTTCTGGAAGTGGACTATCTGCTGCTGATAGAACAAAATGGAATAATGCTGGCCATGGTGGACTTGCAGATCTTTTAGGTGGACGAGCACACATAAATGATGACGGTTCTATATCTTTAAATGAAGGAGAATCCTGAGGATGGAATCTTGGCGATTTAGAAGGAAGGAATATATGATTTAATGATGATTTCTTTAACAGTCGTTATGGAGCAGACGGTTCCTTTGATCCTTATAGGAATTATACTCTTTATAACAATCGTTTATATGCATTAGACAATCCAACATTAGCTAGAATTTTAAATGCAGATGGAGGTTTTAATGCTATGATGAAATCTGGTAATTGGACTGGTGCAGATAATCAAATTTTAACTCGATTCACAGATCTTGCTCGTGAAAATCCTGCTTATTTAAAGCCTGATCAATACTCAACATTTCTTTCAGCAAATCCTAATTATCGTTTTTCCGATTTAACTGGACTTGCTACCACTAATGGAATGACAGACGATCAACAGTTAATTCAGTATGTAAACCTTGGAGATGATTCATTAGAAGGACCTTATCGTAGATATAACTATAAGTATGCACTTTTAAACAATCGAGGTGGTTTAGAAAGAGAGCTGACTCCTGAAGAAGTAATTCGATTAGAAAACGGACAAGCTAGAGAAACTGGATTAAATACATATAAACGTACTGTTGGAAGAAATAATAGTGCATATAACAATCGTTATTATGAAGACATTCTTGATAAAAATGGACAAGCTACTGGATTTAGATTCTATAGAAGTATAGATAATCCAGATCAAGATGTAATTCTTCATATGCCACAAATTTATGCAAACGGAACTGAGAATCAAGATATTGTACTTCCAAAGGAGGTTGCTCAAATCCTTGCAAATAATCCAAACTGATTAAATAATGTTGTAGGTAATGCTCAAAATAAAAAGAACTTTATGACAGCTTTATCTACATTGGTACAATCTGGGTTTAGACAAGGGGATAACGAATTTTGGAATTTTAGTAGTTTATCTAATCAGTTTAGAAAAATGGGATTCTCAGAGCAAGAAGTTAAACAACTTGTAGAAGCTATTAGAAATAATAGAAGGGGATCTCGTGCTCAACGTAGAGATAATATGCTTGTTACAGCACCACAATTTGAAAAGAACGGCGGTATATTAAAAGATCAAAAAGGCGGTATTGCTGGTGGTGCTAAAACTGCAACAGCGGTTACTGAAAAAAGAGTAAATACTACAAGCACTAATCCAAAAAATGCTGCTGGAGTTTCTGAAATAGGAGGTAAGAATTGAACGGATGCTGATACAGCTGATATGGTAGCTCTTGCTGCAGATTTAGGTTCTCTTACTACTGCATTTATTCCTGGCGCAAATCTTGCATCTGTTGCTACTGGTGCAACGGGTTCTACTGCAAGATTATATGCTGATTTAAGTAGAGGCACAAAAGGTGCTATTCCTAATTATTTGTTAAATCTTGGAATGGATGCCACAATGTTATTACCTATTCTTGGAGGTGCAGGAAAGATTGCCAGAATTCCAAATGCTGTCAAAAAAGCGTTACCTACAATTGTTAAAGCAGCATCTGTTTATGGACTTGGTGCAGGAGTTGTTGAAACTGCAAATAAGATCGCATCTGGACAGAAATTTACAGCTCGTGATGTCGATATGCTTGTAAATGCTATTACTGCTGGTGTTGGAATCGGTAAGTCTGGTGGATTTGGCAAAGGTACAAAAACTACAAAAACAAAAGCCTATTCAGAAAACTTTAAGATTGGAGATACAGATGTTACTCTTGATGATACTGCAATCAAAAAAGTTTTATCTGCTTCGGATCAACCAAAAGCATTACGTGAAGCCATAAAAGCAAAGGCACCTAATGCAGCAGATAAAGATATTGCCGCAGCAGCTGAATCTTTACTAAGAGAAAAGAAAACTATTTGACAACGTGTACGTGGTAAAGATGGCGATATTGTAGTTAATGCTAAAAAGAAAGCGGTTAAGACAGAAACTACTGAACAGGCTAATGGTAATAACTGGCATGATTGGTGATATGGTGTTGGAGATAAACAGAAAGCGTATAGAGCACAATTACAAGGCGAACCTGCGTTAAGGCAAGAAATCGTACTACCTTCTGGGAATCGTTCAGAATTAATGTTACTTGAACCAAATCTTCCAGCAGTTGTCAGACAAGTTAGTACACAGAGACAAGGCATTGCACTTCCTCAATGAATTAATCCGTTTACTGCGGCAAATTATCAGAGAAACCAAGATCAACAGCCATCTGGTGCAGTAATGCAGCCTTTATTTAAGAAAGGTGGTAAAATTGTTAGAGCGCAAGAAGGAGACGAATTGCAAAAATATCTCGATAATCAACAAGATGTTATAAATCTTGACCTTGTTTCTAATAGAAATACAAATCATACCACTTTGACAAACAATGATAGTCAAGGTACATTCTCTGTTGAAAAATATAACCCTGATTTAAATGTTCCTCTTAACTGAGCTCGTTCGTTATATGCGATGAGACAGAGCGATAAGCAGTTAGATAACTTCTTAAATCGTCCGAAGTATCAAATGCAAGGACCGCTGTTAAATGCTCCAAGATACATTAATACTGGTACTGGTAATGCATATAGAGTCCAAGCTGATAATGCAAGAATGTCAAAGCCTGTTACGTCTGATGCAATGCAAAATGATTTAATGCAGCGTTCACGTCAGCAAGAAGCAAGACAACTTGAATTACAAGGTGCTTTAGCAGATTCTCAGGAATACGGTCAATATAAAGCTGGATTGGATGAGTTTAATAATAACAACATTCTTCGTAATACTGAAATAGCTAATCAGAATGGTCAGCTTCGTTGGCAGCATGGTATCGAAGATGTTCAAGCAAAGAATGCTAATATTGCTGAAAAATCTAAGTTCTTCGATCAAGCTGCTTATGCTACTCAAGATTGATACAATCGTAATTATCAAACAATGCAAGGACTTGAAGGAAGTCGGGCCTATACACAGAAGCTTGGTGATTTGGACAAATGGTATCGTAATGAAAGGTTGGCTATAGAAAGGAGAAAGTTAGAAGGTGATGCATTGGCTCAAGAATTAGCTTCTCTTAATACTAGATTAGCATTAAAGAAACAAGAATTAGGCTATGATAATCTTTATTGGAATTTGTCACCATCGTTTAGAAATAGGATAGATAGAAATATTAGAATTGCTAAATCTGGAACTAAAATTTCTTCCGAAGGTAAACGCTCTGCTGTAACTTATTCAAAAGATCCATATCCGGAATTATTATTACAAAATTCAAAAGACTCGGCACAGGCAGTTAAACAGCTGAATGATGCGATTATTAAACTGTTATTACAAACAAAACCAATAAATGTACATTAAAAGGAAGTATCAAGTAGGGGGTGTCGTGTACACCCCTTATCTTCCTGCTCAAGCTGGTTCTCCTCAAGAGAGTACTTCTACTTCTGGTGGAACCACTTCATCGGGAAGTTCACCAGAGAAAATTTCTGGTACGATAAAGAAAGAAATTATAGATTTACTTAAAGCAAACGGAATGCCAAGTGATGTTAGTACATTAATAGATACAGCAAATGGATTTTTATTAAAGTCTCGTGCTTTAAGTAATTATAGTATTTTTGGAGGAGAAGATGAAGATTATGATTTATCGGATTTAATGAAGGTTCAACAGCTTGTAAATGATGTAAAGTATAACAATGATCTACGCGATAAGGCTGTTCAACAAATGACATCTGAAGCTGCTGGGTCTGAAGTTGCAGTAACAAGTACTGGTTTAATGTATGCGTTCAACAAAGATGGACAAATCGAACGAATAAAACCAACTGAATATGATCCTGAGAAATATAGAGCTCTAACAAATGATGAATTACTCTATTATAGGGAACATGATAATGGATTGGCTTTTGATACCGGAATTTTAAACGATCTTCAAAATACTATTGGTATGAAGGCTATTACTGATTATCTTCGTACTAGTATAAAAGCTTTTGGAACAGATGAATTAGGAGGTTATACTACTAAAAATGATTCTGTCAATCGAGGTCTTGCATTATTAAATGAAGCTGGTCCAGATGGTTATTATAAATTTAAAACACAAGATCAATTACGTGATGTAAATGCGGCTATAAATTTCTTATATGAAGGAATGACACCCAATGCTAGAAATTTACTAGTTGCTAAAACAGCTGCTGAAGGTGGAGACCCTAAAAATCAAGAGGACGTTACAAGATTAATTTTACAGGCATTGTATCATTATCCAAGTTATTCTAAAACAGTTGATTTTGATAAAACGGCTACTGATTTTGATCCATATACTACTGGAAAGAAGGGAGGTAGTTCAACTGGTAGTGAGCAATTAACACAAAACACTTATCAAATTCGATTTGGTAATGGAGAAGGTCTTCCAGTACAAGTTTTACTTACTCCAACTGCTGCAAAAATCAATGATACTGCAACAATGGCCGTTCAAGGTACGGATTTTGGTCCTATGGAAGATTGGGATAACAAACAACTTGGGCAAATGAATATGCCTAAACTTCTGAAGGAATGAGCACTTGGTACGTCTGTTAGAAATGCAGATATTACTTTTGGCAACAAACTTTTGGATTACTCTGAATTACCTGCTATAATGTATGATGGACAAAGTTTAACAACATCTGTTTATCTTCCATATAAAGACGAAAATGGACATTATACTCCCGATTTTGAATTATTTGCTAGATTTAATGAATTTAATAATGCCGCCAGAGGTTTATCTCCGGTTGAAAGAAATACACTTGCACAGAAGTTTGGATTAGATGCCAATACTATGGTTTATAATCCAGAAACTGGTGGATACACATTGAAAAATACAATGCGATTCGTTACTTTCTCTGCTTATGCTGGTGACGATACGATAAAATTTGATGCAAATAATAAACTCTATCTTGAGAAAGTTACACGTTCAAAAGGAAGTACTCTGAAAGATCCATATAACAAAGCACTAAAGTATAATGATATTTATGCAGATGAAAAGAAGGGTATTGTTGTAAATAAGGGTTTTGAGAAAGCTACTGCAAATGATTTTTGAAGAGGAAATGTATTTATCGCTGCTCCTGATGCATTCTATGGATATAATTCTTCATCTAATGAATATATTCCAAAAGATATGCTTAGTAGAATTGATAGACGAGTTCAAGCAAATAATATGATTGTAGATGCTGTAGATCATGTAAGAAACAATGATCCAGATTATTACAGTAAATCAAAAATAGGACAATTTAAAGATGAATAAGCCAAATGATTTTTTAGCTGCTAATTTAAATGCCCCAGAAAACTTTACATTATCTGATTTCTATGTTTATGGACTTACACCAGATAACACTGGTCTAAAGGATAAAGATTCATATAAGAATATCAAACAGGTTCAAAATAAGTTCAAAAAAGATAATGGTGAATTTGATGATGCGGCTTTTGATGCATTTTATGATAGTGTTAGTAGATCATATAATGATTGGGCACAAACAGATTTTGCTAAAAACATAATGTCTAGTATCCCTAGATCCAGAGAAGACATTTCTGATTTAAATAATACAAATATTCGTAATACGGATACTGAGTTATTCTCGTTGGCTGATCCTTGGAGACATCAGCGAGGAATGGGAAACGTATACTCTCTGGGAAAGGAATCTTTTGATATTCGTGAGGTTGCTCAAGCAAATAACGTTCGTGATGCAGAAGGAAATAAATTGGATTATACAGCCAACGATATTGGTTTATTCAGAAATCCTTTTAAGAGTTTATTTGGAACACCATTAGCTTTAGCAGAAGATGAAAATGGGCAGCCGATATTGGATGATGAAGGAAATCCATTTTACAGAGAACTTAAGAAAGGAGAATCTACTTATGGTAAGCAAGTACTACATGTTAGTGATACTTTAACTAAAGATGATTCTTGGTTAAATAAATTTGATTTCTTTGATAATGATGGATTGGATAAGAGTGTTGGTGGTGTAATTATGAATACTGCATCAAGAGTAGCACCTTATTTGATTCCTTATGTTGGACCTGTTCTTGGAGCAATTGATGCGGTAAAAGGATTAGCGACAGCATTACCTGTGTTAGCAAAGTCTGTAAATGGAATGATTACAAATGAGAATGACAATAACTCATTTGGAAAAGCTATGAATTCCATGGAGGCTTATATGGAGCGTTTTGGTTCCTCAAAAAGCCGTAATGCACAAGATCGTAATTGGGCATTTGAGAATATCGGAGACATGATTGCTACAAGTGCTGCACAATTATTCCAGCAACGTACATTTGCATATATTCCTTGGCTTTTAAAGATGCAAGATACTGAAAAAGCTACAAAAATTGGACAAGCTTTGAGTCTTGGATATATGGCTGCTACTTCAGCAGAAGATTCTCTTGAAACATTTAGAGAAGCTGGTTTATCTGACCGAGCAGCTGGAATTGCTACACTTGCATACGCTACTACTCTTTGGCGTCTTATGAATAAAGACTATTTTAAAGACCAACTCTTTAAAGGCACTTGATTAAATGGTTCTCCTGAAATCAGAAACATTCTTCGACAGAATAACAAGGAGGCTGCAAGAATTGCAATCAATTCTATTCAGAATGCAGCTAAACCAAATGCTACAAAAATTCTTACACAAGAAGAACTTAAACGCGAATCTACTAATATCTTTAAAGAAGTTAGTAATGCTTTAACACAAGCTTGGAAAACAAAATCTTGGTCTCCAATAAAAGGATTGGATATAATCACTCCTGGTTCTGCATTTGCAGAAGGAAACGTTTATCTAAATCGTGCTTTAAATGAAGGTATTGAAGAAGTAATGGAAGAGCAATTACTTGATGTATTAAAAATAACAAGCCTTGGTCTTGAGGGTCTTGGTTTTAATCTTAAAGATGAAACCAAAGAGAAACTTGATTTTGGATTAAGTGTTGAGGATGCTCTTCAAAGATACTTAACTTCTTTTGTTGGTGGTGCGATTGGTGGTGCTGTGTTTGAAGGATTGGATAGATATAACACTCGCATCTTAAATAAGAAGACAGCAGATTATGCAGGACGTGGTTTAAATGGACAATTAATTAGAGCTATACGAAATTATGGTTCTGATAGAGTATTAGGGGAACTTGATAATCTTTGGAAAGCTGGTAAATTAGGAAATAAGAATCTTGGTGTCAAAGGTCGTTTTGTAGTTGATCCAGAGAATAAAGGTAAAGAAACTTTTGTTTTTGATGAAGGAACTACTAATGATAATCAAAACAATTTAATGCGAAATCTAATGGCAATTCGCATTAAATCTATTGATTCAGCCATGCATAACCTTGGCATTTATGGGAAAGACAACGATATCATTAATGGAATTGTTCAAGAGATTGAAGAAGAAGCAAAGAAATCAGGAATAAGTACTGAGAAGTACATGCAATTAAACAAACGTGATGTATTTTCCGAATTTGTGCAAAAAACTGGTTTTGCCGATATAATCTTAAATGATATTGGAAATCTTGAAATTGATGCACTTGAATATGACTCCAAAATTGAAGAAGAGCGTGCAAGCATTCTTTCTAAATACACCGATGCAGACAGAGCTAAAGCAGATGAAGAAATAAGCAAAAGTAAAATTATCAAAGAATGGACTAAAAAGCGTGATGATGCTTTAAAACTCAGAGAGGATATTATTTCTGGAAAAGCTACTTCACAATACATTAAATATGCTGATTTTGCTTCCCATGGTTCTTATGTTGCAAAATTACTTGGCAAGCAAGACGATCCTAGCGTACTAGATGTTGCTTCTTATACTTGAGCTAAATATCATGTTACTTATGATTCATTATCTGATACTGCAAAAGCTGCTATGGATGAGGATTATGCAGATTATCAGAAATTAAACGGAGTTGATGCATTGTATTCTGCTAATGCATTATTCCAAAATGTTTCTAATATTGTAAAACCTGTAATTGATTCAACTGTAAACGAATTTAAAGGATATCATTACGCAACCGATTTATCGGAATCTGTGGTTGGAGATACTGTTACAGACCCCGATTTAATTGATCCAAGAATCCTTTTAAATAGAACACATCGTACGGATTATCATCCAATTGTAGACAAGTTCTTAGATCCAGCTACAGTTACTCCGAATTCTATTAACAAACTACTTACAAGTATTAGTAATTATTATAAATACATTAATGATAATAAGGTTATTGCAGAATATGGCGATGATTGGGTTGAATATGCATTATCTAGATTATCTGATACTTTAGAGGAAGGTTTTGATGTTGATGCATTAGATGCGCAATTTAAACAAGCTCTTGAATCAGAGCGGTTTAAACAAAATGAACGTATTAGCGAAGATGATCCTAATTTTGATGAAGCATTTAATTATAATACACAATATGGTGTTCAGGAACCATTATATGATAATGCAGTTAAACGAGCACTATATATAAATCGTCTAAAATCAATTATTCCAAATATAGTTTCCGATCCAGATACAGCTATTGAGCAAATAAACGATTTAAGAGATGTACTTGGTGCAGAAATAAGACAAGATGAAATTAGAGAAAATACTGTAAATACGTTAACTGATTCACTTAGTCGTATTGCGTCAAGAGTTAAAGCTATAAATAATGCTAAAGCAAAAGTAACTCATTCTCCTGTAATCGATCTTGCTAAGTTAATTTCTTATGAATTAAATGGAGTTGAAATTCCTATTCTTGATACAATTGCAAAGGAAAAAGCATCTTTAGTTTCTAAAGGAACCGCTTCAGAATACATGATTACTAGTGACGCTAATAGAGTGCAATTGGAATATGCTAAACGCCTTATGCCGATTATTGAAACTGTACTAGATGCAGCACTGAATGGCAATCGCTATACAAATCAATTCTTGGATGAATCGGAAGCTTTGCCGGTAATAGATAGAGGATTATACTCTTTATATGTTGATGATTTTCATTTCCTATCCAACAAAATAGATTATTTACTTCATTTAAATAGTCTTAATAAGAATGCAAAAGTTAGAGAGCACATAAATGTTAGAAAATACTTCTATCGTAACGTCATTCACAGATTACTTGATAATAATACACTTGATGGAGAGAAAAATCCAACAATTGATAAGTTGACTAAATCAATGAAGGATATTGATTTTGCCAATCTGTGGTCACAAGCTGGTGGTGATAATCTTGATTTGGAATCAGATGATCCTGCGGTTCAAGTAGAGGTAATGAAGGCTTTTGCTACATTTGAACATCTTATAAGAGATCATGTACGTAGAAATGTTACAAATTACTATGAGCTTGGTACAGATATAGCTCGTGCATTTGACGATTCCTATAAAATGAAGAATGGAATATTGTCAAGCAATTCAAACGATGATATCGATAATTTCGATTTAATGACCTATTTACTAACTGTTGTTGGAACAGATTCTTATGAATTTGGTCGTAAGTTAAAGTCAAAGTTTGAAGGAGAAGACAAATTCCCATTCTTTGGGCAGGAATTAGCTATCCGATTTGCATATTTAGGTATTAATAACTCCGATTTGATAAATGGTGCTATCGATGGTATAAGTGAATCTACGGATGATGCTGTTTCAACCAACGTCATTAAAGATGTTGATGAGAATGGTAAAACGCTAGATAAAGTTGCACAAAGTAGCATTGATTATCTATCTGATAGAGCTAAGTTGTGAAATACCGTTATCATTGATGGTTTTGCTGGAGTAGGTAAATCAACCGTAATTACCAAAATTGCACTTGAATTATCTGATAATATCGAAGCAATTGCAGTATCAAAGGATTTATCAAGAGCACAAGCACTCGGTTCTCAGTTTGCTGCTGATTCTGATCATGTTTTTACATTAGATCAATTACTAACTAATGTACTTGGTAAAGCATATGTTGAATCAGAATGAATTGGTCCGTATAGAGATCATAGTGCAAAACTTAAAGCAATCTCTAAACCAGATGTAAATATTCCATATGAACCAATCGAAACTAATGCTTCTTATAAGAATGCAAGAAAAGATACAAATAAGCGTTTAGTTGTTGTAATTGATGAGTGTACACAATTAAGTGAAGGTGAATGGCAAATTCTTGTAGATGCTGCAAAGAAAGAAGGAGTTACCATTATTGGTCTTGGTAATACAATGCAGACTGGTGCAATGGTTGAAGGAGACGGTCAATTAAATAGCGTTAATCTTGATGATTGTGTTTCTTTGAGTACATCCAAATTAACCATTTCAATGCGTACTGCAAATGCTGGTAAGAATGAAAACAACATTAAAGTTGGTGCATTAGCTAAGATTGCTGTAGATTTACAAAAGGATAATCCCACACATCCGATTCGTGTTCTTTCTACTGATCCAAAATTAAATCAGGAAATAAAACTAGAATATGATGAAGAAACCAATAGTGGTGATATGATTGTTTCTAATATAACAGATGAAACAATTGACAATTTAGTTGCTAAGTTAGGTCCTGATGAAAATCTTGTAGTTATTACACCAAATGATGATGATTTTGCTGCTTCGAGAGCAAAATATGCAGATGCTACTACAGAGTCTGGCAAACCAAAAGTTTCTTTCGTACAAGAAACATTAGTTGGAGGATCTGAATATGACTATGCAATAATCAATATTGACTTTAATAATACATTAACAAATAAACTTCTTGACATTAAGCGATTCTATACATTAATGACTCGTGCAAGAAAAGGAAGTATTATTAAGAATTCTAATGGTTTACAAAATGTACTGAAAGTTACAAGTGCTCCTTCTCCGACTGCATCTGCACAAGTTGTTTTTGACCCCGATTCAGAAGTTGCTAAACAATACAAAACTACTCGTTTAGAGGCCTTAAATGCTATTCCTGCTGAAGAATCTGTAGAAAATCCAGTGGCTCCAGAGCCAGAACCGACTCCAGAAGAAACTATTGATGAAGATGATTTAAGTAAGAATAGGGATGGTTCAGATAAGGTTACTGATGAAGAAATTCTAGAAGAAGTTGATTCTGATGCAACAGAAGATATTGATGATACTGATGCACCTGATGATTTAACTGATTACTGAATTACTTCCGGTACTGTTAGAGGATATAAAGCAAGACAGTATATTAGAAGAAAATCTTTATTAGCAAAAAGACAACACAATCTTGTAGATGCCGATAAATTTGCAGATTGATTAGCTGATTCTAAATTAGAATTACCATACAGTCCTGTTGTTACTACTAATCCTGCTTCAATAGAAACATATAAGAAACATATAAAGATTTTATCTAGTATTTTCTTAACATCTTCTACTGCTGCTGAAAGAACAGAAAACTTTGAAAACCGATTACGTACACTGTTAAATGACAGGAATGTTTATAATTCTGATGTAAGCGATAGTCTCTATAATGCGATTTCTAGAAGTACTGGCGTATTCTTCTCACAGAAACTATCGGATACAGAAATGTTAGTGTATTACTGTTTTGCAGATAAATATGCAATTCCTATTACAATTATCAATCTCTCACAAAACGATATTAATACAGAGCGTTTCTATAAAGATATTACATTTAAACAAGAGACTGGAATTATTCCGATTAGTAGTAATGGTCGTAAGAGATCAAAAGTTTCTGATACTATTGGTAATTTTGTAGAAATCGTTACTGATGGAGAGAATCCAATTACTGCAATCTTTACACCAAAAGATAATCTTGATGTTGCTAATAACAGAAGAAATAAATATTTCTTAGATAATCGTGGTCATGCTTATGTTGGACTATCTTCAGCATCAGGATTAACTTCTGATGAAGCTCGTGCACAATGAAATCCTCAAACAGATGATCAGGGAAGAATTGAATATTTCTTAAAGGATTCTGAAGGTACTTTTGCAATAGCTGGTGTTCAAGAAGATATTGATGCCGCTACATTCTTTAAAGTTCTCGAAACAGTCAGAATATTAACTAGTTCTAATGTTGATTCTGAAGGAAACGATGTAAATTTACAGACAGTTGCTGATTTCTTTAATGTAGATAAATTAGAAGTAAGAAATGATTTCAATGTGTTGTTACACAACGATCCTAATTTATCTGCAATAGAGAATGCTAAACTATTTGGAAAAATTCGTTCTAAATACAATATTTTGTATAGACGTGAAATTGAATTAATGACTTCTGCTATAATTCAATATTGTGTGGATCATAATCAAAAGGCATTAGAGTACCTTACTGAAAATTTATATACATCTTTAGGATCAGTTTATACTAATGCAAATCGTGGAGACTTAATCCGTACATCTGGACTTAGAATAACCGCATATGATAATAAACATCGTACAAGAAGATTTGAAATAATTCCAAATTCCGATTTATCTGAATTTTCAATATTTGAATCTACTGCTGAAGGCATTCGTTTATCTTCTGAAAAAGCAATTGGTACAATAAAAGGAGATTCTTTTATTACAGACATGCGTGTTGATCATAGAAAACTCATTGCCGCAGCATGAGAAGTTATCTATGACAATTCAGATCTTAAGAGTCAAACTGCTTTCTCTAAAGATCTCAAACAAAAAGCTCTTTCTAATAATTTAATTGATAGTTTAATTAAATCTGGTACGTTAAGTTTATCTTTAACTACAGAATCACAATCTGTTGGTGAAGATGTAATTAAATATTTCTCGCCGTTTGAATCAAAGTTGTTAGATTTAGTGTCCTATCCAAAATCTGTCGGAAAGACTGGAAGATTCTTGAATGATTCTGATTTTATGAATGTTCTTAAAGAAAGTTCTATTTTTACCTATGGTATTTATCGTCAGATTTCTGCAAAAGACGATATTGGAAACAATGATATTTGGCGTAGAGGACAAGTTGCTTTTGATAAACTTACTTGAGATATTGTTAAAGTGTTAGCACCAGTATACGATGTAACAACAACCGAAATTACTCCAGATAATGATAAAAATCACAGTTCTGGACAATATCTTGGAATTTACAATGCACTTAGAACAAATGAAACCAATGATGTCTCTGGTACAACAGTAACTCAAAACGGAAACAAACTTATATTTGATCCACAATTAAATGTTGATAGCAATGATCCAAGATGGGAGAAAGTATTTGGAAAAGAAGTAGCAGATGCTTATACAGCAGAAGGTTACATTTTGACTTCAATAACAATTACACCAAATAATGTTACTTGTCAGTTTAGAAAGAGATCTGGAGGACATGTTTCTAAAGTAATAAAAGCTGAAGACATTGAGACCCTGCTGGAAGGAATTACACATGATAAAATCAATTTATCATCTGTTTCTAATTCTAGAATCTTAGCTACATTTAATGGTGTGGAATTTATTGGTTCTGAAATTGCACCTAAAATAAAAGTTGGGGATATTACAGAAGACATTAGACGTGCCGAATTAAGTGTTGATAATAACGAATACACATTATATCTATATTCTAACAAATTAGGTGAAACTAAAGTTGTATTGGATGGTGATTATGATGGTATCGCTCCCTTTATTGATTCATTAGTAGCAAATTATAATAAATTTGGAAATTATATTGGAACTACAGAAGATGAATATTCAATATATTATAAATCTGGAGTAACTGTTACAATAAGAACTGAAGAAGCAGATGATACGTATTTCATTAAGGGTGTAACCGATAAATCATTATTACTAATGTCAGATTTAGGACTTGTTACTGAAATTCCATTTACTTCAATGGTCAATCCTAATCAAATTGCAGGTTTGTTTAATAAAGCAATTCTTTCTAAAGGAACAGGAGATCCTCGTTTAGTAAAAGCAAATGGATTTATTCAAGTAGTTGGAGGCACATTTAATATATCAAATGCAATTCTTTCTGAAATAAGTGATTATCCTGAAACAACTGGTAATTCAGAATTGAATTTAATTGATTTAAATTTAAATAAGATTACAATTAATGGAACTCAATATAATCTGAATCCAAATATAACGGAAAAAACAATCGATGCTTGGTTTGAGAATCTCTATTCTAAAGGTGATTTAAATTTAGCATTAAAAACTAAAATCAAGAATGCGTTTAAAGACATTGTTGATAGACTTCCTGGATTTGATATCTTTGTAGAAACTGTTTCTGCGAACAATTTGGAAGCTACAATTAATGCTTATTTAAATGATCATATACTTGCTTTAGATGGTTTTTATAAAGTTTCTATTACAGCAAATAAGTCTGTATTCTTAACAAAGGACACTAGTGCTAATGCAGCAGTAAAATTAGCAATTTTAAAAGCAAATGGAGGTATTAGTATTAATGATATTCCTGAAACAGTTGTTGATTCAAAAAATATTTGGAAATCTCCAGAATTTTCAGTAACTTTGTTAAATAATACTACCGTTAATGGAACGGTTGTAAAAATAGACAATGATTGAAAAGTTACTTTTACGACAGATAGTGCTTTATCACTTGATTATTTGTTTAACAAATTGGAACAATTGAAACTAAATCCAGAAGTATCTAATCAGGATATTGAATATTTCCAATACATGTTAAATCAAATGAAAAATAAAACAGCTCCTGTTGCAGCATATACTATATATAGCATTCAATTATTAGGTAGAGTGAAAGCAAATCCTGAATCAGAAGTAGCAAGATTTTATAGAGAATTAACTAATTATAATGAAAAATGTAACATTTAAGTATGGCGGGTTGTGGTACTAATAAATGAAGTCCTGAATGGATAGATAATATTCTAATTCACGCATTTGTGGATGGGGACTACATAGATTACATAAATAGTTGGTTTGATGAGGATACAGCTAATGCCCTATTAGAGGGCATTAGCCTAAATCCTTTAGATCCTAGTTCTGGTTTAAAATCACCAGAGGATGTTGCCACCTTTTTAATAAGTTTGTCTTCTAAACCAGACCCTGTAATGGAAGTGGATGAAGGTGAACAACCAAAGTATGAATCTGAAGATGATCTTGAGGACTTAAGTACATTTGCAGATTTTGTAACAAGAAGTGGTTACGGAAGAATCGAATACGACCAGTGTGTGAACGAATTTGAAGACGAAATATTTAATCGGGCTATACTTAAAAATGGAAAATTGCTTAATCCAAATAGTGTAAATGAGAATCTTTTAAATTATAAAAAAGAATTACTTTCACATTTGCGTCAATTTACACATGGTTCTAATGAGGTTCCTGATTTTAAAGACGACATAAGCTTTGTAAAGTTTATTAGAGCAACACTTTCTGCTTTTGATCAAAAGACTAAGAATCTGGAACCAGAGGCCTATAAGGATTATTTGTTTGATTTCGTAAAATTAGCACATTTTGATACTTTACTTGTTGATTTTGCTGGATTCATTAAAAAGAAAAAAGCTTATGTAAATTCAATTGGACTTGAAATGTACGAATCGATGAGTCCGTTTGATTATAAAGATAAGTATCAAACATATAGAGAAGATGCTGGAACGGAAGATTATTCAAGTGATTTTGTAAAATTGCTATTACGACATCTTAAAAAAGAAGATGGTACTCCAATTGGATTTGATGGATTTACAGCAGTTTCTGGTAAAGTTCTTGAATGAGTTGAAAATTATGGCAACGCAGCCGTTCAATCTGCTTTATATGGCGGTATTGATAGAATGTTAACTACTGAAACTGAACGCTTATCTGGAGAAACTACATCAGATGGTGAGCCTATGTTTACACAATATGGGCTTGAATATCTTTTAAATGAATTTATCAACTCTGTTCAATCTCGTTCTACATTAAAAACTGAAGCAAAAGCAATTAAGGATGTAATTTTTGGTAGTAAATCGAATCTTGATAAATCAATTAAGAGAATTCTTGCTAATCAGTTTATAACTTCTGTTCGTTATTCGTATATTGCGTATCGTATGCGTACAGATGGTTCTTCAGCAGAACTTCGGTTTACTGATGAATTATTACAATCTGAATTGGTAAATAAACAAATTTATAACATCCAAAACGTTATAAAGAATCGAGTATTGACTTTGAGAAGTAATCCAGAACAATTTGCCAGATTGTTAGAAAAGTACGATATTCGTATTAACTCAGCTGATGGTACAATTTCTATAAATAATAATGGAAATTATCCAAACTATCTCAAAGCAAGTTGGAAACCGATTCATGCAGATAAGCCTTTTAAAATTCAAGTTACGCTTGATACATTAAGAAACACATATAAGTTTGCAGGTGTTGAATCAAATGTACCTTCTGCATTTATTGATGAAAGCTTCATAAAGAACTTTATTCAAGATGTTACTGGTTTAACACTACCTTCTGACTATAAGAACGTTTGAGATGCATCCAATCCATCTTCTATTGGTAATACAGTTGCTAATATGTGAGATGCTTTTTCTCAATTAGCTTGGATAACGCTTTCTGCGTCTAAATATACACCAAACGGAGATAATATGATGAATGATTTTCAAGCATATAAATTCCGTTTTAGTGGCCAAGAATTACAACTTTATAATTATTACAATTTATTTGTTCCTATTGGAAATTTCTATAGTGTAGCTTATGGTGCTGAAGCAGCAACAGTTCTAAAGAACGCAGAAGGAAACAATTTACCTACTTCTCAATTGAGAACATCTATATTCGATGTAAAACAAGAAATCTGACAGAGTATAAATAATAAATTTAAAACTCCGTCTAATATTAAAGTACAGAATCCAGAAACAGGTGTTTGAGAATCAATGCCAGTTGGAAAAGATGCTGCATCTAATAACATTTTAGTTAAAAATCCAAATGCCATCGGATTGATTTGTACTCGTGCGGATATGAAAGTTGGAGATAAATCTAAAGCATCTCAAGATTTAACTCCACAAGAAGTTATGCAAGCCGCAATTGTGAACGATTTCTATTTCCATTTAAATGGTATGCACAATCGTTTACGCAGAGCAAGTAATCCAACAAAAGAGAATCTGATGGAAGATTCAATTTTGATTCAACCTATCACTTACTCTGATAAAAGAACACATTTCTTAATTGAAATCAATTTAAAGGCAATTAAGCTTGGTAAACAAACTCTAAAAGACGTTCTTACAACAATTTCTGGATTTGGAAATAAAACTGATGCGATTGCACAAGTTGAATCAGAACTCAGAAATAGTAGAGCCGACAGGGTAAAAACTACAGCAATTAATTTAATTCGTAGATATTCTATTGGTCTTGGCTTAAATATTGATATTTCTAATGATGCTTCTTATGCAACGATTAAATCAAATTTAGATACAATCAATTCAATCATTTCTAATTTATCTGAATCGGATTTAATTTCCAGATTTAAAACAGAATCTGGTGGTATGAAAGCTGACATTTATCATGAATTAGATTACGTAAAAACAAAATCTGGTTTAATGATAAATCCTACAATGATGAACCAACTAGAAACCTACGCTAGTGATGATTATGCAAAATTTAGAAATAGAATCGATGTTCAGAAATTTAGATTTGTTCGCGATTTAATTGTAGCAGGATTTGAATTTGACCCAAGTTCTAATCCCAGTTTACAGGCACACTTTAAATCTTTACAAGAAGCACATCCTTCATGGTTTGATCCTATTGATGGAACAATGAAATTGTGGAAACTCTACGATAATGACGGAAAAGAAATTGAAGTTGGTTGATATGATGCAAACAACATCTCTATTAATGATTTTAGTAAAATTGAGTATAATCCAATTCTAGAATCTTATTATTATGCAGACATTTTATTGTCTAATGCGTTTAATGATATGATTTTTGGAGACGTTAGTGGTTATAAAGCAAAACACTCATTACCTGTAACAGATCCTCTATTCTTAGCTGAAGATGAATCTTCTAGACTTACCGATATGGCAAAACGTACTGTATCTGGTGGTGCTTCTAGAATTACATTTGCACAAGGAATGAAATATGGAGTTCCTCCGACAATGAAAGTTGCTGCAATTAAAGATATGAAGAGTCACGTCTTCAATGTAGTTAGCACAAGTGATGATACAGATTCACAAGATGGTTCTGCACATACTTCTCCTATTTTTGCAAGACTCCAAAACTATTCATTACTTGATAGAAGAACCGGTAATGAAAAGAAGAAAACCTTTGCAAACTGGAGGGATTCTGAAACTGGAATGGCTGGAGAATTAAAGTTTGCTGAATATACGACAACAAATGAATTTAGACGCAAGTCTTCTCCATATAGTCCTTATTGTGCAGAAACAATGTTTAGACTAATGCATTCAATTAATGATGCAAAAATATCTAAAATAAATCTTTCAAGATATTATAATCTTGATTCACAACAAACTAATGATGAGGGCGATATTATCACTTTCTCAAAACCATTGTACCGATATAATGTTAATACTCTTCAATATGAACAACTTTTGAGCGTATCAACTGATAGACTTGGTTATACGATTGCAACATGAATGCCTGTAAATGAGGGGAATACTCCTATTGGAGAACCTTACCCGACAGATCGTATAAGAATTGATAATATTTATAAGTTAGATCAGTTATTTGGTGGTGCGTATTGTTCCGAATGAGATAATGAGTTAAATAAGTTCGTATGATCAGATGCAAATAATGATATTGTAACTACTATTGTTTGTGAAGAGAATCTGAAAGATGATTTTATAGCTCTTGCTGCAAATCATTCTGCAATTAAGACTGGTGTAAGAAATTTAAATCCTCCAGATGTATTCAGTATGAATAATACATCTCCATTAACTTATATGGAAGTTTCAACGGTTCACTATGGTATCCAGATGAATCCTGATCATGATATTGAACACAGTAGTGTTACAGAAATGTCTCAGATGATTTCGTCTTTGGTACAATCTGGATTAAAAACTGGAGAAGTTAATGAAATTTACGAATCTATTGGTATGGTTGCATTACAAGCAATTGACCAATTAAATCTTGCAATTGATAGAAACGATCAAACTGAAATCTATAAGATTATTGGTGAAGCGCTTGTAAGATCTTTTAGTTCTGGAAGTAAAGACGTACTTGGATTAGCACACGCTTTTGTTGCTATGGCAAATAAAGACCTGGAAAATAAGAGTTATAATGTAAGAATTCCTTATAGCGCTAATACAATTAAGGCTTCTTTCCAAGCCACGATTACATCATTCTTAAATAAAGAAGCCATTAGACGTAAGTATGCTGGTTTAGGTGGTGTTCAGACTCCTTCTTTTGGAATGATTCAATATCATCAAGTCGGAGATTATAAACTATCCTGAACAGAATTTATTAAAGAATGTGGTGGCTATCAACAGGCACTAAATGCTTTATCTGATAAATCAATTATTGTTACGCAAGAAGCAGTTGAGTTTGCAGATGGAACCACTTCTTATAGAACAATTCCTAGTAATCCATATATCAAGTTAACAAGTAGAAATAATCTTAAATTTGGAGACACTATCTTAATTAAGAATGTAGATGATTTAACATGAGATGGCGATGAAATCAAACTTGATAGACCAGAATTACTTGAATACTACAAATACAAATTAGATCGTACTAAAGAAATTTATGTTTGAGAATGTAAACCAAAAGATTTTGGAGGCAGTGAAATTGAATTTACAATTGGAGGAAATAGATTCTCCATCTGGGATTTAGATACCGTTAGAGGACTTGCTTACACAAGAGGTCTTTTAGATGGTACTGTTAATTTAGATGAAAATTTAGAAACAATAAAAGCTCTTATAAGGAACACGTTTCCAACAATTGATGTCGATAGTCTTGATTTAACAGATCCATATATTGTCGATGACTTAACAAAACGATTTAAATGGGAAGTTATTAATACAACGCTACCTTTATTAGATAGAATTTCAAATGGTTCTGGAGAAGTCATTCCTCAACAAATTGGATTTGCTGGTGGTACTGTTGATTCTGTTCAATTATCTCCAATTGAAATTGCAATCGGCAAATTATCTGCTGCAAAACTAGGTTTAACAAACGGTGATACAATTAATGATGTTAAACGACAGGGTGCTAAATTCTTTGAAAAGAAATTGCAACATTTACAATATCGACCTTCTTTACTAAGTGTTCCATCTAATTTGTATGATATAGTTTTACATAATTCAAATGGAACTCAAACACTTGTAATGCTTGGTGGTCTTGCCAATAATACAAATCGTATTAAACAAACGGTTTCTGATCCTGATATAAAATTAATTGGAGGTCATTATTGGAAAGATGATATTGATTATGGTGATGCTTCTGGAAAGATGTTTAGGCTGTACGTTGGTAATGATGGAACAATTTATAATGTTATTATTATAAATGATTGAAATGATTTTGATGAATTACTCAGTACAAATCTATATTCCAACCATGTATTAAATTATACGCCTTCTAACTGGAAACAACTTTATGCAAGACAGTATCGTCACAAAATTAATAATAAAGGTTATGTAGAACCAAATAATATTAGTAATTTTGTATTTAGTGGAACCGTAGATGATATTAAAGTTAATTCCGATAATTTAGATTGAGTTTGTCATGCTTTAAATAGTGCTGAAGATAGAGCACAAAAGAATAGAATTCAGGCTCTAGCTAGACAGCGTTTAGATGCATTTAATGCTCAATTAAAAATCATTATTGACCGTATTCCTTCACAGTCCATGCAATCCTGTACATCGGCTGATGTTGTAATGTTACTTGATTCTGATGAGAATGCCGTTTTAATGTCTAACTTCTTAATGTGAGTACAAGGTTCTGACCTTGATATTGATAAGGGTTGGATGATGGCTTATGAGTTAACAGATGATGGAAAAATTGCAACACTATCTAAACTTGATAGATATTATACTCCTACTCAAGTATTAGATTTACGTGTTCCAGACAATCGTACATTTACATTTAGTCAAGATGAGGGTGACATTGAAATCAATGATCCTACATTAAGTGATTTTGATATAATCAAAACAATACTCAATAGTGATTCGACACGTGTTTACTGGAATTTACCAGATGTAGAGAGAATGCGTAAAATCGAAGAACGTATAAATTTACATCAAAGTAGTAGAAATCTTCCAAAGAGTACTAAAGAATCAGGACTAAGAAATCTTGTTGTTCATAAGATTAACAAAGTTCTTAGAAGTCCTGCCGTTCAATATAATATGACTGTTCCAGTTGATGAAGCTATGGCAGACCTTAAACACTATATTCCAAAGAGTGCCGCTATAGAAGAATTTGGAAAAACTTGGGATAATCCAGCTGTAAAATATAATTTACAGTATGAAAATATGGTTGGACGTGCTGTTATTGGTATTGGTGCTGTATCCTTAAAAGCTTTCTATGGACTAACGGCTTGTTTCAATAATATTATTTCTAATATTGAACAATTAATTCCAATTGCTGGAAGTACAGATGTAAATAATGTAATCTTCAGACACATTAAAGACATTGTATTTGATACTAAGTTTGGAGCATCTGGATTAGCAACGCTTGTTAATCTAAATCTAACAAGACTAAAAGCGTTAACTGATGGACTATCTATTAGAATAACTTCTGATGAAGTAGATCCAGGGCAGAATAATCTTAAAGCATATATTATACCAGATGGAGATGAATTTATGTTTAATTTAGGTCAATTAGTCTCCGATTTAAATGAATTTGCTAACGGTAACTATCAGAATCCGAAAGATGGAGCCAAGGTGTTGTCAGGTATTGTTTCCTTAGCTACAGACAATGCAAAAACACTTGCTCTTGCCAAATTAAACGCTACAGCAAGATATGCCGATATTTATACATATTTGACATCGATCGGTGTACCATTTGGAGATATTGCTGAATTTATGACATCATCTACATTTAATTTGGTATCTAGATATTCTCAGGATTCTATTCTAGATCCAACCACTTCAAGATTTAATGTTGATAATGCTGTAGCATTTATACTTGATCAGAGAACACTTCCAAATATTAATAATTATGTATTTGAAAGTATTCTTACCAATATTTCCGATGAAAACAAATCATTTATTCATCGTTTGGTTTATGGTATTAATAAAAATGGTACTTTAAATAAAGCACAGTTTAAAGGTCAGAACGTATTAGATGCAATTCTAAGAAATATTGCTACAGAAACAAGAGTCGCTCTTGTTCAAAATGTAGAAGATCAGGTTGAAAGAATAATCAGCATTGTGAATAATCGAAAGGAGAATCCTGGAGAATATAGCACATTAATTCAGAATCTTTATAAACTCTTACGGGAAGATAAGATTGCACAAGAAACATTGCTTTCCACATTGGCATATAATGCTAATACAACGGAAGATGCACCAAATTCTGTTCCTGAAGATGATGTTGATTATGATGCAGAAGCATATTATCTTTACAATGAAGACATGGATTATATTGATTCTGAGGAAGATGCTGTAAGTGATTATTATCGTACAGATTCATTTTTTGAATATGGTGAACTTCAGAAAAAGGATTATGTTTCAGCATATAGATATGTTAGAAAATATTTGATTCCGAAGAATAATGTTTTAAATCGACTCGTTCTTGATCCAAAAACAATGAATTATGAATCTGATTTACAGAAACTTCAGAATATTCTTCAAGCAACAAAAGAACAACAAATTCTTGGTGCAATTTATGGTATCAATCAAGGTATGGATACTGGTGATTATGAAGAATATGCGAAAGTTACAAGAATCGAAAAATTCATAAATAAAAAGTACATGGATGCTGGATTAACGAATTATGAACCATTTAATTACATTGAATTCCTATCCAATACAATCACATATCCAGATGGAAAAACATACCAACAAAAGCAAATTGAACAGTATAATCAAGTAAAATCTACTTATAATGTTCTTCAAATGGCCATATCTGTACCACATTATCGCAGTATGTTAGATACAATTAGAACAAATAGATATTTAATTGAGCGTTCAATTGCTTTAAAAATGGAACGTGAGCTTGCTGATCAAGTTATCAAACAAGGTAAAGTACAAGATGGTAAATTTAACTATGGATATGGACAATCATTAGATTCTAAGGCTTTTGGAATTACTAAAAAGTATGTTAGTGATTTAATGATTCTTAAATGACTATCTTATCAGTCACATTTGAATATTTATGTTCCCGAAGGAGAATTATATTATCAGACATCTGATTGAACAAAACCTATTGCAAATAGAAGAGATCCTCTTACTGGAGATTTATCTACCGAATTTGTAACATTATCTTCTGTTGAAGGTTGTGCAACCTTTAAGAATTTAATGGATAACTACATCATTCCAAGATTAAAAGAAATATTTCAAGATAACGAATTTATTCAAGCTTTACAACCGGGTAGTACAAGGAATAAACACATGAATAAATTAGCTATTCAATATCAACTTCCTTTCAATGTTTCTGAAGTTAGCAAGAATCCAGCTCTACAATTAAAATATGACGCTATATCTAATGGTTTTAGAACACTTATGAATCAAAAATTACCTAATGAATTAGCACAACAAGTTGATCCTGAAGGTACTTGAACAATTGGTAATCTGTTCTATATTTATAACCTGTTAGTTGGTAAAGATGGATTTACTGCACAAGGTATGACCCGTTTATTTGAAGATATGTACAATTCTGGAAATCCTTTCTCACTTGTAAATAATTATTATCGGTGATTATCTAACTTAGATGCTCGTAGACCTGGATTTGATTATCGTGACATCTTTGCAGAAGAATTGAGTGGAACGGATAACAGCTTAAGAAACCTTCGTTGGAGACTTTCGTTCTTGGATAATGCTGATTACAAATTCAAAGTAAAGGAAAAACGAGATAGACAAGGTAATTTACTTGGAATCGCTTTTATTGGAGAGAATGGAGAAGAAGGACCTACTGAATCAATAATGGATATTAATATTTCAGATTTCACATTTGATATGCCGTTTAGATGGTCCGGAAGATTCAACTACCAAGTTTCAGATGTAACGAAAATGCGTGCTGCACAAGATTATTATCTTGCGAATAATTCAGTAGATTACAACAAAACTGAAATTTTGAAACATATTGTTGATTATCTTACCTCTAAATTTAATGGACGAATCCCTATTCAACTTATAACAAAAGCGGAATTGGAAGATATGCGAAAGAATGGATATGGTGTTACTTTTGAAGATGCTGAAGATTTCAATAGAACGTCAAACGCAGATGCATTTATTCATAATGGAACAATTTATGTAAATGTTACAAATGCTTCTATTGATGCACCTATACATGAAATGATGCACTTAGTGTTTGCAGCAATGAAATTTGATGATAGATATAAAGAGCTTTATTATCAACTAGTAAATAGTATACCAAATTCATCCAATCCAATAATCCAAAACATTTGAGAAAAAACAAAAACTAAATACAATCTACGTAATGGTTCTGATATAAAAGAAGAAGCATTAGTAGAAATGCTTTCTGAAGGATTCAAACAACAATTTGAAAATAATTGAAACGGATTAAATCAAGAAATGAAAGCTAGCGATATTGGAAGAATTACTATTGATATACTAAATGAACTTCTAGATAGTTCCATTCCAGAGGACTTTGATCCTACAACATTGGGTAATATATCTATACGTTCTGTTTTACATAAATTTGGAACAAATGCGTTTAGTATTTTTAATAATGATTTTGCAATAAATAGAGTTCCATTAAATGACAGACTCCATGAGATAAAAGATAAACTGATTAGACAAACGTTAAAAGATCATAGAATAACCTTTAGTGATGAATGTATTTAATTTATGGCTTGTAATATACAAATAATTTTAAACAATCAGGTTGTAAAAACAGTACATAGCGACGAGGAACTGGATGACTGGTTATATAGTCATCCAGCTTCCTTGGAAGCTATATTATCTGGAACAGGAAAAATATTCTCGTTTTCATCTTTAGATGAAGCTTCTTCTAAAATGAAGGATATTCTCGCTAAAGGTAAAAAGATGGGCGCTAATAAAAAAATTAGTGGTTTTCCTGATACCGGATTAGTATCTGTTGGCATAACTAGTTTATATAGTGAGTTTGGACGTTATAAAAACTATGGTCAAGGTATTATAAATGATACTTCTTATGAAGAAGATAATACTAAATCAACGCAACCCGGTATAATTAAAAGAACAGACGTTGGTACAGAAGTTGATCAAATGATCGGTGCTTTAATTGAAGCCAAACCAATTCCAACACCAAAAACTTTTTCATCAGAAGTAGCTAAAAATCTTAGAACGGAGTTAACTGGAGAACACGGATTCATACAATCTTTATATAACAAATATGGAGTAACGGATCCGAGTAAACAAGTGTTTTATCAAGCACAAATGTTTACTCAAAACTTTGGTAACGCTCTTATTAAAGAGTTATCTGAATCTAAGAAACCTGTTGGTGCATTAAAACGACTTGCAAATGAAATCAATACAATTGAAGCTATTCCAGACTTATTAATAATTGATAAGAATGGTGTAGTTCATGTAATTGATTTTAAAACTACTGGTCTTGATACATCTAATTGACTTCAAACAAAAAATTCTTATGTAGCACAAGTAGCATCTTATAGAGAGATTCTTAGAGACCTTGGTTTTACAATGGGTGATGCTGTTCTTGCAACATTTAAGGCAAATTATACAACAAATGCTCAAAATGAAGTTACACAAGTAAATAGTATTACAGTTGGTGAACAAATTGTAATTCCAAATACTCATATATATGTAAAAGTTGCTAGAGATTTCTTCTCACGTTCTCCTGAAGTTGAAAATACAACTCTTGGTGAAGTTTCTAAACTATTATCAGACGCATTCCCAGGTTCTGAAGTTGGAAATGAACTTACTCCAACAGATGTAGATATAGATTATATGAAAGAGAAGATTATTCGTAAAGTTAGACCAGATACAGAACCTTACGAAAAAGGATATCGCTTTGTTTTTTATAGAAAATCTACTATTACTGGATTTAGAAACGATTTACCTGTTTATGGTAAAACTAAATCGGAATTAACAGATGATACTGTTGATGCATCTGGAAAAGTTGTTAAATCTCCTTTAAAACAATACGTAGAGCAAATCAATGCTAGAAAACAACAAAGATTCTTAGACTTTGGAAAGGATTTAAAACACGCAATTCAAGATACTTCTGTGCAAGAGTTTGAAAACACTATTGATTATATCGCTCCTGGTAATCATAATACTATTATGCACACCTTTAAGAGATATATACAATGTGGCTGGAATTTTCAAGAAAATGAGAAATTAAATGCTAATGGTATATATCTTTTCACAAAAGGTGATAAATTAGAAATTGTAGTAATTGATGAAGGTCACCAAATCAATAAAGAAGTAAAATTACCATTGGGAACAAGTGTTCTTGGTACATTTGTTAGAGATGGTTCTTTAACAGATACCAGAACAATTATGAAAGCAACTTATGGTAATCTAATGTTAATGAAAGCACTTGCTTTAGTTGCACTTGATCCAAAGCTTACAGAAAATCGTAAAATCTCTTCTATTCGTGCATTGAACATTCATCAGTCTCATGTTTATGATGAAAACAATTCGCGTTTAATTGAGAATTGAAATGCATTTGCATTTAGATATAAAGAGGCTACTGGTAAACGATTACGTAATCTTGGATATAATACGTTTATGAATGATGCAGATGCATTAGTTGATATTGCTGATGAATATATTGAAACATTAAGTTTAATTAATGGAAAGAGCGAGAATCGAAAGAATCTTCTTATCACTCAACGCGACATGTCTGAAGAATTAATCAAACGTAAATTAGACTTATTACGTGCTGAAAACAGAGACCTCTACGATATCAGAAATAAAGAGTACGGAAGACCTGAATGGGATGCTTTTGCATATCTAGAAAGAGCTTTACTAGCAATTCATAATTTCCATATTTTTCAAGAAAAAGATCTTGGTAGAATCTTTAATGGTATCGCTCTTACAGGTATTGATATGCGCTCTTTTGGTAGTTCTACTTCTCCATTAGCAAGACAAGCTGCAGAAATGATGAGTTATTATCGAACTGCTGCAAGATTAAAATTCTTAGAGGAACAAACTAAGTGATCTAAGTTACTAGAAGCTGCCTATAAAGAAGAGGGTTGATCCGGTATTATTGGAAACGATTGAAGATTCTTCGAGAAATGATTTAAACATGATAAGGATGGAAAAATTGATACTAGTTTCACATTAGTTGATCCGTCTGATTTAAATGCTGGTGAGTCATCTAAAAAGGCCCTTCAATTCTTACTAGAAACCAATGCTAAATACAGATGGCCAGATCTTTCTCTTGATGAAGCAAAACTTCAGGACGAATACTATGAAATGCCTCTATTCTTGGCTGATAGTATTGAAATGCTTGTTGGAGAGGGTCCTTTAGCAGCATTAAAAACATCTTGAAAGAAGGCTAAAAACTTAGGAATTGAATTAGTTTTCGGAAAAGAAGTTTCTGCAAAAACCAGAGAACAACTTTCTGAAATGTCACTAAATCTTCCAAATGTTGCTTGATCTGATGAAAATGAAAGACGACAACATCTTGAAGAAAATGGTCCGATGCATTATGAGCGCAATCTTGATACACTAATGTTGACAATTATTCAATCTGGAGTTAGAACCGAGGTTGGTCCAAGATTCTGTGAATTCTTTACTGCATTTATGGTTGTTGCAGATTATATGCAAAAAACTCAAGGTTTGGATATAGATAACATTAGAAAAGCACTAAATAACTTTGTACAAAGTAAACTCTTCGGACACGATATTCGAGATCCTGAAAATCAAACACTAAACGCTATAATAGGAATGCTTAAAGGCATGACGGCTTCAATTGCTCTAGGTTGAAACACTCGTGCGTTCTTTAGAGAAGGTCTTACTGGTATTAAAAAACATTTCAATCGTTTTATTTCACAAATGGATATACATGAGCGATATGGAAGACCTAGTTTTTTAACATCTGATAATTTTGCAGAAGCTTATGAAGATGTAATGAGTCGTATTGGATCATCAAAAGATGAGCATTCAAACTTCAGTATTTTTAGTTTTTACCATCAATTAAATGCTATTTATGGAATGGTTAATTTCTCATTTGAAGAAATGAATCATTCATCTAAAGTAAATCAGTGAACTGTTCTTGGATTCTTTGGGGATAAGAGTATGAGTACTGCTACTGGTCCAGACTTCCTTCATAGAATGGCTATTCTTGGAGGACATTTAAGAACAGTTGGTGCTTGAGATGCTTATTCTCTCGATAAAGATGGCGTTTTAAGATATGATATGACCAAAGATAAGAGATATGAAACTTATCTAAAATATCGAGACGATGAAGACTCAATTCCAGATATTGAAACAAGAAGAAAATATCAGAATGAGAAACAGAATTATCTCCAAGCCATTAAATCTTGACAAATAGTAAATCCTGAAATAAAGGAAGGTGATATGTTACCACAAGCACTATCTCCACAAGAAACATTAAATGTTAAACAATTTGCTGATGATTTATATGGTAATTATGATGAAGAAACCAAATCAATCGTACAGAAACAAACACTAGGTTCGCTATTCTTTCAGTATAAAACATATGGTCTTGCTCAAGCCGCTCAATGATTTGCTGAGCCGGGTTATACAAATACTCTTACATGAGTAGATGTTACAAATAAAGATGGCAAAAAAATGGTTAGAATTCCTGTTTATAATTCATCTGGTTATATTGAACATGGCGAATTCATTGATAAACCGGAAGATGAAGTAACTGAAGAAGAATGAGCTAGAGGTGCTTTCTATTGGAAACAACTTGGAGGTAATCAATTCATCGGTAAATTACAGACTGATTGATTAGTTGCAACTCATCTATTTACTTTAGATTCAAAAGAATTTAATGATTTCTGAAACGAACATCCTTTATATCGCTCCCAACTTTATATGTCGATGCTTGATTTATTTGAATTGATGTTGATTTCTCTATTATTAAGATTATTCTGGAATACTGACGAAACTCCAATTTATCAACAAGATTTCTTACCTAGATGAACACACGGTGTATTGTATGGTGCTGCACAAGATGGCCCATTATTCCAAACATTCTCTGCAATTGTTGGTGACGGTACTCCTCCTGTTCTAGGAATGTTAAAAAACTATTATAATACTGCAATAAGTGTTATTAATGGTAATAGCAACATTCTTTATGGTTTGACAAAAACTGTAGGTACAACTCGAGAACTATCTAATCTATTCAAAGACTTATAAAAAAATAAAGCCCCTACATCACATTACGTGGTGCAGGGGCTTTTTGTATTTATTTCGATGTATTATAATTTGTTGTAGTATCATTAGTATTACACCAAACTTCGAATGGTTTATAATAAGGTGTAGTTGGATAATTAATTGGATAATTAATTGGAACTGTAACAGGTTCTATTTTTATCTCTCCTGGTTTATTTATAGCTTCAAATAATATTAAAGCTTCGTCTCCAGTAATATATTTTAAATCAATTAAACGGGCAATTATCTTTTTAGCTTCTTCCATATTAATCATAAAATAATCCGTATGCTGCTCCATCTAATATAGACAGCCTCTCTTCATTCAAATCTCTTGTTCTTAAAATAAAATCAGGAAGGATTAATCGTATAAGTCGGCAAAAAATATTTAAATAATCGTCCAATCCGTTAAAATAAAAACAATTTAGAGGATAATTTTCATCATTTCTATTAACTTCCGATTCATCAATCAAATTATATTTTAAAAATAGATTTGTTGTATCCTGATCTAAAAATCAATCATACGCATATTCATTCATAATCGTTTCAGTAAAATCAAATCCAATCATAGTACATGCTGTTTCATAAGCACCTTGAATATCTTTTACAGAATAATTTGACTCCATGTGATATTCTGAATAATGGCCATGACCATCACCACATGGATCACCCAAACTAAAAGTAATATTATGCATTTATAATGTCTTTTATTTTATTAAACAAATCTTTTAAAGAACCGTTATTTTGAATTGTATAATCAAACAACCCTTGTTCTTTCATTTCTAAAACTTCTCTTTCAGATGAATGTGAACCAGGTGTACATCCAGGACGTTCTATATAAATAATAATTCCATCTCTTAATTTTACTTCATCATATTCAACTTTAAATCGTAAATCAGAAACTATTGTATTTTTACTCACACATTGATTTAAAGTAGAATTGATTCAGGTTTTATCTCCAAGAAATTTGCGAATAACAGATGTACCGTAATATTGCATTAATTGTCTAATAGAAAGATATCCTGTAATAGGTGTTTCTGTTTTAATTAATTTAGAAAATTTATTTTCTGATAAAATATCATCATCATCTAATAAACTTTTATCAATTATTAACATTGAATCTAAATCAACAAATACATTCTCTTTAAAATACCTGTCATCAAATCTATCAATTGACACATTTAATATTACAGATAAACTATCTTTTAATGGTTTTGCAAATGCAGTTGTATTTCATTTACCAGGTCATTTTCTAAAAATATTATAGAAGAAAAATGTTTTAAATGGTTTGGGTGCGTTTAAAAGGTACTCCAACATTCCTGAAACAGTATCCTTTCCTGAATTTTTAAGTCCAGCAATAGCGATTAATTTACAAGAAGATAATGAAGTTCTCATGAGTTTAAGTCAAATAATTCGTTTATAAAGACCGTCTTCTCTTGATTAACAAACTCAAGCCACATATAATCTTGGCCAATTATATCTCTTAATGTTTCTAATTGTTTTTGAGTTATACAATAATCATAGTCTTTTCTATCTAGTGTACAAATATGATTACCATGTTGTTTTATTCATCCATTCTTTTCAAGCCATCTATCTGGATTTGATTGAGGAGGAACTAATCCATCTTGCATTAAACGATTTGATAATGCAATATGAATATAGTCAATATCATCCTCATTTAATCCATAATAATCACCATTAGGGGCAATTCATCCACCATAACAACATGTTTTACTTGGATTCATCATAATTTGTATTTCTATATTTTTCAAGAGCTTCTTTAAATTTTGGAGAATTAACAAATCCGCAAGTTTCCATTTCTGGACAGAAACCTCGATAAACACAATTTGGAACGCATTTTTCTGCCATTATAGGATCAATTTCTCCAATAGCATTAACCACTTTTTGCCAAGCATCTCTTGTTTCTGGAGAAGCTTTATTACAAAGTCGTTTTCTTGAAATATTTATCATTGCCTGAGCGTTTACAGAGAAATCCATATCATTTAATGATCCTTGAGGAAGTTCATCTCTAGGAACTTCAAGTTTCCTACGATCTTCACGTTGAGAATGTACAAATGGAATAAATCCAAGCCAATGTCGAACTAACTTTACTACCTAATATTACTATTAGGAATAGACTATCTCACCCTCCATATTTTTGGAGGCCGTGCGCTTCCACCAGTACGTCTCTGGTGTACGAAGTTACACTCATCACTTCTAGTCGTTACAATTATTAAATTTTCAAATATATCCGCATGCAGATTTAGTAATACCTTTACAGACATTTCTAATTCTAGTAGAAACATTTTTATCAAATTTACCTTTTAATTCAACAATAGCGTCCTCTAAACAGTTAAACGTTTTTATAAAATTTCCGCTTAAATCATATTGATCTACAGCTGGATTCTGTTTAGGAGCTTTTTTAAAAGGTACATACTTATCTTCTACAGTAGGAATAATATATGGATATACTCTATAATATCAAATATCATCAAATGTAAATTTACTAATTTTATCTTTATATTGTTTATAACACGAAGAAATAGGAATACCACTTGCTTTACTATTCCTTATATCTTGAACATATTGTTTTGCAGCAGTAATTGTATTTTTACTTTTATTTAATCTATGAAGTTCTAATATTTCTGATTTATATTCATCATCATAAACATAATAATCAACTTGTTTATGTGTTTTACCAATTCAGATATCTGCAAATGTATTACTATTTATTTGCTGAAGTTTAAGTATTTCTGCATAAGCCTCTTTTTTATTATATCCGTTAAAATAAAGCGATCTTATTTCAGAAACAATTGCGTCAGAAATAACACAATTTGGATTATTTTCCCCAAACATTGTTGGACCTCTATCTCCTCCTTTTGAAATATTATATCCTATTGCTTTATTTGTAGAGTCGTATAAAGTAATATAATAAATTTCCCTATCATCTAACTCTTCAATTAAGCATTCTTCTATTACTTCAAATTCAAAATTTTCGATTCCGTATTTAGTGATTGCTTTTTGAATTGGATAAAGACAATTTTTAGATCTTCATTTATGTTCTTTTCAGCGATGTGTTATATTTTTACTTTGTCCTATGTAAATTTTACCATTAATTTTATTTGTAATTTTATATATCCCTATCATATTTAATTTAATAATCACGGTGTTATCCTTCAGTTAAGGACTTTCACCGTTAGCCATACAATTATGACCCAATAATTGTAATCTTATTGTTCACACGGTTATTCAATATATATTTCTATATAAGGGCACCTAATTGATGCGTAGTTACCCATTGTTTAATATCTTCAAAAGTTACATCATATTCAACTAATCTAATAGGAGAATGTTCAGCAAGAAGCATTTTAGCCTCCCAACTTTTAGATGGCTCTTTATCGAGAGGCTTTTTACCAACAGTTCTTCTTGCTGCGTTTAATGCTCTTTTTCAAGTTGTTGCAAATTCAGCTCTAGTTACTTTAGTCACATAAGCCATAATAAACAATTTTACATGTTCCGTACCAGAATGAACCTTCAATTAAGTAACCAGTATATTCTTCGTCTTTAAAAATATAAGCCCAATAATCAAGTTGCCAACCATTGACCCAATCATCCAACTCAACGAATTCATATTTACTATCACTAAATCGATATCCTAATTCTTCAAGTACCTCTCTCACTTTACCAAATGGATAATTTGATAAATCGATTTCTTTAAGACCTTTGCTTAAATGTTCTTTAATTTTTCTCTTTTGAAATAACATATTATTTTAATAATTCGTATTTAAATCCTTTTGCAGATGGATATTGACGTCTTACCATTATTCAAGCTTCTTTTTCATTTTTAGCGTGAAATGTAGTATTTATTTCAACTCGATTTTCAATAAATACTCTGAAATTATATTCGTTCATTATATTTTTCCCAAAATTTACGAATTACGTCTTCACCAACAGGATTTTCCCTGTTAGCATCTCTTTTTAGTAATTCATCTAATGGTACAATAAATTTTTTAAATTCTATTTTTGCTCCAGTTTTCTTTGCAATGTTTGTTAAGTCAGAAATATATTTTGGATTAAGATTTGTATCATCAATGATAACATTCCATTTAGAAGTTAATGCAATAAGAATTATTGCATATTCACTATCTTTTACAAGAGTTTCTCTTGATACCATCCAATAGTCTCCAAACATTCTTCTAATAGAGTCACGATTAACAATAATTCAATCCTTTTTATCTTTTATAAACTCACGTGCAAAAGTTGATTTTCCAGAAGCTAGTTTACGGGAGCCCCTGCAATATTAACATTGCAGGAGCTCCTTTTGCATTAGAATTAGTCATTTTGTACAATCTTTTTAATTTTACTTGCTTTTAATGGACCGTCTGTATACTTTTTAAACAATTGTAACGGATAATATAATTTTTCATTAAATGTATCCATTATTGTTTCTAAATCATCTGTAAGTCCATTAACAATTTGACGATAATCTTCTGCAACCTCTTTAAAATTTACAATTTTATGATTTTCTATAATTTGATTTGCAAATTTTAAATACTTTACTAATTCTCACAACTGTTTTTGACCAGTTAATGAATTTCCTTTTAGTATATGTGCTTTTGCCGAAGCTATTACATAATCATAAATAGAGTCAAATTCTTTACGAAGTTGTAGAGGATTTGTTTGCAATAATAACTTTACATGTTCTTTAAGAACATATTTCTTTGGAAGACATGCACATTCCCAAGCAATCATTTCATTTGCTAACACTTTATTAAACCAATCTGAAATATAATAAAGTTGGAAATGTTCATCATTTTTAAGTTCTTCTGATGGAATGTAATCATCAGATACAATTAGTAGAAAATCCCTATCGTCAGAATTAGTAAATAATCCATGTATCTGCAATCCTATCTCATAAATGTACAATACATTTTTATCTTCTATTAATTGTTGTATATCCATTAACTTTCATCCTCAATATTTCCTTCACCTGCGTCAAGTAAAGCTTGTTCCTTATTTAAAAATGCAAAACATTTAAGTTTAAAGGCAGCTGAACGCATGTTATCTATCTTTATTACTAATCCCTCATGAGGAACTTTATTCTTACAATGTGGTGAATTCTTTTCCATATAGAATTCCGGATCATTAGCAAGTTTTTCAAGGAATTGTTCGAACCAATTTTCTGGATACACTGGTTGTCCATTTACATCTTGATAAAGCTCTGGATAAAGATTTCCAGCAAATCCATAATAGCACTCTTCAACAGGAATTAAATTATGAGTTTCACACCAAATCTGAACTTCTCTAGGAGAAAATTCATGAACTATTCCGTCAGGATTGGTAAGTGTAATACGATAAATCCTTACTTTAAAATGTTTTTCTGGAATATATTCATCGGGTTTTGTTGGAGGAACACATCCATAATCGTAGTTCTTTTGTATATATCCACCGGAGGGTAAGAATCCAACAATCTCATAATAAAGTGTCATTCCTTTGATTAGATAAGGTCTTACATATTTATCTGCTTCTGACCATACATCACAACCGTAATATCCATCCTTAACAGCTGGATTATAATTTGCATTCTTTATTACAGTTCGAGAGGAATAGATATAATCATAAACTGATTCCCACTCGTTAAATCCTTTACCTCCAATCCAATTCAATATTCTATTAAACTTACTCAAAGGTTTCTTAGTTAATACATAAGCAGAGATTCCACTCGTTCCATGTATTTTATACGACATATGTATTAAATCCTCAGGTTTAATTGCATTAGGAATTTTCTTAATTAAAATTGTGTCGTAATGAAAGCGGAACTGTGTGTCTATAATACGATTAAATCGTCTAAGGCCTTTTTGTCTACGATCATAGTGAGTTTGTTTTATAGAAGTAGTTTGGATTGGAACAATGTATTTCTTACAAATCCAAAAGGATTTACCGTTATGTTCAACTGTATCAAATTCAGTATTATTTTCAATATCTGATTCTTCGATATTAATGTTTACAGAATCAATAATCCAATTTAATAACGTTTGTAAAGGCAAAAGAAAACCTTCAGAAATACAACCTCTTAGTTTAATTGCTTTAACCCTGCCATTATCTTCAAACATTCCAGTCTGTTCTGGATTGGCATTGAGTTGTCCATGACGATAGAGGTTAGCAAAGCTAAGAAATTGTGGATTGATACAAGAGCTGGTCGGGAAATATACATATTTACCGGGCTGAGAGTCAATACCAACAATGATATTATATCCGTCAACATATGTGCATTTTAATTTAGTAACTTCTGGATCTGGATGATCATGGAAGTCTTTTAATTCCACTACTTTCGCTAAATAATTAATATTTGCGTTTTTTGAAATAATAAGTTTCATAATTGAAAATAAACCAAATTTTTATAGGTTAAATATACTAAACGGGTTCCCCTACCAGAAGATATCTATATGGACATCTAATGGTAAAAGAACCCGTAAATTTTCAATTTTATGAAAGAAATTCCAATATAATTTTGGAATCAATCTTTTGTCCGAATCTTTCGGAACAAGCATCCTGAAATTTCTTAAAAGAACTTTTTGTCTTTGGAATCTCAGTAAGTGAATTAAGGAAGCTTATTACCTCCTCTTTAGCGGGTTCTTTTGGAAGCCACTTTTGAAGAATGTTCTTCTCGGTGTTTTCTTGTAACCATAAATCTCTACGATCACTATTTGCATACAGGTTTGTATTCTCTTCTCTTTCTTTATAAAGTCTTTTTAGAATTTCTATTGTTTCCAAACCTGGATTATTAGAAGAGATGTAATTGAAATCAGACTTAATGTTTCTTAAACCTTGAAGTCTATGTTCATCTCTTGCTATTCCAAGAAGCATTTCTTGTCGAATTGCTCCATCAATGAGTATAATAAATTCTTGTTTATTCACAATACATCTTATAAAGTCCTTCAAAATCATTCCTACAAGCCTTATCATCAAATATAAGATTAATAAAACTTGAAGCAAAATCGTTACTCCAGATAGAAGTTAATAGTAAAGAAATCATATTAAGTAAAGGATGATTTATATTTTGCATCACACTAGGCTCAAAGTCAAATCCAAGCGCATGCAAGCTTATAACATTCTTTTTATATAAGAAGACTTGATCAACAAGCCTATCATAAGTTTCTTTACTTACAATAGGAGTCGGACCATTATATATAAAAGAACAGTGTGTATCTGGAATAGAAGCTGGTTCTTCTTTTTCAGAGCTTTCGTTCTCAACTTCTCTAATTGCTTTATCTAAAGCATCCTTATCACCCAAAAGAAGTGACATTAATTTAACAAAAGGATCATTTCTAAGAGCTTCAATTTCTTTTTCTGTATATTTCATAAACATGTATTTATTTAATTAATTATCAAGATCTGATTCCCATCGAACTGTCCTAAAAGAAGGAAGGTTTGGAACAGGGTGTTCAGAATTAGTCATTCCAAAATATTTAACAGTTCCCATTTTACCAATTATTTCATTTAAATGATCTCGATATCATTGTTTTTGTGCTCTATCACCAATAGGTTTTGCTTTAAATTGTGTACCGTCTTCTGTTTCCATCAAGAAACACATATCTTCATCGCGAAGACCTTCAACAAGTCCAACAATTCGAAATTCCGAATCAGTAAACAATTTTATTTTCATCATTCTATTATCACGAGCACCAGGTTTATATTCTTTTTCTGGATCACGTACTACAAGTCCTTCGTATCCTGCTGCAATAGCTTCATCGTGCATTTGCATGATTTGATCTAATCCTTTCACTGGTCGATGTTCCACAAATATAATTCTGGAATTATCTGGTCTGGAATCATTGAGCATTCCAAGTTTTTGTGCACGAATTTTAAACGGAAGCGTAGTATCAACGATATCATAACAATGAAATACCAATTCTTTATGTTCTTCAACAAGTTCTTCACGTCTACATAGTCCGCTGATTGTCTGAAGATTCCACAAATGTCTGTAGATTTCTCCATCTAATATTAAGTCTGGGTTATCTTTGAATATCTGAATTACATATGGATCTTGACGAATATATGTGGCAGGAATATCATAATCTTGTCCACCTCTAGAAGCTGTATGAACTTCTCCATCTTTTAAAAAGAGTAGAGCTCTCACCCCGTCGTGTTTGTAGCTTGCCAATCATTGTTTGTCGGTTTGAGATGTTTTAGTTCTATCCATTACTTTACAGAGCATTGGTTTAATTGAACCGTTTTGATCAGTATTGGTTTCAGGTAATGCTTCCTCAGCAGTTTCTAGAGTAAGATGTTCTATTCCAAGATCTTTAATGTTTTTATAACCTTTATCGAGATATTTTTTAAGTTCACTATTATATTGTAATAATGCTTGTTCATCTAAACTCCGCTTGGCCTTACCGCGATCAACAGTAATTATTGGAGCAATAACCATTTTACCACCAAGAAGACCACTTTGTCTTTCTATAGCATAAGCATGAATCGATTCTTCAAATTCGCAAGAGATTTTGGTAACTCTAATTTTACCTTTAGCATCTCTTGCAATAACTGTATCATTAAGTTGTATCATTTATTCACATTTCTCCAGGTTTTGGCACTACTGGCTCTCTTATATCAGCTAACTTTCATAAAGAGTTAAAACAACTTTTATTTATTTTAGCTATAATATTAGGAGAATAAAGATCATATTCATTATCTTCTTTTGGTGCATCTAAAAAGATTAACTGAATGCTTCCACCAGAATAATCTTCGTTCTTTCAATCTCCTCGTAATACAATTATTATATTTTTATATCGCAATTCAAATCATTTAACATGTAATTTATACTCTGTTAAATAAACATCGTTTTCGATCTTTCCAGATCAAAATTTAGAATTTTCAATTGCTCATTTTATAAACTTAGGAGATACTAGTTTTTTGTTTTGTACTGCAGGCATATTATTTTATACTCCAGTCGATCCGAATCCACCAGAACCACGTTCTGTATCTGATAATTGATCAACTTCTATAAAGTTTGCAGTTTCGTGTTTAGCAATAATCATTTGTGCAATACGATCCATAGGATGAATTTCAACAGGAGTATCAGATAGGTTGATTAAAATCACTCCAATTTCACCTCTATAATCGGCATCTATTGTTCCAGGTGTATTAAGAACAGTGATGCCTTGTTTAAGAGCCAATCCACTTCTTGGACGAATTTGAGCCTCATAACTAGCAGGAAGAGCTATTGATAAACCTGTTTTAACAAGAGTCCTTTCTAGTGGTCTTAGTGTAATTGTATGATCTAATACAGCGTATAGATCCATTCCCGCTGCTAACTCTGTTTTATATTCTGGAATTATAGCACGCTCATCCAACTTTTTAATTTTTACATCAATCATATTATTTACAATTAGAGTCTGTTAGTTTTAACTTTTCATCTTCATATACATAATCATCTATACAAAACTCAGCATCATCCATAAGTCTTATGGCCTGATATTCATTTGCCGGATGTTGTAAATCTAATAATTTTGCGACCTGGAGAAAGTTTCAATCCCGAGGAATCTTGTGAAGTCTATAAACGCATTTAAAGAATTTATCAAATACAATTACTTGCATAAAAGTCTATCTTCTATATCTGCTTGAGTTTGTATTCCAATTTCCTTTGATTGTATTTGGCCGTCTTTTAATACAATTGTTACAGGAATATTTCGAACTCCAAACTTATCTATTAAATCTTCTTCACAATCGTCAACATTAATTTCTAAAAATAGTATATCAGAATGTTCTTTTTCAACATCATTTATAACTTTATTTAGAACTTTACATGGTCCACATCATGGTGCACCAATTTTTAAAAAGCACAAACTATTTAACGAATTGACTTTTTCTAGGTCTTCGTAGGTTTTAATCTGTACCATTTTTCCAAAATTTATCTGTTATGTCATAAAACATTTCATTGCTTACATCCATTTTATGTAAATGTTTTCCTTTACAATAAAGTCTTTGATTAGTTGTTAGACTATTAAGTGGACCTAAATCTTCTACATAAGGTCCAATTTTAATATAATCAAAGTAAGATGTGTCAATGTCTTTATGAATCTTTGCTAATCCAGAATACCAAGCAACCTTTAAATCAGGATACTTTTCTTTTATACATAACGCAAGCCACGTAATAGTATTAGGTGCTTGGTCTCCTCCCATTAAACAAACACAAGTTATTCCTTCATTTTCTGAAATTAGTTCTAAAATTGATTCTTTGTTTAATGGTTCTCCAATGTCTTCCCAGAGATATTTAGAATGACATCCTGGACAATGATTAGGACATCCGGATATATTTATGGCTAACGTAACTTCATCCGGTATCTCTGAGAAGACAATTTGTGTATCAACGTATTTTAACATTGTATATCTTGTTCTTTAGTATAAACACGCGACCTTTGTTCAATTCTACGTCCTTCAGATCAATCTTTTATTTTAGTAAGATATCCAATTACCCGATCATAATAATCAATGTGTTCTGAGCCACATTTAGGACATTTTGTTACAGGCTGTTTGCCAATTCAACCACAATCCTGACATTCAGAATTAGGAATGTTCCAAGTAAAATACTGACATCCTACTTTTGCAGCATATTCAATAAGCTTACGATATTGTTCTGATGTTAAATGGCTATCAAGATTAATATGTGCAGCACTACCACCATCTAGATAATCTCCAATATAGTTAGAACCATGTAATCTTAGTTTCTCAAGAACAGATATATCTGGATCATTTGGTTTAAACACATAACTTGCATACAGATTTGTATCAGAAGGCACCCAATAACCATCGGCTTTATCTCAGTTATAATTTTTAACTGCCAAGGATTCTGCAGGTACTTGTTCTGTATTATAAGTAGTTTTTACAGTCTTATGTAATTGATTTTGTTCTTTTACAGTACTAAAAATAAATTGACAGAACTCTTGATAATCTTTATTGTCATTACATTTAATTCCAAGAAACTCTGCTGCTTGATTTAAGCCATTTAAACCAATTGTTAGATATTGTTTGTTAAGTGAAATAAATCCTGCAGAATAAACAGGTAATAGACCTGCATTATACATATCCCAAAGACCTTCATTATAAGCAGTATGATATTTATACACTCTATCTAATATACTTATTAAATATTCATAAAGATCCGGATACGACTCTCTTGCTCTTTCTTGAGTTCACTCAGGATTTAATTTTAACATCGCATTACTCCAGTCTTGAATGATGCGATTTAAATTAAGTGTAATAACAGATTTAGAACCGGTCATTACACCCATATTTCCGTTTGTAAAATTAAACTCTTTAGTTTGAATCTTGTTCTTTAAACGACAACAACTCGAAAGACTATCAACCGTATCACTTATATATGTAAAGAAAGAATGTCCTCTTGCATACTCATCACATACAAATTGGAACATGTCTTCATCTACAAATTCACCATCTTTATAGAGTAGTGTAACAGATTCTACAGGAAATGTTAATATACAACGCAGTCTTTCAGCATTAAACCATTGCATAAACTCTTTCTGTAACCAACATAGTGAATCCCATATAGGTTTAGAGCCATCAGGAAATGTAAAATCACCAAACATTCCTTCAAAGAATGGTTTATCAAAGTAAGAAAAGTTCACGAAGGCACTCTGAAGTCCTCTAGCAGCTGCAGGCTGATTGATAGAGTAAATTACTTGCTGAAAATATTGTTCTATCTGAGATTTGATGGTTTTGTGTCTATTACAAACATCGGTTGTTATATTATTATTACATTTAAGATAATAATCGTCTCCCCACTCTTTTCTTGCAAAATAATCAAAGTAAAGAAGGAATTCGGATGTTGCTACAGCACCAGCAAACATTGCAGAAGTAGCAAATATCAAATTAATATACATTCCACAGAAAGAATCAAGATTTTTTGGTGCTGCTGAAAGTCCACCAAGATTTTTAATACCATCTGTTAAAAACGGATACATAGAAATACTACAACAATATGGTGCTATAGCTCCTGCAAACGATGATTCATCATGTTTATAAATAATATGATGTTCTAGATCTCTGACGTATTGTTTAGAATCAAAATCTGGATAAAGTTCTTTAAGTTTATCCATAATCATTTTACGTGAAATTTGAATATTATCTGGCTTATGAATTTCGGCATTTAAAATACCAACATTCTTTCCTCCAACATTCGAATTATCGTCAACTGTAGCATCAGCGGTATTAAAAGAATTTTTATACATATTAATAAAACTTTCTTTATCCTCCACTCAATGTCTAACATTATCATGTTTTTCTCTATAAACAATATAAGCTCTAGCAACATCAAATCAACCTTGTCCCATTAAAGAGTATTCAACAAAGTTTTGAATCTCTTCAACCGTTACATCGGTTTTAAATGTTTGAATAACTGCGTTTAAATAATCAATGAATTCATCAGGAGCGTTTGCGTTATGAACCGCGTTAAATGCTTTGTTTACTGCATTTTTAATTTTTGAGAAATCAAATTCTTGTTTCTCTCCATTTCTTTTTATTACTTGCATTAATCAATTAAATTAAATAGTGAGTCAACTAGAAGAGTTTTTTCAAACTTTCCTAATATATCTTTGCTATCGTCAGTAACAAGTTGAGTAAACGCATTATAATAATTAAATACACTACATTCTTCAGTATCCTTTATAAAATAAGGAGACCTACTATCCATATAAACCATCTGAAAAGCCTTTACACACATTGATGTAGAAAGTTTTACTTTTCCACTTGCATTAGCTCACTCAAGATGCATTACTTTTTCGATTTGTTCACCTAAAAGGCGATGTATTGAATCTGGATCTCGATCCAGAAAAGTATTTTTCATTTTCTGAAGACGAACTTGTATATCACTCGTCTTTTGCATCATATTCTTAATAGAATATTTAAAAGTATTTCCTTCTTCAATTGGTTGTACATCTAACCAATCTGGAGAGAAAACACATAAGTTTGTACAAGCTCTATTAAGTGTACCACGATAAAGTTTATATACGGGTGTTCTAACATCCAATCCATATAAAAGGCTATAAACTTCATCATGATTGTCAATGCAATATTTATCGGGCATTACGGCCTGAATTCAAACTCTATTATAGGTCATATCTTCGTCACCATCCGTTACAGTAACTTGATTTGGAGTTTGTACCTTTATAATAAATTTATCAGTAAATTTTGACATTTCGTCAAAGAACGGACTTACATAATCCGATGTTGGTAAATATTCTTTACCTTTAATAATCGTTGGCTTTCCCTTCATTAATAGATCTCTATCGATCTCCATAAGCGATTAATTAAATATGTGCTAGCCACATCATAAAAATTTGAAACCATTTCTCGCTTCTTATTTATGAGTGAATAGCCGTTTCATGTTTGTGCTTTTGTTTTTGTAAGTGTTCGCCCATGCATTAGAGCATCAAATATATAATATGCTTCAAGTAGTTTTGCTTCTAAATCCGTAAGACCGTAATGAATTATACCAATCTTACAATCACTTGTTATTTGATCCGCTAAAAAATCATCATGTGTAAATGGCCTAGATTCTCAAAACAAATCAAATCCATACTTTTCATAATGCCAATATCGTCCCTTACCAATATAAATAATTCTACCAGCACCATCAAAAACAAAATAAACACAAAAATCTCTATCTTGTTTTCCGAATTCATCTACGGAATTATCTCTTATCTTGAATAAAGGATCTGTATCACGCAGGTAGTTGAATGTAACTCAACATTTATATCATTCGCACCAGCGGTCTTTTAATTTAAGCCTAAAATCCATATTCTTCTTTATATAAAAAAATAAGGCCGAGTACCACAAAGATACCCGGCCTATATTTCTTACTTAGCCGTTAACTAAAACTAGAACTGACGCTCATTACCAAATACGATATACGTACCTTCCTTGGTAGAAGTAGAAGGAGTATAATTCAGCGTGAAAGCAAGATCCTTACCCTCAGTGACATGATAAACGATCACGCACTCAAGATCAGTCTTTACATCAGCCATAAGAGCCTTAGCTTTCTTCTCAGCATCAGCCTTCATGGTAGCTGTAGCAAGAACAGCACCTGTATCCTTTCTACGAACCTCATAAACACGCTCGATATTCTTCTTACCCTCAACTACATTGTTGACATACTTGTAAGGACGCTCACGGGTGTCAGCGGAACCACCACTAACAACAACCATCAGACCAACACCTTCTGCGTTAGCAAGATGATTTCTCTGGAGAGAATCTACTGCAAATTCCTTGAAAGACTTATCGGTAACAGGAGAACCTGCATTCTTCCAGCTCATAGTAACATTACGTACAACAGTTAAACCCATTTCAGCGGCCTTAGCCTTGGCTTCCTCAATAGAGAAAGCATTAATTTCAAAACGCTTCATAATCAATTAAAATTTTTAACATATTAATCCATAAGGGTTCTTTACCATCTCTATCCCTTGTAAAGAGATTCTGATTTCTTTATAACTATGTATCTCTCGAAATCAGTAATACAAAGATACAACAAATTTTTGAATTTTCCAAAAATATTTTGAATTTTTATTCAAATTCTATTTTGGAATTCCAACCAAACATTTTATAAGCGGCAATACGTTTTAGTAACTCTTCCGCTTCAAGTTTCCCTTTCTTAAGCCAATAACTATTTAATTTATAACATTGACTTTCATAATCGGGAAATGTTTGAACAACAAGGAAATTACATTCGGATGTCCAACCTGCATTTTTACTTGCACCATATTGATTCAAACAATATAATTCTAAGACCCATAAATAAAGAGCTAGTTGACGATAATAGTGATAATGTACGAGTGATCCGAATTCTTCATTCATAAACCATCTAGCTGCTTTACCTGTAGTTTTTACATCATTGAGTGTGATTCTTTTACTGTCTGTATCAACGGTGTAATTATCAGCTTTCATTTTAAATTTTAGCTTTTTAGATTCTTTTCCTTTATATATTACAAGAAAATCAATAAAAAATGCAATTTCGTTATATGATTCAATTGGCTTTCCGGATTTATTGGTTGGATGAAGTTTATTCATAATTTGATCGTTGTTGTAACAAGATTCTAAACATCCTGATACAACATCATAATCGGAATCAGATAATAAAATTTCTTCCTTACTTGCATCTTTCCATCTTGGTGCATCAAGTGCTTCCCAAAACGGAATTCCTTTTTCAATAATCATAGGAATTTTCTTATCTATCTGATTCACATAATATCCAACATCATTACAGGCTTTTCTAATAGCTTCAATCCTATCCATTCCATCTTTTTCAAGATTGTAGACCATTTCTACTACATCTCCTAACTTTGCTGTAGGTCTACCCATCTTTGGAAGCAATGTAAATGAATCGGGTTGTAATAACATTTCATGAAGAGCACTTCCTATTTTTAAACTCTGAGTTGTAAATCTAGGAGGAGCTTTATAAAGTCCAGGTGTACCGTTTTCAGTTGGATTTATGTATTTTAAACGGCTATTACTAATATAATCACGATACTTAGAACTGAAATATTCTTCATCGCTAATATCCAGTCGTTTTATCGATCTCGTTACTGGAATAATCTCAAAATCTGAAAATTTAACTCGCATATCCCAATAACTGATTCATTTTTACTGTTAATTGTGCAATCATATCATTGTCTAAAACAGGTTTTACTTTCCCATTTTCAACACATACGATTGGATAATATAATTGAAAATTATGAGTGACCATTCGAGAAGCACAGTCATAAGGTAATTTGTTCACAATAAGCCAAGATAATATTGTTTCTATATCATAGTCAAAAACTTTATCATATATTCCAATTACATCAAATTCTTTATGCAGCTTATCAAGCATTTCAAGATCTTCCTCTTTGAGCTTTGGATTCTTTGAAAGGATAAGCTTTTCATATAAATTACTCATTATTTTATAGAAAGATTTAAATCGTAAATTCTACGATGTCCTACATTATAATATTTATTGTGCGGAGCATCCATTAAATAGCAGAAAACTCCGTTATCAATTGCGTCTTTGTAATTAGCAAATTTGTCATCAATAAGTATTGAAACATTGTGTTCTTTCATTAATTGAACCTTGCTTTCATTCCAAGGAACACAATAAACTGGTGCACATGGAAAACCGTTTCGTTCCAGATTTTTCTTAGTCCATTCTACTGGAATAGAACGACTTGTAATATAAAGATCTGGTTCAAATGTAGGCATATGTTTTGTTTCCAAAGTTGTCCAAAACTCTTCATCTTTAGAAAGTTCATCTAACTTAGATCGCATCTCATATGTACCATTCCAGTAATCATTACATTTGATTCCGGTTTTCTTTTCAAATCCACCAATAAAATCTAAACAAACATCGTCAATGTCTAACGCTACAATCGGTTTATTTATTGGTAAAAATTGTCTATCATCTCCAGCAGGATTGATAGAAAAGTATTCGGCAAGCATTAATGCATCTGCCGCAACATGTGCAATTGAAAGAGTACCGTCTTGTAGGAAATCAGTACCTTTTTCAAAATCAAGTAAATGTTTCTTTAAATTAGAAAGAACACTTGTCCAGGATAAACCTTGTTTCCACTCTCCTGGACAGTGATCTTCTAGTTTAGAATTTAAAACTTTGTGTACTTCCTCAATTCCTCTAGTTGGAATTAGATCATATCGCATCTGCATAATTATAAGAAAAGATTCGGTTCCCTACATCTACTCAAATATCAGCTGGTCTGTTTGTACCTTGAGGAGATGATACTAAAACATAACAATTTTTATCAAAACTGAATGCAATTATATTTTTACATTCGTTTAAATAATAGTACTTTTCGTCTATGATTACAATAGGATCTTCAATGTTTTCTGCTTCTTCAGGATTACTAACAATATCAGATTCTATCTCACATAGAGGTACATTGTCTCCCGCTATAGATCCTGTGTGTACAAAGACGTGTTCTACTGAATTTGGGATATACTGTTCTAATCTATCAGACCAAAAACAACAATCATCACATAAATATTCATCAGACCATTCAGACCAATGAAGTTCGTCAGGTAAATCATCGTCATCGTAACCAAAGAATGTTCTTCCACAATGATCACATTGAACAGAACATCTGCAATAATCACCATCGGTACTATCCAATGCGCATTCAGAAAGCTCTGTTGTTAGATAATTTCCAGTTTGGTTATAGTATCTAAACGAATCTACATAAGGGAAGAATTCATAATCCTTGTCTAGTTTTATTTTAAAGGAAAGATGTCTCGAAGTAGTATAATTGTCTTCAGGAACTAACCAATATTGTTCATCCCCAGTATGTAAAAGAGAATTATCTTCTCTGATAATCCATTTGTTTTCTTTAGCATAATCGATGAAACAATTATACAAATAATCAAAACACGTATAAACTCTATCAAGAATTGTTGTATTTTCATCAATTTCCCATACAATTGCACGACCGGTTAATTTACCAGCTTTCTTTGTGATAAGCATTTTCGCCTTATCTACATAGACATCAAAATAGTCTTGCGCACTTTCATAACGCATACAACTATTTCCAAGAGTTCCCTTACAATCATAATAATTTGCTTCAAAATACCATTTACGAATGTCTTCTCCAGATACTAATTCAAAATTATTACAATTACAAACTTCTGCTTTAAAAAGATTGGAAAATATTTCCCATTCTTGTTGTTTAAATTCCTTTACTATAGCCTTCTGAAATATTCGAGCTGGTTTTCCTTCTTGTCTATTTCTTCTAGCCCAAGTTCCATCGGGAGTATATTCTGGCTCTTTATCTTTAGGAAGAAATGACACATTCGGATCTTCACCTCCAACTCTTATAGAAATCATTGACACCTCTCCAGTTAAAGATGGATTAATAACTTTTTCAATGATTTTCTCACGTAGATTTGCTGGTATATAATTATAAACTCTTAATGTATCCTCAACATCCGTATCAATTCTTAATATTTCTTTTGCAATAGGATTTTGTTTCTGAACAAGTTCTGAAATAATCTGACGTAATGTTCCACTTAAGAAAGGATATAATTTAGTCATTATAAAACGCTTTTAATATTTTTTGTACAATAAAAAATGCGGGGTCCTTAGAAAGGTCCTCGTCTTTATCAGGAACAGGTTCTACCTGTAATTCTTTAATTTCTACAACATCCTGTTGATCATCATACTCCATTGGAATAATGATTGCTCTATCAGGTGTGCTAACTGCAATCTTAAATTGTTTCATACGATAATATACTAAAAATCCGAAAGTTATTCGCTCTCGGATTTTGCATAAGGTTTAATTAGTTTATAAAATGTCTTTTTATCAAGCATGACTACTTCACCTACCGATAAAAAGTTCACGTTTGCTTTCTCCTGTTTATTTCAAATTAAAACAAATGATTCTGGATCAACTGTAGATTCTTCTCGAATTTTAAAATATTGAGGGGTAGTTTGAGTACGTTTAAGTTGAATATTAAAAGGCAAACGATGCTCTGTATCAATTAAATCAACTTTATTATCATCTGTTCTTTTAGATTCACTACGTGATGTAACAACTCCTGTAAATCCTAATTCTCGAAGTTCTTTTGCAATTCTACATTCATATTCGTTACCTCTAGCCTTATTTCTCGCTCCAATTCCTCTTCTTTTTGGCTTTTTTTCAATATCTTCTTCAGTTGGAAGTTCGATTTCTTTTTTACGTTTCGCCATAGTATTCTTTTGCTTTATTAACCAATTCCAAAGTCTTTTTATAACCAAAGGCTTTTCTATAATCAGAAAAATCCTTTGCATCTTCTCTATGTAACATTATACAGGTTACTTCTGGAAACTGTTTATGTATTTTTCGCATGGCTTGAACACCAGGTAAATCGTTATCATAATAAACATATATATGTTTATAATGCTTTTTTAATTGTTCATATTGAGCTTTAGTAACAAATAAATTTTCAGAACATGGTGCTATTGCAGGTACTCCAAATTCATATAAAGCCATAACATCTTTTAAAGACTTTGTAATTATAATGTAATCACCACCTTCTTTAGAAAGCATATGCGCTCCTTGAATTTGTTCTTGTTTTCAATTAGATATAAACTTGTATCTTGTATTGCCTGGAAAATAAATTCTTCATTGTTCGAGTCCATTCTTTATTCCTCCATAATATCCAAATACAGGTTTTTTATCTAAATTTTGATAAAATAATTGATCGTTTAATCATACAGCATCTACAGGATAAACTCTAAATTTTTCAAGAGTTTGTTTAGTGATTCCGTATTTTAACCATCAATTTAATTCATCTTCTGTAAAATCACGAGTTTTTATTTGAATTTTAGCAGATTCTTTCTCTTCAAATTTGATTCCGGAATATTCGATTTTTGGTTTATGTTTAGTTAAATCGTTACGTCGAATTATTCCGAAATCATTTGCTATTATTTGAAGAGCCATATAATAACTACACTGGAATCGTTCCATGACAACTGCAAAACAGTCGCCACTAAATGCTCCAGAAAAATCTTTCATTATTAACCTACCACGTCGATCTCTATAGAAACTCGCAGTTGGTTTCTGATCTTTTCTAAGGGGACTTCTAAATAGACCTTTTTGAATTTTTACGCCTAAATAGTGTTCCATAATCTGTTCTTCAGGAATTCTATTTAAAATTAATTCCTTTGTTATCGTGATTGGCTCTAATGAAAATTTCATTAATTACTAAAATGGAAGATCTGTACTAGTATTAACGCCAAGAGCATCTGCTACACCGTCAAGTGTTGTATTACTTACAGATGTTGCCATGTTTGTAGGTCGATTGTTCTGAGCCTGTTCAATTCTTCTCTGTTCGCTCTGAGAAAGAGAAAGATCGTGACCAATAAATCTAGTAGCAATTCCAAGAGCACCAGCACGATTAATCTTTGCAGGGAAACCAGGAATACTGTTAAATCCATTAGACTGAGGAACAAGCTTTACTTCAACTTCCTTTCCAATATAAGGTTTAGTAAGAACGGCACAGAGTCTTACAAGTGGACCAAAGTCCATGTTCCCAATATTAATCTTCTTACCCTGAACGACTACGTTATCGTTATCAATAGCTTCACCAATTGCAGGATCAAGAGCATCAAGAATTTGACGAAGGGCTACCATAAACTGTTCTACCTGTGAAGGATTTTCTCCAAATTGAGACTGGGTTCTTTCCGTAGATGTAGGCTCAAAGAAATTATGAACAAAATCACCATAACCATCAACATTAAGTGTTAACTGCATAGTATTATAAACAGTACCATCTTTTTGAGATGTAATTTCACTTAAAGCCAATCCATTAAACTTTGCATTGTGAATACCAGCACTAAGAAACTTACCACCTTCAGAAAGGCCGGTGGTAGAGCCTAAATTAAACATTCCCATAGTATAACTTTATTATATGTTAAAAGGGCAGATCATCGTCTGCCATAATATTTTCTATCTCTTTATCAATTTCAGAATCATTTAAAGCTTCTGCATCTTCTTGTTCCTCAGAAAGATCATCTTTATTCTCTTCTATTTTAATAGAAACAAGTTTCCAAATTCCATCTTTAAATTCTTCTAAATTAAAATACGTTCCAAACTCAAGTAACGTTGTACGCTTTTCTCCTCTAAATGAAACAGTACCGACTTTAGTTAATCGATTCAATTTTGTTATCATGTGTCTTTTTATACACATTTCTACGAATTCGTTTCTTCGTAGTTCAGCGTACCTTTTTACCCACTTATTTCAGTTGGGGTAGAGGACACTCTTGGGTCTATTATATTTATTCAAGACCTACGCGTTACGCTATTAAATCTCCTTTCGTAATAGATTTAATTAGCTCGGGATCAACATCACAGTCTTCCCCGATACTGCCCTCTAATATTTTATATAATTCCTTATATAAACGGCAATATTCTAAAAATTTGACATATTTTCTATCTAAATAAACAGAACTTTTATAATATAAATAAAATGCAATAGCAAACGCTTCTTTACATACAAATTGAATATTATAAGCATTGCATGGATGTTTTTCATTACCGTGTAAAGAAATTTTATTATCAAAAGGTAAGTACTTACACATAGTGCTTAGAAATTCCTGTGTGCCCAACATTCCACATTGACATTTGTTATGACTATAATTATACTCTTTTCCATTATAACAGCCCTTTGAGTCATAAATACCAATTGTACCATCTCCATCAAAATATCCACGAATAAAATGTCGAATCAAAGACATATTTTTAAATATAGATATATCTGGAAATTTAAGTGTAAGACTTTTTCTTGGAGTACATCCATAAGAATTTAATGTTTCTCATAAATGCTGACCGTTCAATATAATTCTTACAGTCGGATACGAGTTTTTATTTCCAGTAGGACAAGATTTAATTGTTCTATGCTCAATTGCACCAGTAAAATCAACGAATCTTGCAAATTTTCTTAAATGTTCCTCATCTTTACTTGATAAAGATAATTCAAATTTATAACGATGTGATGTTGATGTTTCAGGATCTGTAATGTATCCATCGGCAAAAATAAATCCAAGTCAATACGCTTTTTCTTCTGTATCTATATTATCAAATATTGTTGCATTATATCGGCTGTATCTTATAGCTTGATTATCTGGATATCATTTCCTAATATATTCCCTAAAAACTTGTGCTTCTACACCTCGTTCTTTAATGAATGTATTAATTGATAACGTTCCATTAAAATTATTTATATAATCAATAGCAGCGTCATGCAGTTTCTTAACAGAAAAAAATTTTGCTCTTGGATTATCGGCAAGTCTATAATATTCGTTATGTATAAGAATTTTTATAACATCTTCTTTTGATAATTCAACTTTTTTTGCAATATCTGTTATATTTAACTCTGTTGTTTTTACTAAATTTAAAATTTGTTCTGTTTTATCCATACATTATAATTTTCATATTTATTCTAAAATCTTATATTTTACATTACAAATGTACGGAAATTTTTTAATTTTTACAAGAAAATATATTAATTTCTTATTTTTTACCATCTAATCTATCGGTGAACATTTCAGCTTTTCCAATAATAGGTACAGATTTACCTATACCTTCTTGTCAATACTGAATTGATATTCTGTCATCTGCTTTTGCATTAAGTTTTTGTAATGCATTTTTAGACAACTTGAGTTTGTTTTCTTGTACTTCAAGATCAACATCTGTACAAGGAGCATTTACTTCCTTGATTTTTGGTTTATATCCGTCCACTTTTACATTGGATACTGCTCCAGATGTTTCATCAAAAACAAATGATATTTTAAGCATTATTAGTGGATTCTGATGGGAATATACGTTCCCAATGATAAATAATGGTTCCATCATCTTGCATTTCTCCAAGAACAATATCCTTATTGCGAAGATGTTCTGGTCTAGAACCACATTCTACAAATTTATCATTACTATTAAAGCTTAAAATTGAATTAGAGAAATCATCTCTATATAAATATCCAATTGCATCTGATCTAGATGCTAGTACTCTACCAGTTTTACCAGTTAAATCAATAACTTTTGCAGTTACATCACTGTTAGCTACGGCAGAATCTTTAACATGGCATACTAAAATAATATTTGGTACAACCTTCTGAAACATATCGATTATCATCTCAATAGCTTCTCTAATTTTACTATATCCAGCTCCCATTGGTGCATCTAAAACATCTTTACCGGTAAATTTACTACCAGCTGGAGTATCGAGATATAGCTTTAATGCTAAAGGTTTTACAATTTCTTCTAGTTTTGTAATAGTATCAAGTGTGAGATATTTATATGGGCAACCAGCTTCTTTTATAGCTATTGCAATTTCCTTTAAATCATTTAAATTATTTGCTTCGACTTTAAGAGCATCAATATACTTATAACCACTTTCAAGATCAACTATAAGATTGTTTGGAAGGGCAGCAAGGGCTGTTGACTTCCCGATTTTCGGACGCCCAAATACAATTAAGTACTTAGGATCCTGTAATTCTGCCTTAACTTTTGTTTTAGGTAATTCGATAGCCATTAAAATTAAATTTTATAGGCTTTTTCTCATCTACTCGTTGTGGAGTAGAATCATCTTCTATTAATGTTTCTTTTTTATTTTTTAAAGGTATGTTTCCATTTTCAGAATGAAATTGTGTATAATCCGTAATTTTTTCTGGAGGTGGAAGTTGAATTCACCATCCTACAGAACCATAAAAACCAAGATTTATTACCTGATTAGCAATACCATAACGATTTTTACTTAAAATTAAGGATCTATGGTTTTGTCCAATTCCGTTTTCACCAAGAATTCGATAACCGCGATACGTAGCTAGCTTCTCTCTAAATGGATAAAATAATTGCATCACAACGTCTGAATCCTGACTTGGTGAACCACTATCTTTTAAATCATTAAGACCTGGTTCGCTCAAATCTAATTTACGACGTTCGATATCAGATGAAGCTCTATTTTGTTGCATTAATGCAAATCAAGATAACGGTAATTTTCGTTTTAAAGTTACCATATAAGAAGATGCTAAATCAATTTCTTGTTTTAGTGTTCTTCCAGCTTGTACATTCATTAATGCAAAATGATCAATGACTCCAATAATTATAGCATTTGGATTATCTGCTATAAAAACTTTTTTACCATCAATTACTTCGAAATGGCCAATTGTTTCTGCAAATTTACAAGTGCGAGCATATAAAACATCAGCGCTAACATTCGTATCAACAATATCTATATATTCTGTAACGGTTGAAAGTCATTTTTTAGCTTGTTTTAGGTATTCATAATATTCATCTGAAATCGGATGTTCAAAAGATAAAATATCATTTATTGTTAAATAAATTCCAAATTCTTCTGCACAATACAATCCCATCAATTTTGCAAGTAAAACATCTGCTCCAATTTCCAAACTATAATATTGAAAATATACAGGACGTTTTTTATCTTCATTCTTTAAAATGTTATACATAATAAAGAGAATAAAGGCTGTTTTACCTACAGATGAAGCTGCACCACATAAATAATATCGGTGCGGCTGAATACCTCCTATTAATTTATCTAATTTAGATAATCCCGAAGAAATACCTACGTTATCACCCTTTTTACCTTTATCTATGAGAGTTCAAAGAAGATCAAGATCTGTCATTAAATACTTTCATATACATTAAATGTACTTTCCACTTGACCCTCTTGTGGATGCTCTTTAAGATATTTTAAGCTATCCCATCCATTACTACAAACAAATTCTAAAATACCACTAGTAATTTTATTATTTGCTTTTGCTCAATCTAATATTTCCATAATTTCCTTATGTTTTTCCGGATTGTGTTTTATTTGGCTACTATAATGGAAGAAAAAATCATCTAAAGAATTAAATTTCTTTGCGATGTTTTTAAGTGGATAAGTTCTTCCTTGTATTGTTAGAAAAGGAGGGTATGCTTCAAATAATTCCTTTCCAAGTTCTCCAGAATTCTTAACTCATCCTTTTAGAAAATTTTTATTAAATTCTATATCGTCTGGATTATATGATTCCGGATTATAATCTTTATGAATAATACCTTTTTCTTTCAAGGATTCAAATAATCCTTTTAGTTTAGACCCGCCACCATTAGAAAATCACTTTGCTAAAAACTCAGGATGTCCTTCCTCCTCTTGGGCTAGAAACGTTAAATAAACCAATAGGAGTTCGTCAGCAGTGAGTCTATATGATATCATTAGATTTAAAATTGTGTCTAGTTCCAAATTATTGTTAAATTAAGTGATTAATTTAACGTTCCATAGTACTTTAAATACCTTTAGGCTGAAACTGTTAAAATCTAAATGTTAAATTTTCGGAATAATTTCTTTCCCGAGTTTCAATATTTTCACCAGCTAGTATTTTATCTAACTGATCTTCATTAATTGTTATTACTTTAGATGCTTTACTATTCGTAAATCATTTTACTTCTTGTGTACCTGCCAAAACAAGTGTAAAAATTTCAGCGGTTTTACCTTGCTCAAATCTTAAACTTCTTCCAACAGTTTGTACTTTTTTGATTTTGGAAGAATCTGTGTTCATAATGATTTCACAGTTAATTCCTTTTAAATCCAATCCAGTATTACATGCTTTTGAGGAGTGTAAAACTCCAGATTCAGCATTGTTAAACGCTTCAAGTGTTTCCTTATTTTCTTTTGATTTTTTATCAGAATGAACTACATATCCAAATCCAAAAGACTCTGCTTGTTTAATTGTAGCAGAAAAGGTCATTATCTTTTTATCCTTTCTTGCTTCAATTATTTTCTTTGCAACTTCTAACTTTTTAGGATGATTTTGAATAAAATTCTTTCGATTTTTCATCATTCTCATCCAATCCATTGCAATAGCAGCTGTCTTTTTAGAATCCAATCCCATTGTTTTAGCTCATGAATTTCTAAAAATTGGATCTGTTGCTAACTTCATACCTAATGAAAAATCATAATTCATATAAGAAAAATAATTATTAAATTTACGAGTCCATTCATTATATTCAGTAAGATCTACATTTAATAGTACAAGGTATTCTTTATGTGGAGACACTCATCCATTTTGTTCCGCTTCTTCAATTGTAACTCTATCACAAATTGGAGCAAATTTTTCAATGAGAAGATGTCTCATATCCAATCGTTCCATTGTTCCAGTTAAACAAAGAATAAACTTATAATTTACACATTGAAACACTCTTTGAAAAGTATCACTTCCACAAACATGAACCTCATCTACTACAAGAAGATCACAAATCCAATCCAATTTAATAACTGAATTAATTATCTCAACTCTAGCATTTAATCCTAATCCTCTTTCATCGATTTGTTGTATTCATTGATCTTTGAGGATTTGAGTAGGAACAACTACTAATGTCTGAGCTTCTGGATTTTTAGCAGTAAATGCATCTATAAGATTTAAAGCTACTCTAGTTTTTCCGAAACCCTGTGCAAGCCTCAATACTTGCTTTGCCTCCAGAGTTTAATCATCGTTTTAAACAGAGTTTTTGTCGTTCTGTTCTATCCATTTACATTGGATATATTTTACAATTCATACAATCATAAGACTGACAATGATCACAAGCTAAATAGTCATATTCATCTCTAGGATAATCATCAAAATAATTATTAGAAGGTTGTCTATAACTAGGCTCATAATCAAAGTATTTATTATACGCCTTATAATCAATCTTAATTTCATATTGTTTATCAAGAGGAACTGTCTTTAGAATTGCTTCCATAAAATTTAAACAATTCTGTAGTTCTGGTATAATAGTATATTCTGTAACTTTATGTTCTTCATAATAACCACAAGAAATATTTACACCAGATAATTGCAATTTTTCAGCAAGAACACCAATATCTGTCCCTAATCCATATTCTTCTTTATAACCATATTCAGCCATTATACCAGATATTTCTTGCAACCATATTTCTGATGCAGAATAAATACCATTTGTATAAGTAATAAGGTCAGATTTTCCATGTCTATCAGCTTGTATCATATAAGCTACATTATAGAAAAAATCTACATTATCAGAAGCATAATCCGCTCCTAAAAATCCAACTTCTTCTTCTGTAGTAAAACAAACTTTTAAATCAGGAATTTCTTTTAATAACTGAATTGCACAGCAAATACCATTAGTATCATCTGCACCAAGAGCCGTTTGTTTTCCAGTTATTTTATCTCTACCCCATATTTTATTATTTTTAATTTTAACCTCTTTGTTGTCACAAGATACAACGTGATCTGTATGACAAACAACACAAGGATAATAATCAGGGTTAGATGTATTTTTGGTTATAAAGATATTACAATATCCATCTTGTTCAAAAGAAAGTCCTCCAATTTTATAGCATTCATTTATTATAAATGATAACATTGGCCATTCTTTTTTAGACGGATGATTTATTGACAGCGCTCTCTTTAATAAGTTTAAATCTAATTTCATTAGAATAATTTTGGATTTAAGCTATCCTCAATAGCATAAATTATTTTATATATTTCATTACGGTATCAACTATAATTAATTTTAGCGTCTTTTGGAGATATATCTTCTAATACATTAAACAAGGTAACTCCAGAAGTTGCACACATATCCTCATAATCATATCGTTTACCGTTTTCATCGATTTTACATTTACGAATTTTATGTCCATTAATGGACATATAATATCGGTTAATGTGCGTTAAAAGTTGACCATTATATTCAACACTAAAATCTCGACTTACTTTTTGAAACGTTAAAAACTTCTTAATGTCATTACAGTTATATAACGTATCATTTACTGGAACATTATTTACAAAATACTGTACTAATGCTTCCGCAATAATTTGAGGCGCCATTCCTTTGCCAAGAATTGGTTCACGAATAAATAATCCTTTTGTCTTTATTAACTTGGGATCATGTGATTCAGAATAACCTTTATACACGCCTATATAATCATTTACAGCATATTGATAAAATACTTCAAAGTATTCATGCTCTAACTGAAATTGTGTTTCTTCCTCTCACTCTTTACAGGTTTGCATTACATCATTAAATTTGTCTCTAGGAGCTAAATATAATGCACCATCTGTATTAAGTTGTCCAATACGACATCCAAGCATTATTAAACGTTCTGTAAGCATTAATAACATTGCTTGACAATTCAATCGGAGTCTTATAACTGTTTTTGGATCATAGCATCAACTATACTCATTTTGTAGCATTCCAGAAATACCATTAAGTGCTAATTTATAAGTTTGATTCATGATTTTGTCGCCATTGTGTTTAGCTTTAATTCTGTCCTCACGAATCTTCTTATAGGTTCTTAAAAACTCTGGTCCGAGATGTTGAGGATACAATCCAAAATTTATAATAGCACTTGGATACATCGAGGCACAATCCGAATCTACAACAATTCATTTATCATCTGTTTTATAGATTTCTGGTTTATTTTTAGTATGAATACCTCCTAAAGAATATGTTATTTCAAGATCATTTACTCTAAGCGTTTTCTTTCATCGTTCTGCTGTCTTTTTAAGTTTTTCTGTGTCGAGATTGATATGAGTATTATAAAGTTCTTTATAAAACTCTTGAAATAATGGTGTTTTAAAATTTATAAAATCGAAATAGATATCTTTTAAATCTACTTCATGACACGGACTTCTTAAATCCTTAATTTCATATCAAGATTTTCCAGTATCTTTCAAATAACTGTTTTTAATAACTTCTACACCAAGATTAACACCATCCTGGTTTAATACGTTTACACCAAGACTTGATTCTATTCCCAAACGAAGATCAATTTCTCCTTTTAACCTATTTAAAAGTTCTTCAGTTGATAAAATATCATTAATATTATAATTAATTAATTTTTCTACATCTGACTTTGGAAGAAAATCATTAAAATTACCATCATACTCTTCAACATTACGATATTCCATTGTTACTTGTAGTGCTTTTAATGAAACTCGTAATTTTTCTGCAAACATCATTGTTAATAAATCAAGATTTGCAAATAAATTAGCGTATTTATATTTCTTTCATGAAGCAGATGTTTTTGATTCAATGATTAAATCACTGAATCGTTTTAATTCCTGATTTGTTAATCAAACTGGTTGTGATGATAATTTTTGATAATTGAGAATAATATATGATATAATTGGAGCATCATAATGAATTGAGTTATATCCAACTCAATATATATTTTGATTTAAAAATAATTGTATTATTGTTCCAATATCATTTTGTCATTCTGAAATTTGAAATGTACGAATGTTACCAGATTCAGTATTTTTTATTGCAACACTAAAGAAATTAGGAAATACTTCAATATCATAAACAAATGCCGTTTTACCTTTGATTATCATCTCTAGGCTTTAGAATAAAATTGTTCTGCATTGCGACAGCTTCAATCTTTTCCTTTAGCACACTTCAACGATTAATATGATATTCCAAATCATGATCCAATAGTAACAATAGTTTATCTCGAAGTAAAGTTATAGTATTAGTAGGAATGTTTGAGAATTTAGGTCTTCCTTCTAATCGAACAATTGATCTAAATTCATTATAAGACAAACCTTGAGGATTAAATCGTAATTCGACATTATTATTCAAAAACAATCTTTCCTTAATAACATCCTTTTTACTACGATATCTACCATTACTATCATATTCTGTCAAATCTTTCTTTTCATCTTCAGTAAGTCAAATTCCTAAAGATAAAATAAATTTATCAGAAATCAATCTTCTATTAAAAGCATCTAAAGAATCTAGACAAGCTGATAACAACATATCTATTGTAACAGAACTAAATACATCAGGTAATCCAGTAAAAATCTTATCAACAGTATCTGAATTTTTCAGTCCATGCTCTCTTTTATGAGCACTTATAAAATCAAGTAAATCTTTATTTGTTTTAAGAATATCAACTCTACATTCATGCAGAATATAACGAAGTAGTAATTCTGTATTAGCACAATCCCACATTCGTCTTACTTGATCTCTTTTACGTTGTACACCAGGATGATACGGATCTTTATTATAAAGCATATCAATTACATGTCAATATGCTCTTTGAAGTTGATCGTATGTCATGTCAACCATTTTTATTTCCGTACCATTAGACATTTTTCAAGTTCAACGATTGATATCTTTATCTCGATCGTCAAATGCCTGTGTCAACTTTTCTTGTAAATCACTCATAATCTTTAAAATTTAAAATCTTTATTAGTTATTTTAGGTTTTTGTTTTATAAAATTTAATAAATAACAAACGGTATAATTATACGTTTGTATTTCCTGAGTAGAAACTTGATAATATGAATCTCCAGCATTAACATATTCACATTCTACATAACCTTTGTCACCAATATCAAGATCTTCTATATTTCAATTTGGAGGTTGTGTAACAGTAAAATATCTTAATAAACTGCTATCCTGTTCATCCAAATTTTTAAACACGTACATCTTATATTGCCCTGGTTGTGTAGCAACTACTTCTCCGAAGAATGTTGTTCGCATGGAATTAAAGTTAGTGGATCATTTCCATTTTTAACAGCTTCATATGCTCTACAACACAAATGATCAACAGATTCAAGTTTCTTTAATAGATATATAAGCATCTCCCAATTATAATCTTTATATGCTATATTTATAGCAGAAGTTAAAATATTTACATAATCATCTTCTGCTGATGCTAACAATTCAAAGAATTTCTCGGAGTTTTCAAAATTCTTCAAATTAATAGAATGTATAGTTCTTTCTGGAGAAGGTGCTTCATTCATGTATAAATGAGCAAGAATACAGTACTTATTTTCTAAACACTTTTCAAACAAGTATTTAAAGAATTTCTTTTCATTCATGTTTCCATGTATAAAAGAATACATTTTTGCAGCTTCAACAAGTGCAAGTTTTTCTTCCTCAATTTGTAAAATATCTGAAAAAGCAGAATATAGTTCTTTAGAAATTAATACTTTATCCTCTTTTTCTTCTTGGTTTTTGAACTTCATCCTCTAATTTTGTTATCTTAAAGTATGAATTTCCTTTAGAATAAGATCGTTCTTTAATAAATTTATCAGAATTAAAAATCTTACTATTAATAAGATGGTAGTAACTTTTACCTTCCCATCTAAATTGCTCTATCAAGTATTTCAATTCTATAAAAAGATTTATGGAAATTAAAATTATAATTTGCTTCTAATAAATAAAATAAATTAGAAGATATTACATATTGATGATCATCAACATAAAACTCAATATCAAAATCATCATCTGTTGTTAGATAACGCAATATATCTGAATCATTAAATATGATGGTAGCATTATCTATTACAGTATATGTTTCCCAAAAATTAATGTCTATTACTCCAGATTTACTTTTATTAAACAAATCTAAAGTTTTTTCAATCTTTTCATCCAATATTAAAGAATATGGATCATTGTGCTCTATATCAGGATACCAATTTGATCCTAATTTTTTAAATCTTATTCGATAGTTCATACATCTCTCTCTAAATTATAACATTGTGCTGCAAACACACACAAACGATCCGCTTCTTCGTTTCATTTGTTTCCAATATGACCTTTGGTTCAAATTGTTGTAACTTTGTGTTTTTCAAGTAATTCAACAACTTGAAACCAAAGATCTAAATTCTTTTTAGTTAAATCAGAATCTTCGATTCATTTTTTAGCAGAACCATTAATTCCTCCGATTACATATTGTGAATCTGAAACAATTGTTATATCAGTTGGCTCTTTAAAATATTTTAATGTTTCAAGAACAGCTGTTAATTCCATACGATTATTTGTTGTATGGGTTTTACCCTGATATAATTTTGTTATAACTTGTTCATTTTCATCTAAGATGATGCTTGCTCATCCTCCTGATCCTCTACTAGATTGATAGGAGCCATCTGTATAACAAATATATCTACACATTGTTCCATTAATCATTCATCTAAATAGCAAAATGCTTCTTGATCTGTTAACTCTAAGCCAAGATCTATCATTAAATCAAATACAGCATGATCTAATTCATGAGCTATTATAGGAACTGTAATATTCTTATGATCAAATCAAATTCAACTGGTTAAATGATTATGTAATACTACAGCATTGGCTGTTTGAGGATTAAATTCAAAATTATCCCTATACACATCTGTAAGATAATCTTGAACCTCATACGGATCACCTAATATAAAATAAACTAATTGATGGTAAATAGGTATATATCTCTCTTCAATTTTAATCATTTTCTGATTTTATTTTAGATATTTCATAAACATATATCTTTCCATCAAGTTTATTATGTTCAGATATAAATTTATCTAATTCTTCTGCAAATTCTTTATTTTCAGATTCAATTTTACCACGAATTATTATGTGAAACATTAAACTCCGTAAATGCGCTTTGTTTCGAGATCAAAAATCTCATCTATTACTTGAGCAGAAACATCGTGAATTGTTTTAATGTCTTCAAGTTCTACAACTTTGTAAGGTTTTCCAATAGCACGTGCATAAGCAATACGTTGCCCACGTTTCTTACAATATTGTTCTTTACTTGAACATGTAGCAAATCCAAAGGAAAGCTTATTTCCATCAAGAATGCTACAAATAACAACTCTAGGAAGGTTTTTCACTAACATGGACTTAATGGGAAGATCATTAAGCCAATTACCTTCTGCATCTGCGATAAAAAATCCGCACCGAATCTGTGTCGGAGCGGAATAATAATACTTAATACCCATAATTTTTATTTTATTATTTCTAGATATAAAGGAGAATATGCCTCCTTATAAGCTTCATCAACTAAACTAACGTTAAAAACTTTAGTATTATTAAGTACTTCTTCAGCATGATTTGCTGAATGAAGATGTCCATGTAAATTAAAATCAGGACATTTTTCAATAATTATATCTCTTAGTGGTTTATTACCTATGTGATATGGAGTTTTTCCCCAAGCTATCCATTCAAAACATAAATCTGAAGTTCCGTATGGAGCATCATGTGTTAAAAGAATATCTACATCCTCTGGAATTTGAGAATAAACTTCTTTTAAACCGTCCTCATTTTTCATAAATGCCCAATTTCCAAAGATTTTACACCATGGTGTTCCATACACTTTTATACCATTAAAATCGTATAAATCGTCTTCAAGATAAATTGCTCTACCATTAGTTAATTCTGTCATATGGTTTGCAATTTTTCTTCTTCCTTCTGGAACAAGTTTTTCCCAACCAACTTCATGATTTCCCGCAATCCAAAGAACTTTACCGCTTTCATCTTTAAATGGAAGAGTATTAATCCAATTTACAAATGGACCTTCATACCATTCTATAGTATCTCCCATATCTCTTTGCATATAAAGATTCACTAAATCTCCTGCAAGAAGTAATAAATCAAAAGGAGTATCTATTTTTGGTAGAATTCCATGTAAATCCGATGTTGCATAAACATCGTATTTATTTAATTTCTGCAAACACATCTTTTTCTGTAATTATACAATTAGTAGAAATAAACATATTTAGTACACCTATTGCATTTTCAAATGCAAGTCTGTCAGCCTTAGCAGGATTAATTATTCCAGCATCAAGGAAGTTTTCATATTTTTCTGTATCAGCATTCCAAGATATATTATCTTCAGGATATACTTGTTGTCCAATTTCTCTTGGATTGTAACCTGCGTTATCAACAATCTTATCAAATACAGATGTTAATGCGTTTTTAATAATATCTATTCCAATCTGTTCATCACGAACATCACTTGTAGGCATAGTTAAAAATGCCTTCATAAATGTAATTCCTCCACCAGGAACAATACCTTCTTCACAAGCAGCTCTTGTTGCACAAACAGCATCATCAACTCTATCTTTCTTTTCTTTCATTTCAAGTTCAGAAGTAGCTCCAACTTTAATTGAACAAATTCCACCAACTAAACGAGCAATACGTTCTTTATGAAATTTTTGTAAAACTTCTTCTCCAGATTGAAGTGTTGATAAAAGAGTTTTAATTTCTGAAACTCGTTCTGCTATAAGTTTTGCATCACCAGCACCGTTTAAAATTGTAGTAGAATCTTTAGTAATTACTACTTTACCACAAGATCCAAGCATAGAACCGTCTACTTTTTGTAGTTCGATTCCATTGTCATATGTAGCTAATTTTGCATTTGTAAGTAATGCTAAATCATCTAAAACATATTTTCTATAATCTCCAAACGATGGTGCTTTTACAAGACAACATTTAATATTTCCTTGAAGATGATTTATTCGAAGATTTTGAACAACTTCATCATCGAAATCTTGTGCAATAATTAACATGGCTCTGCCATTTTTTGCACAATATTCTGCAGCAGGAAGAATTTCTCTAGTTAATTGTACTTTTTGATCAGTTATAAGAATTAATGGATTTTCAAGAACACATTCGCCCTTAGATTTATCTGTAATAAACCAGTGTGATTCAAACCCTCGATCAAATTGCATACCATTAATAATATCAATTGTTGTTTTATTGTTTGGAGATTCTTCAACCGTAATTACACCATCCAATCCAACTTTATTAAAAGCATCTGCTACAATTTTTCCTATTTCTATATCATTATTTGCAGAAATTGTTGCAATTTTTTCTAATTCCTCCCAATTAACAGGCATTGAAGAATTTTGAATAGTTTCTTGAACGTGGGTTGCTGCTTTAGATATACCTTTTTTAATTAACGACAAATTGTGTCCTTCAAGCATTGGGTATGCATTAGCTACCATCTTATATGCTAAAACTGTTGAAGATGTAGTTGCATCACCAACAGAGCGTACGGTATTTAATGCAGCTTGTTTTAGTAAAGTTGCACCAACATTTTCAAATTTATTTTCAAGAAAAATATTTTTTGCAACTGTGACTCCATCTTTAGTCACATGTGGAAGACCGTTAGAATAATTATCGAGAATTACACATTTTCCTTTTGGACCAAGAGTTGATCCAACTGCTTCAGCAATTTTTGACATTCCTGCTAGAAGAGAATCTTTCGCATATTTCCCAAACTTTAATTCATTAACCATTTATTAATTTACATATAAAACATATTAATCCAATCCAATTTACAAAAGGAATAATACAACTTAATGCAGAAAGCATTGGATAATCTAACAATTTTTTCTTATAACATTGATTCATAAGTAAAAAACTTATGATACAAGGAATCGAATAAATAAATAAAATTTCCATATTAAACTTCAATTCCAAGATGTAAAATATCACTAATATTTTTTAGAATACTCCTTTGAGTTCTTTCATCATATCCTTTAATTTTAGATGAATAACCTGATTCATCAGTGAACCACAATTCACCATTTTTTATTTCAAATACAGATTCACCAAATTCATCCAAATCAAATTCCCAAACATTATTTGCTTCAAGAATTCCTTTGATTCGTAATTCAGGAGTAGTTCTTATTTTTCTTAATTGTTCTGTATTAATTAATTCTGGATTTACTTTCAATAATACTTCTCGAATTAATTTTTTAGCGGGCATTCCTAATTTTAATTGAATATCCCTGTATGAATATTCATTTAATCTAAGTACTATAACACATTTCTCAAATCCAGACAGTTCGGAATATTTATCCGACAATGGTTCTACACATTTTAAAAGACCACTCGTTAATTCTTTATATTTTTGATCGTAATTTACAGGCATATTATTACTTTAATGGTCGTCTTGCAAGGACTCAAACCCTGATTGGCTATTTTGAAGACAGCTGTCCTAATTCCATTGGACGACAAGACGAATATTTTTATGTTATATTAATTTTTTACTACCGTATACCCAAAATGTTCACAAACCTCTTTACATAATGCTACAAACTCTTCATTGGTAAGCCCATTTTTGGCAGCATTTGCTTCAGGAGTGGTAAAAGCTAAATTATCTAAATTATTTGTACCACCTTTTGAAACTGGTATAATATGATCAATATTGTAATCATCTTTGGTTAAATCAATTGTTCTACCGGTTAGTTCACATTGAACAACTGTTCCAAATTTATCAAGAACATCTTTGTATGTAAAATTTGTCGTAGGCATAATATTATTTCTATTTTTAAATCGTTGTATTCCTTTTTGTAATTTTATTTTTCAATCGACACACTTAATTGTCACATTATTGCCAGGAGTTCTAGTTCTAAAATCAGATAAACGTCTTTTTAAATAAAAATATCAATTGTCTTTATATTTTTCTAATCGTACTTTGCGTTTTTCTCTAGTTTTATCTGATAACAAATAAGATATCGTTGATGTACTACACCCAAGTTTTTCAGCAATCTTTTTATAAGATAAACCTTCAGCTCTTAATTTTAAAACATTTGTAAGATATTTACTATTACTATTATTTTCAATAGGTACTTGGTTTACTAAAGTATCTCTTTTTTGTTTACAGTTTCAACAAATACCCTCTGGTTCAAGTTTAGTAAATTCTTTGCCACAATTTTTACATACAAATTTTATAACCTCTTTCTTTTTATTTTTACGAGGAACGTTTAGATTTCATTTCTTAACGTAATCATAAATAGTTCTTGATGACACATGATATTTTTCTCCTATTTCAATGTGTCAAAGTCCAGAATCAAATTCTTTTTGTAATAATTCTGGAGTTAAATCATCTTTTGTTAACATTCATAACAATTTAATTATTTAATAAGTCTCTTTCTTCTTCATAGAAAATTCCTCAACGCTTTAATGCGCATTGCGTTGAGGAACACTATGAATGCTAACATCTCATTTTACTGTTGAGACAAACAGTTATTTTTAAATGATACTTATTAATAAAAAATGATTTCAAGTCATTCGCGTAAACCAATTTCGCCATTCAGCTAAGATAAAGCAGAAGTTGGATTCGAACCAACAATTAATTAGGATTATAAGTATCATAAAACAAAGTTACGAAAAATATTTTAATTTTCCAAATTTATTTTTTATATTCAAGCCAAGCGACTTTTCCAATAAATTCTCCAAGTTGAGTACAATTACAATAACTCATTGTAGAAGCTATCACATCAACAAATTGTTTTACCCAATCCGAAAGTTTATATTCAATAGGAACCCAATATTCATAACCTTCAGAAGATTTTAATCGCTTGTTTCCCATTTCTTTTTGAGCGCGCTGTGTAGACATTCCATAATACATTCTTCCAGGAATCCATTCTGATACAGTTACTGTATTAATCTTTTTCGGAATACATGTATCACAAATTTCCTCTCTTGTTACAGGTATTAATTTTTCAAAGATTTCTCCACAAGCTTCTTCAGATTGAGCAAAAATCTTTCCACACATTACATAATCAGCACCAAGGGCAAGGGCAATAACAATGTCTCTAATTTTAGAAATACCGCCATCAATTACAATTTTAGGAATAGAAAGATATTCTTTATTTTCTATAAAATTTTCTGTAATCGATGTTTTAATTTTTTTAATAACATTAATAAATTCTGGTGTATTCTGACTAATTCCTGTTAGATCAGCAGTAGCACAAGCTTGTCCATCACCAATAGTGCATCTAACATAATCAATGCCAGCTTTCGCATATTCTATATATGTATATGGATTTGCAATATTACCAGCCATTAAATTTAGATTTTGTCCAAATTTAAGCTTTGCTTGCTTACATTTATCAAGAAGTTTTCTCATGTGCCCATTTGCAATGTCCACACAAATATAAACCTCTGAATCAAAATGCTCATAATTATCAATAATCCAATCCAATTCATCTAATCCAACAGCAATCCAAATCATCTGTTTCATTATTTCAAGTCTCTTCTGAAAATCAACAGTTCTTGGAATAATTGGATTTAATCCTTCATTATCAAATTTCATGTAATTATGTTCATCAATAATACATGCCATTGGTGCAACAAAGATTGGAAGATGAGCTCCACTTAAACACCAACCACCTTGTTCATCAGAATAAAAAGCGTTATAATAAGGTACACACTCTGAGCGATGTTCTATATCAGAAACTAATGCAGGAGATATGTAATACCTATCAAAACTACTCATAGATTTTTTCATTTTTATATATTTTTGTAAATTGTTCTGTTGTTAATACATCATCAATAGGAATACAATTCATTACATCACTTTTATATGTAAGTACTAATAAAGTGTCTTCCATAATTTTTCTAATTTTATATCTTATAAATCCATTTTTATATGGAAAGTATACAATGTCTCCAGCAACCATTATTTGTTAAAATATAAAATATTATGATTTTGTTCAATTTCTGTTACAGTTCTATTACATTTATTTGTAATAAATCGATAGTCTTTATATATACCTTCCTCTGTAACAGCTGTTACGATAAGATGCTTTCTAGTCTTATCATAAATCCAACCTTCATAAACAATTCCAGATTTATCTTTAACCCAAACAGTATCAAAAAAATCTACATCTCTCAATGTTTTAAGAGGTGTAGATTTTACAGGTTCTTTATATTTAAATATATTTTTTATTTTTTCAAACATATAACTTTAATTTAATGATTGGGTGATTGTATCGGAATCGAACCGATCTCAACAGAGCCACAATCTGTCCGCTTACCACTGGCGTAACAACCACATATTTATGATACAAATCAAGTAATATTAATGCAATATAAATGATTTTTATTTGTATGTATCATTAACTTTTAAAACTCTTTTTCTTCTAAATCTCAAAAGTCAATTTTCTTTTCCCGATTTTTCTTTTTATCCGGGTATTTTGGTTCTTTTAAAGATTTAGGTTTTTTACTACGAACTTTCTGAAAATTAGATTCATTATCAGATAAATGTTCAAGTTCATAATCAGATACCTTAGGCATTTGATTTAAAAATATTGTTAAAATAAATCTAAAAAGGCACTGAAAGTTACTTTTCACTTACAAGCCACTTAAATAACGTATTTTAGATACGGAAACTAACGCGTGTCGCACGCTATGACCAGCATAGAGTTGTTAAATATTAAGTAATTGATCGAATCAATAGCAATTTTGTATTGTAAGTGCCTTATATTGTTAGGAGATTAATTTAAACATTTAAAGTATAGCAATGTCGGATTATTTGTATGAACATCTATTCCTGGAAAATGCTCACAAAATTTCTGACGATTAAACGCACGCGTTATTAAATGAATACCGTGTGCAGTTGGAACATCATATTGATATTTTATACAATTAAATGGTTCACAATGATATTCTATAAATTCAATAATTTCATCTTTTTTATTAACATCGTCGTCATCCAAATCAATAATAAATTTCTTATCAGATGATATAAATGATTTTCCGCAAGCTGTAGAATATGCTGCTTTTAATCCTACATTATTTGTTTTAGAAAGATAAACATCAGTAGTTACACGTAAACATTCATCTGCAACTTCATTAAAACTCCTTTTAGTAGGATGGATATACGCTCTCCCATTAATGGCTTCACAAATAGATTTAATTTCAGGTTCAAACTTATTTAAATCCTCTAAAGATCTAACCGTATAAATCTTAATCAATCTATTCTTATTATTCCCATTTACTCCTGGTTCCGTATGTCCATCTTTTCCTCTAATAAGAATTTGTACGAAATAGAATTCATCGGGTGAATTCCAATTCATTTTCTCTCGAAAGAGATCAAAATTATCAACTATTTTCATATTATTAAATATTTGTCTCCCAGGTAAGATTCGGACTTACAGTGTTTCTAATGTACATGTTCCTAAGACATGCGCGTCTCGCCAATTGCGCCACTGGGAGTTAAAACCAGACTCTTACGCGGTCTGATATTACGTCCGATTTACAATAATTACGGAGTATGGTCTACCCAGTCCCATACACACCAGTTAAAACGTTTAGTAGTCTACTGCACTCCTAGGGAATTACCCCGTGGTCTGTCACCTTTCAACTGGATTAAAGTTTTGAGGTTTCCCGTACGTACTCCCTCCAGCGAGTCAGGTTCAAGGGCTCAGGTTTCTACTCTTATTATAGCCCTTTTTTCCGTTGTCTGGCTTACGTCCTCAACAATATTGTGTTGATTATACTACGGAATGGTTTTAAACATAATACGCTATTGAACGTATGCAACCTTGCCAGGTTAATTTCTTTTACTTAATTCTTTTTTACAATCTTCTAAAAAGTTAATTACATTTTTGTCTTCTTTATGACATAGCATTGTTGTAAAATATTTAAGGTATGCTATTAATGACGATTTAGAAAACGTTGAAAAATTCATACAAATATAACTAAAAAGATTGAAATAAAAAAATTATTTTTCTTTAAGCTGTTTGATTAGTTCGTCGGTCCACATTACCGCAGTTTTAACGAGGTCTTTGACCGTTTTATCTTCAAGAATTTCATCATCCCTCATTACTGATCCGGCAAATCCTGCAAGTATGTCTTTAGCCGCCTCCCTGCGAAAAGCGTCCAAATCGACAGGTGTGGAGAATATCTTCCCGACACCTTTTGTCCAATCTTCCAGTGAAGGTTCTAACTTTTGAAGATTTGTCGCTTCTATGTAGTATTTACGTCCATCTTTCGCTTCGCAAAGACACCAAGCAAGCATCGGAGAATTACCGATTGTCGATATGAACGGACCACACAACACCTCGACTTCTTCGTCTGGAATAACATGTCCATAGTCGCCAACTATATTGAGCATGCCAACAGTGAGATGGTTTAATAATTTTGCTTTCATTTCTCTTTGATTTTATTGATCAGTTCTCTTAATTCTGCTCTTAAGACCGGAGCTGGCTGGGCATCCCCCAGGATTTCTCCGATGCGGGATTCGATGAGGGATATGACGTCTTTATTGGACTGCTCATAGCCATCAAGAAAAGCATCGCGATAAACACGTTCGCTATAAGATGTTCCAGATTCAGCCTTAAATGCTGCGTCTTCTGCTCTACTCATGGTTTTCCTCCTTAAATCCGGGTAATTTCTCAAGATCAGAAAGCATTATGTACTTCTCTCCGTCAATACCAAGGGTACTGACTAAATTAAATCCACAACCTCGATGAACAAGTGCAATTGGATACCCTTCACTATTCCCACAGGCACCATTACTCCAAATCTTCCACCTCGGCAAGTCCCTCAAGGTATCAGTTTTACCTTTTTCATAGGCATTGTGAATAATTTCTCGATAATCGTTCTCTATCTGTTTATTAAATTCATTCCGTGCAAGGGAAAGAAGTTCAGCGGCAATGCGTTGAATGGTTTCCAAAGTATCTGACTGAGGACGATATTTTGATACTGCCTTCTCAAACTTGCTCATCTCAGGATCTTGGATTACGACGAAAAGATCTTTATGAGATTCCATTTTGCTTAGCCAATAGTTTCCTTCTATCGTGAATTCACCGGTAAATTCTGTTCCGTCTTTGCCACTAATTAGGGCAACAACAGGTTGAACGTCTACTCTGTCCCAACAAATAATCCTTACTGGACATCCATCTCTGGTCTTCACCTTATACTTACCGGACTCAATCTTGTCACGGTATTTGATATCAAATGGTATTTTCATATTATCCTCCCATTTCGTTGTTTGACATTTGGGCCATTACTGCTTCTTCGGAGATACCATTCCATGAAGCAATTTCTTTAATTTCCTTAATTCTTTTTGATGCTTTTACTGCCCGAATGCCGGCCCATTCATCACCGCTGGACATAGCATCATAGTAGTCTTTGTATGGATTGTTACTCATAGCTTATTTCTTTCGGATTTGAACTATTACTTTATCACCATCTTTAATATCGGTATCAGTAAGATCAACCCAGATTTCGCGATCATCTGGACGTGCAATTCCTTCTTTTATATATCCCTGCCACGCCATCCACTTAGCTCCAGCTTTAAAACCTCTACACGCAACAACAGCACACTCTGTTTTGGAAGCATAACTATTTGCCGCTTCATCAAGATCTTCAGGAAGGGAATATTGAGAGAGAGCTTCTGCATCGATTATCATAGCTTCTAAAATTTCCTCACTACTACACGGTTCGTTTATAAATGCTACTAGGCTCGGATCATTAACATAGTTAATCCAGTCTATAAGATGTTTTCTTGCTTCTTCTCGTGTCATAACTAAATTAATTTTTCAAGACAATATTTAATCGCAGCTTCACAAGCTTCTTCATAATTCGGCCATTCTCCATCTCCAATTTCATAAGAGCTTTTATATGTGCTTATAAGTTTTTTACAACTATATGAGAAGCACACATCCTTATCTGCATTTTTAGAAAATCGTGATGATATATCAATAAAGACATTGTACACTTCTCTCAACCATTTCATTGCCATTTGGAGAGTGGGACGTAAATACTCCCAATCTTCAAGGGTTTTATTAAGCATCATTGATTCATTAACAATTCCCACATTTTGTCCGTTATGATTGTAATCAAAATAGTAACCGCCAAACTCGCTTACATTTTCAGAGTCAAACCCTTTCTCTTTCAATAATTTGGCGGTTTCAAAAGAGACGTAATCTTCGACAATCATATCTAATATCCAAAATAAAAATCATCATCCAATTGAATCTTTTCATTACATTCTGGACAATCTATATATTCATGATGAATACACATATCATCTTCATCTTTATATACATCATCTTTTCCAAAATTCATGATAGTTTCACAACATGGGCATTTGATTACATAGTTTTTGTAATCCTCAACACTATCATAACAGTGTCTTTGAGTTAACTTATTAATCATAGCTATTCAGTTTTATATATATCTACTGGAGCAATTATAGCCAACGATTTCTCAATCAATCCACGATAGTCGAAATGATGAGCATTAAGCCAATCTATCAAGGATACTGATTGCATTATATCGTCATAATCATCATTGATGTATTCGTATTCTTCTCCATAAAGAGAGCCTCCACAAGAATATTCACCAATACTAAAAAATGATTCATATTCTTTTCTTTCTTCCTCAGTCATACTTGACATTGGACGAAGATATGGTATGAATGTTTCTACAGGAAACCAGGCATCATAACCGTCCACTTGTATACAAGCACTATTTACTTCTCTACCATCAATAGTAAAAAGTTCATGAACCTGTCCTCTATGTAATCCTTTAGCTCCATAAGGTAATCTTGCACAAAGATCTTTAAATAATAATTCTTTCTCTTCTTGGGTCATAATTACATCCAATTAGTCAAATTACAATGATGATCTATTTGATATTGAATTCGCCTATTAACCTCTTTCCAAGGAACAGGTTTGTAATCATTTAAATCAACACCTACATCATATTGCGTAGGTTTATATAAAGAAGTGAATTGTGCATCAAATCCGGTATTACCCTTACGAATATGAGTATGTCCAGAAAGTGCAAAAGTTAATGCATCACGTTGATACACCTCTGGATTCCAATGAGCAAATGTTAGAAACGGAAAATGATTCAAATAAACATTCCTACCATCTATTTGAATTCGCATTTGTTGGGACACATAATCAAACATCGTTAACATACCTTGAGATGCATTCTTAATGTCGTGATTACCCAAGATAAGAATTATATGACCATTTAATTGGTCACGTATCTCTTTCCATTTTTGAGCTCCACCAAAACAGAAATCTCCAAGATGGAATACAGTATCTTCTGGACCTACAACAGAATTCCAATTTTCAATAAGTTTTTGATCGTGTTCTTCTATTGTATCAAACGGACGTTCGCATAATCTAAGGATATTTTGATGTCCGAAATGTGTATCTGAAGTCAGAAATAAATTATTTCCACTAAATTTTGTTATCATAATTAATCTAAATCTAAAGGTATAATCTCAACAGCTCCTCCACTTAATATAACAGTTGTACTATCACAAGTTGTAAAATATATTCCAACTTTATCATAATATAGGTTTGTTACATCGTTGTATTCAATACTTATATCACCGGTATGATATACAACGTTATAAAATTGAGAAGCTTTTTCTCTTTCTTTTACAATAGGGATTGCAATACAATAACAAATTACCAAAAGTAAGACTATTATAAGTCCCGCTTTAAAAAACATACTTTTTTCCATAATTATAAAATAAATTAGAGCGCATCAAAGGATTCGAACCTCTTAAAGTTACCATAAAACGATGCGCTATACTATCAAAATCAGTACATATTAAATAATTTTATTAGATTCAAAAAATCTATTCTCTAACGTAAGATCTGCACCAATCAAATCGCCATTATCATATTGAGCTTTCTGAAGAGATACTAACTTTGTACATTCATAATGTAGTATGTTTGCAGTATCAGTAGGATAAACAGAATTCAAGATATATTTTAAATCAATACCCTGTATTTTACCGTTACCTTCCGCATAAGTTAAAATACCATTAAGAATATAAATCCAAGTCAATATCTTCTCAAGATTATAAGTTGGACGTAAAAATCTAAACTCTACTGTCTTATTAACATTGTAGCACAGAAGATTTACAAAATTACACCAATAATAACGAGAGTGAACATTCCACTTATGAGTTCTAGTTAAATCATCTGGATGTGGTTGTACAAAACTCCCGAAAAATGCCATACTTGTAAAATTATAAAACATTTGATCAAAGCTAGCAAATTCAGGCAATTTCTTACAATAAGATTTTCCATTTGCTTTATATTCATTTGTACGGAATGTTAATGCTGGAACATACCATTCCATCTGGTCTTGAATTCTCAACAATATTGAGTAAAGTCGAGATATCTTGGTTACATCAAGAGGGAAATTACCAAAATGAATATGAAGTGAGCACTCTTTATTAAAATGAGTATAATTTCGAAGTAAATCTAACTGTTTCTTTAAAAGATTAAATCCGGAGTTTCCTTGTAATATAACAGTTGAATATTCAATTCCTGAAATAGAACCATCTCTTAATGGAATTAATCCATAATTAAAACAGTCTCTTTCTGAAATATATCCCAAAGATGTTTCAAATTCTATTCCAATTGTACGTTTAACATGCTTTGCGATAGGAAATTCTTCCGATTCAATCTTCAATTGTTTATTATCAAACAATTTAAAGTTTTGAACAGCTTCGTATTTTCGTTCAAAGGAATAACTGTATACTCCAGGTTTTAATGACTTAGATACATCAATTAAGAAACTGGGATTATCTTTACAATCATATAAAAGACAGTAATACTTCTGAAAATATGGACTCCAATCTAAGTGTAAGTGATTAGGATCATAATATGATGTGACAGAGTTTCCATCAGCCATGATAAACAACCCCTCACTTAAATCTTTAGATGAATTTGTATATCCATAAATTAGAATATTTTCTACAATGTCTGTTACAAATCGAACAATTCGACTAGAGATTTTTAATCCAGTAAACTCGTTTATAGCTTCCATAAGTTTTTAAGTGCTTTTAAGTTTACTTCTGTAACGCTATTATTTGTTGGGTGATGATATGGTTCATATATCTCACAAACAAATGTTCCGTTTTTATATTTTCTTGTTCTGGTACCCCCAATAGGAGATAAATCACCCGTATACGGTTCTAATATATCAGGTTCCTTTAAAAGATATAAAACTCCATCCTTTACATATAAACGATAAACACTTAAATATCTAATTAAGTATTCATTGTCTTTTGTAAATTCATCTATATCTTTATTTGACTTCCTGAAATATTTACATACAAAATCATAATATTTCTTATCAAAAAATGGAATACCGTTAAATAGATATAACTTTTCAGTTGCTAAATAACCAGGTTTACCTTCATATACACCACCCCAACTTGATATAAAGTATTCACCACTAATTCTTTTGAAGGAAACTGTATGAAAACATCCATTAGCATTATACATCAAATAATCCATATATTTTGCTACAGGTGTTGTATTATAATAACCTCCTAGTTTCTGTTGTAAACAGTCACTACGATCATACTTTTTAATAGCAACAGGTTTTCCGTTTTTGAATTCGCCAAGAACATTTTCTGCAGGAGTATACAAAATTGCATCAGGTCGAAGTGCTAATAAGTATGAGGGAATTGATGAAAACACCATTTCATCATCTGTAATACAGAAGTATAATGGACGTTCTTCAGTAAGCTCCAAATCACTAATGTATTTCTTAGAAGCACCTTTAAAGAACATTATTCTCGGCTTATCTTCACGATAATCTACAATGAAAAATACAGCACCACCTGTATATTCTTCAAGAACATCATAACCTTTATAATAGAAGATCCTAGCCATTACTTGACTATCAGTCATTCCTTTAATGTCTACATCAGGAATATACTTTTCAGCAAGATCTTGATAGTTATGAATAGTTCCATTATGAAGAACTACAAATTCAGTTTCATTATTTTCATTTTGTATTACAACTGGTTGAGCGGTGCTCATATTAATTGCTCCGATCGAAGCTTTTCTACAATGGCCTAATGCAATTGTTGAATAATGTGTATTTTGTAAAACTACACTCTTTGTAAAAAAGTCTTGAAATAACTTCTCATCTTTTATACCATACTCAACACTTCCATCAATAAATACACCACATGAATCACCACCTCTTGAATCGTTGGCAATACCTAGTGTGCAAAACGTAGAATAATCAAATTGTGCAGGATGTTCTCTAACAATACCAAATATTCCACACATTTTTATAAAAGATTATATTTTGTGCAAAGTAATTTTGCTAATTTTTTATCACTATTATTTATTGCATTAATTACAGAATTAGTATCTCTACATCTAATTCCATGATTAAATGCATATAGTGCATGAATAATTTGAGCCCATACTTTCTCCAGAAGTTCTACAGAAGACATCATGTAACTAGAAAGTACTCGATATTCAAACCCATATGGTGTAAGTCTAAATGCTCCAGCTTTTCCATAAAGATCTCTTCTTCGTTTATCTTCATCAAAAAGTACAGAAGGGACTCCAATAAACAAATCAAATAACCTAATTAACTCTAATGATGTATTCGTATTATATCCATCATACCCACAATGAATATGCATTCCTGCACTTCTAAGATTAGTTGTTTCGCCCTTCGGTTTAGGATTTGCAGACTCTGTATAAACATTATAATCTATAGAACATCCAAAAAGTTTTGCCTCATCACTCTGAAGTTGATCATCATCAACTATTTCACTTGCAGAACATTTAATATCAAGATCTGGATCTTTAGCTTGAATGAAACTACGAATATAATTCTTCATCCACTCTATACTATTGACAAATTCTTCTTTAGTCTTACAAACAGGGATGTTAAATTCTGCAAGAATATTATCTGTTTCAAGGCCAAATCCTCTAGGCATACATTCATCAACATAAGGATCTCCCTTAACACCAGGAATCAATCCAATTGATGATACAACCTTTCCAGTTTTAGAATTAACAATAAATAATTCTGGATCAGCTCCAATTGTAAAATCTGTAATTAACATAATGATTTGATTAATTTATCTAACATTTTTGCAACAGGACTATTTGGAATCATTTCAGGATGTCCTTGAATTGCAAGACATTTAGGTAATCCAGGTCTTTTGTATAAAACAATTTCGGGATTACATCCATTTAAATATCTACTGTCAATACCATCACCTCGAAAATCTCTTCCATCTACACCATAATACAAAATTTGATATTCATTATTAGGTAAATCAAAAGGATATTGCATCTGATGATGTGTAGACGTTATTTCATAGACCATGTCTCCTTCAAAACTATAGATAGGGTGTGTTGTATATAGTGCGTGTCCACTACAATCCTGAACAAGATTTCCACCATTTAAAGCACAGAGAAGCTGAGATCCACGGCAGACTCCCACAGCTAGTTGATCAGGACGAATCTTTTCAAAGATTTCTTTTTCTTTAAGATCTCGTTTAAGATTACTATGCGTTTCTGGATGTTTTCTTTTACCGTAGATAGATGGATCTACATCTTCTCCACCTGTAAAAAGAATTACTTTTGCCTTTTTTATATCGTCTGTTAATTCTACATTCGACATAAAGTTTGTATAGTGTGTTGCAGGACCAACTACATAAACTTTCATTTCTTTATATATTTTAAATATTTATCTATGTAAATACTACGACGTTCTGGATAAGTATTAATAATTTTGTTTATATCCGTGTCATAGACTGCAGGAACATTAAATCTAAAATTATATGAACCAGTATAAATGTCATTTAAACAAATCTTCTTGAAAAGACGATTTGCCAATTCGTCATTGGTTAAAAATCTACCAGAATTACCTTCTGGTATACAATGAATGTCTCTATAATGGTGCCAACTTCCACTTGCATAAGAAAGTAATAAGAATAAGTTTGCCTTAGATGTAAACTTAAATAATTTTTCCTTTTTAAGTAGATTTATATCAACAAACATTACATTCATTGGACATTCGTACGTATATCTAATCCAAGTAAGTAGATATTTATGTCGTATTTTTGGACCTTGTATTGTTATCGTTACTTCATAATGATCTTCAAAAGCTTTAATAGAATACTTAAAATCAAAAAGCCTTTTTACTATTTTAATATGATTACGAAGTTCTTCTGGAGTAAGAAAACAATAATTATCATGGTTACTACTTCTTACATATTCTTCTGAACGGTTTATCCAAATTGTATAAACACACAAATCATTACATGTAATAGTTATTCTTTTGAATACATCACTAAAACACGCTTCGTGGTTAAAATTGTATTGGCGTCCGTTTACATTTACAGAATACGTAGTATCGTAATTCAAATATTTTAGTTCCATAATAAATAAAAAAAATCCCCTGAAAGAACTACAGCTTTCTCTCAGGGGATTTGTATTATATTTAGGCCTTTGCACCAGGTTCTGCAACCTGAGCAGCAGGTTGACCAAAGAGGTTTGCAAACGGATTTGCACCACCAGAAAGAGCGGACATCATGAAGAGACTCTTCATATCCATCTCACCATCTCCCATCATTGCATACATAAGCATAGGGTTAGCACCAAGGGCACCACCATTCTGACTCATAAGCAGAAGAGGGAGCAAAGAATCTTGCTTCTTATCCTGGCTCAGGGCAAGAAGTACCATAGGATTGATAGAACCGTTGATAGAACCGGCAAGGGATATAACAACACGTACTACAGACTGGCCAAGAAGGAAGTCCTTGATCGGATAAACCTGAGAACCGTTACCGCTATAACTAATAACACCAATCTTGTTATCAGCGATAGACTTAACCTTAGCATAGCTACGGTCACGAGCAATAACGTCACCAACCTTAAGCTGATCAATAGGCTTACTTACGATAAACACGGGCAGATCCAGAGTCAACTCCTCAGGATAAGAAACCAGAGTATTATCAGCGCCAATGGCAACATAACCATTAGAAGTAGCTACACAGATGTTACCATCAGTTGCAATACGAACATCCTTTGCCTCAGAAGGCATAAACATCTCCTTAAGACGGGCGGAGAAACCCTTAATAGAATTATTATTCATCGTTGTTTTGTTATTATTTGCTTCATTGAGAAGCGGTTTTGCAAATTTGCACCAATCACCGTACTTAATAACGGCAGAAACACTCGTGATACCAACCTTCTTGATATCATAATTGCGAGTAAGATTATCAATGTAATTACGATCTTCGCCAGAGAGATTCTCAATCTCCTGATCAAAAGCCTTAATTACATAAATGGAATTGCCTTTACCTGTGATAATATTATCACCAGGCTTAACGTTTCCAAGATGAGCATTAAGCCCAACATTGCAAATACGGAACTTATCGTTCTCTTTTGCGAAATTAATAACATCAGTAAGACTCTTAGGCTTACTTTTGAGGTTTGAAGTGTAAACTAAAATCTTGTTCATAAATTAATTAATTTAAATGTGCTGTAGTTGGAGTCGAGAAGAGGATTCGAACCTCCAAAGTATTCACTACTCTCCTAGGTTTTGCAGACCTGGCCCTTACCATTCGGACACCTCGACATAAATAAAAATAACAGCGGTATCTCACGACAACGCTGTTTAAGACAAAATTGATTGTAGTAAAATTACTACTTTGAGCGGTATGTGGGATTCCAACCCACGCAAGCCTTCAGATTGGAAATCTGACGTGCACCAGCAACTACACTAATACCGCAATACTTTTAATACCTTTTTCTATTATCAATACGAGTAGCGTTTTTATTTAAGCTACCAAAATTTTCAGTTAATGCATGACAATTGGGGCAAAGTAATTTAAGATTTTCCTCTCTATTGTTTGTACAATCTCCATCAATATGATGTAACTGTAATGGTATTTTATGTGTTATGGGGTTTTCTTCTCCTCATCCACAGTTTTGACATTTACAATTATATTTATCAAAGAAATATCTTCTAAGTCTTTCACTTATTCCGTACTTACCAGATAATCCAGTTTCTAATCCATCTTTTCATCGTTGAATATATTCTTTCTGTTCAAACTCTTGCTGACAATCCATTGAACAATATTTCTTTTGTGACGAAAGTAATTCTTTACCACAATTTTTACAAAATCTATTAGAATGAACTCTTCGTTGACCTAAGTTTGTAATTTGTGCCGCGCAACTACTAGAACAATATTCATTTTCTCTATGCTCTCACGGTATTATTTTACCACAATTCTTACACACTTTAGGATTTAATTCATATTGACGTTTTGTTAATCTTTTTATAAAATGAGACACATTTAAATTTTCTCTTTCTACAAATGATTTTAGTCACTTATTATTGTATGAATTATTACATAATCCTAAGTTAGTACAAACGTTTTCTCAACTTTTACTTCTTTTAATAATTTCTTTAATTAAGTTTGAATCAATTTTGTCTAATTTTGCCATAATAAATAAAATTAAAAGTTAAAATTAAAATCGTCTTTTAGAATAACCTCAGAGACGTAACTGTGCCAACCTACGATTTGGAGGAAAGTAAGCATTCTTGAAGAGGCCTTCCTATCTTCGTTCCCATGTACTTAGGGCTTATTATTGTGTTGCAGAGTAGATTTTTTTAAATATAATTCTTGCAGGAACACCTAAATGCCAAAGAAAGAATCGAATAGCATCACCAAAAGTTTCAACTAAATCTCTACTTTTAAGCTTACTATTTACAACAATCCATTTGGCATTGAATCTTTTATCTTTATTTCGTTTAATATAAACCATAATTTTTTGAGCCCCATGACCGAATCGAACGATCATCTAGAGATTACAAATCACTTATAATAACCTTTATACTAATGGGGCATAATTTTAAATTACAAATGGAGTTTTTTTCTTCAGAATATGCTTTATAATTGTAGAGCCACCTGGATTTGAACCAGAATGTCCACGTTATCAGCGTGGGATCCTAACCATTAGATGATAGCTCTATTATATGATACTTAACTAATAAATATAGGAATCGAACCTATGTTGCAATTACCCAAAAATTGTGTCCAACCACTAGACGAATTTATATTGTTTTATAGCATTGTAAGTATCATTAACTTTAAATTTAATACAATTTCGACCCTCGCAGGACGGTTAGCCTACCCGTTTAAAACGTCTTCTACCTTAGATTTCTCTGGTAAAGCGCCAAAAATTGTGCATTTACTGTAGGGTAGACAGGACTCGAACCTGCGTGAATGTCCACATCCCAAATGTGGCCGGTGACCAACTACCGCACTACCCTATTCCGTTTATATTACCATTGAATGACTAATTCACCTTCCAAGGTAACATAATGCTCAAACCCATTATCTTCTAATACATTTGCAATCATGCAAAGCATAGTAGATACTTCGTAAAGATCTTCTGCACCTTTAAAAGTTATATTAATTTTACATTCATGTAAACCTTTTTTGGCAGATTCTTCAATTAATTTAAATATTTTGTTTATTTCATCATTAACCCATAAATCACGATTTCTCATCTGGGCCATTTGATGCGCTTGTTCTGCATTAATCATGGTTAATTTCTAATGTTCAGTAAGGTAAATCTATTTCTTCAGGTGGCCAACAAGCTTTGTATTCTCCAGTAAGTAATTTGTATAAATCTGCTTCATTTCTGTTCTGGAAATCTACAATTGCTGCTTTAGTTATGTCTGAAATTTGTCTATCGTAGGCAAGAAATGCTTGATCTAATACAACTTTATTATTAAGTACTTTAAAACTAAATGTACAATCTTGCGGAACAGACATATGGAAAGCTATATAATCTTTAGATTTGATTCGATTCCAATAACACTTATATAGACAATGGTGCATATTAGTTCCTTCAAGAAATACTTCTTTTTCCGTATTTAACATATGAATATGTGGTTCATCTAAACATACATCAAATACAGGAACTTGTTCTTTTGCTTCAATTTCTTTACGATTTAACTCGTTGATTTGCCGTTGATGTTCTTCTTTAATTCTCTTTTGAGACCAAGTAAAATCTACAATTTCATTTAATTGAACAGCACAATCCAATAAATCTCTGTAAGCTGGATTATAATATTCCCCTTCATGAACTAGAACACTTATACTTTTTGCTAAATCTTTTGTAAACGCTTGAAGATCAGGAATTGATAAATAATTTATACAGTTGTTATAATGGAAAAATAGTTTCCAATCAAATCCCTTTAAATGATATATTTTGGAAAGAACACATTTACATAAAGTTTCTTCATTATAGACTTTTTTACGAAGAATGTCTGCAATAACACATTCTTTGAATAAGTACCTTCTTAAATTTACAGGAAGATTGTGAGCAAATTCTAAATTTATTCCAATAATAGATACAAACTTAGATATTCCAGCAAAAGTTAATTTGTGAATCGATATTTTCCTTCCATCTATTACAATGGTATCGGCCCAATCAATTTTTGGATAAAATTTGGTTCCAGCTCTACATATTGTTTTTGTTCGCAATCCAAAGAAAATTCTACCATCTTTATTGGAACAATAATATGTACTATTATATGATTTACAATTTTTATATTTTTGTTCCCAAGATAAATTATAAAAATTATCAGGAATATTGTCATGAAGAACTTCTGACCAAGATTTAGGAAATAACTTTACAGTTTGTGGTAAAGTTCTTGTAGGTTGTTTCATATTAATTACAATCTAATCTATCTAATTCAGCAGCAATAAATGCACCTGCTTTTTTCAAGCAGTCAATGTATCCTTCAGGATGCCAATATTTATTTTCAAAAGGCCAATCTTTACGGCCTACTTCAGTACCATAAATTGAAGATTTTAAATAGGCAAGAGCCCCAAATAAAAGTTCTTTATTTCTGTGAGAGTTGTCATGATTTCTATCATAATTGTGTTTAACAATTTGTTTTTCTCTCTCTTCTCTAATTAAATCTATTCCTTTCATACATATTAAATTATTTTTGCGGAGAGTGAGGGATTTGAACCCCCGTTACCCCTAAGAGTAAGCCAGTTTTCAAGACTGGTGCCATCAACCACTCGGCCAACTCTCCAATTATCTGTGGGAAGAGAGAGAATCGAACTCCCAGTCCTGTTGAGGATTTATTAAATATTTAATAAATAAGGAAATGTTTGAAAACCCTGTCCGTTTACAGTTTTTTCATATCTTAAACGAATGGAATGGTGGACATTATTACCAATTAAATCTTTAACCGGAATTAAAAAGCATTTTCTATTTTTATCAACACAAAATAATCAATTTAATTGTTCATGTTCTATAACATTGTCATAAACACCTCCATTTGTTCCTCCTTTACTTCTTAAATCAATACTTCCCTCATCAGTATCTGTACATTTACATTGAACTGTTTCGATAACTCCATCTTTTTCTATAATTAAATCATATCATTGCGTATCATTAATTGGTAAAGAAACAGTATAACCGGCAATTGTAAAATAGTTTATGGCCATACTTAATCCAATTCTTCCTAGTTGCTTATTAGTCATTCATAAATAATTTAATTGTTTGTGGGAATGAGTGGATTCGAACCGCTTTACCTTAAACCAATACGGCAGATTATAAAGGACAGATTTTACAGACCTGCGCCGTTACATTCCCAATCTTCTAATTTTTGCGGATTCTCGCAGAATCGAACTACGCACACCTTGATCTTCAGTCAAGTGCTCTACCAACTGAGCTAAGAATCCTCACACCCGCAAAGCTAACGGGCCTTGTATGATCACATGTTTACCTCTATGTCATACTGTCTCTATATAGGTAAAATATAGATAACTTTAAGCTTTAATGAACAGCTTCTATTATTATACTATTACATTTTGAAAGTAAATCTCTTAAATCATAAGGAACATAAAAACGTTCGTCTTCACATCCTTTATTAAACATTAATATTAGTAAATGTAAAGGATAATTTGTATAATATAAATCGTCCCATTTGTGTAATCCTATAATATTCTCACAAAACGAATCATTAAAATTAAGTTTAACATATAATACTTTAGTCTTATTCATTATTTCTTCTAAAGTATTTAATGTATTTGGCATATTGATAAAATACTCAACATTATGATATTTAAAGTACCATCTTGTAAGTTTCTTATATAATTTTAGAGTCATATTTTAAATATTAAAAATTGTGGAGGCAGTGAATCATATATTATTATAAATTAAATATTTCTATTTTTATGACAAAATGTTTCAGTCTGAGAATGACAATTAGGACAAAGTAATCTTAAATTTTCTATTCGATTATCTCTATTATTACCATTAATATGATCTAATTGTAAAACTAATGGTTGTCCTAATCACTCACTAATACCACAAATCGCACATTTTGTTTCCAAAAGATTTGCTTTAATAAGTCGTTCCTTTAATCTAGTATGATTTGAATAAGAACAGTTTTCTGTTAATAGGTCTTCAAGTTTTCATTTGGGATGTTCATGTGCATAAATACTATGAACAGAGTATTTTGAATAATCCAAACCCAATTTGTCTAAGTACAATTTTAAACCATTAATTGAATTTCCTCTATTTCCAGAATAACCTAATTCCCGCATAAATTCTGCAAGTGTATTACATTTGTCAAGCAAATCTTGAAGTTCTTCTTTAGTTTTTAATTTATAATAAGCGTTTGGCATAATTTTTTAATTAATCGATAAATAAAATCTTTTTATTTTCAGTCCACCGCATAGACCATCTTTGCTATACCTCCATATTTGCTGGGACGCACAGACTTGAACTGTGATAAATTGGTTAACAGCCAATCGTAATTACCTTTATACGACATCCCAATATAGTGGACCTGTGAAGATTCGCACTTCAGTCACGTCTACGTATCAATAGAATAATTATTTACATGTTTAGCTGGTTTTAACATTCCTTGTAAAACGATAGTATAAATATACTCAGCAAAAAAGGCTATTCTCATCATTCATCTTCCCTGGTAGCAGTTTAGCGAGTTCCCAGCATTATTTAACGGAGTTTGACACCCCATCTCCACCACTTAATTTTTATAGAATTAAGAAACTAGGCGATAGCTATTGCAAAACTTGCTTCAGGAGCAAAGAAATTTACAATACTATTGCAGAAATCCATAACCTTGTTACGAATTTCGGAAATAAGATTTTTGGAATTTATTTGTTTGAATAGTTGATAAACGAGTTGTTCAGCTCGTACATGTTATTCTATCAATCTCATATCGTTCAATTCTAGTCAGGCCCAAAGATATTATATTTTATCGTCTTCTTCCAGTTGATCGACAAGATTTTTTGCAGCTTCTATACCGGGACCAAGAACTTCTTTAAGGGATTCATGCGCTTCAAGATAATGCTCGAAAGCAGCTCTTGTTTTATGAAGTTCATGAAGTTCACCCTCTTTATATGTTACGATACAGGCAATTACTGCAAGTAATATTATTATAATTATTGTAATCATTATACTTTTATTTAAAATAACATAGTAAATCTTTGATAAGTTGTTTATGATTAAATGCCCATTCATACTTATCAATATCATTTACATTGATCCACATACAATCTGCTACTTCATCTTGTTCTTGTCCTTTAGCATAAATATGTTGAATTAATGCAGAATCATTAACTTTAGCAAAAAACCTAAAAGTAACATTTTGACGAGAACTATCTTTTGGATCATCATTAATACTCCAAAGATTTAATAGTTCTGGATCAATTTTAAAGTTAGTTTCCTCGTATATTTCTCGTGCACATCCTTCTTTTAAGGTTTCGTTATAATCAAGGTATCCACAAGGACAATTCCATAAACCTTGATAATCAGGTGCACCATTACCACGTTTATTTGCAAGAACATAAATCGTATTACGAGTAACACAGATTATAAATCCAACAACTGCCATAGAACGGCTAATCCAGTGTTCGCGAGAACCAATTTTAATAGAAAAATTCTTCATTTTGTTTTATTATTTATTAAATAGTGCGTTCATCGGGACTTGAACCCGAAACCCACAGATTAAAAATCTGTTGCGCTAAACCAATTGCGCCATGAACGCTTTCCAGCGGAGATAACGGGATTCGAACCCGTACCGCACGGCGTGACAAGCCGGCATTGTAACCATTCAAACCATACCTCCATTGTGGACCGGATGGGATTCGAACCCACAACAACTAGAATGCAAATCTAGCGCTCTACCAATTGGAGCTACTGGCCCATAAATAAAGAGGGTTTCTGTTCCCAGGTACCTCTTTAAACACTGTGCTTTTTGGTTTCTTCCAGTGTGGTTGTAGCCAAACCCGGTTACTTCGTTTCTCTAAACGTCTTTAGATACTTTGTTTCACATTAAAATATTAAGTTTCAATGATACTTGTTTCAACTACATAATTTAAAAGATTATTGTTTTAATATAGTATTATAAGTATCATAATGGTAGCGGGACCTGGGATCGAACCAGGGACCTACAGCTTAGAGTCTAATGTAGGACTTGCACCTACGCTCGGCAAATTACCCATTCACCGGTGTCCACTACTTGCACCTATTAGACTAACTCGTTACAGTGAGTTAAACTGTATTGAGACTGTCTAGCTACCACTGCTATCATCCCGCTATGTTTAGTTGAGGCGGCTGGAATCGAACCAACATTCCAGGAACCAAAATCCTGTATATTAACCTTTATATGACGCCTCAATTTTAAATGTAACTTAAAAGTAATACTAATTTCATGGAGCTGATATACGATTCAGCGAACGTTTTACAGTTGTAAGTTACATTTTATATAAAATGGAAGAAAGGTCTTAAAAAGTCTTATTTCATCAGCCGGAGGAAAGACTTTAAGAAACCCGGAAGTCCGTGAGTGTAGGATTCATTTTATATCGTAGCTACATACCTACTTTCCTATCGTTCAATGGCGTTAATCCTTTATTATTCGGTCACCCGCGATCAACTTCTGACCCATTACAATAGATGGGATTTGCCACTCCCTCACCCTCCTTTATAAGTCTATGTCACAAAATAAGTGTTTGTTGGAATCGAACCAACTGCATTCTGATTATAAGTCGGACGCTCTACCTAATGAGCTAAAACAGTTAGTATTGTATGTGACATATTATATTTCTACCTACTACTTTGATTAAAATGATTAATCTTAGACTGCGCGCTTGTGAAGAATAATCTTTTACATTAACCAGGGAATAGTAGGGCTTAAATCAAAAATAAAAAGACACTTATAATTTTGCCAAAACCACTAGGCGAATCGTTCGAAAAAATGGTGAACAATACGAGACTCGAACTCGTGTAAAAAATTATAAAACGTTGTAAGTGTCTTATGGAACCCTCTGCTATTATCACACAACAGAGGATTAAGATTGCAAAGATAAAAATTAATTTTTAATAATGCAAATTAAATTACATTATTTCTAACTAATTCGTATCTATTACTTCGGTAAATTGAGAGAAGTGGAGTATAGACATCAAAGACATCAATATCTCTAAAATTAGATAACATTTGCTCAATCAGTTCAACCTTTCCAGGAATATACATTACCTGATCAAGATCTGCAAAATGATTGATATTATAGTTATTCCAATTTTGAATCTCAATAATCACAAGATAAGGAACAAAACCTAAGTATTGCTTACAAGCGTGCTGAAGTTCAAGAATTGAATCTCTAGCATAGAAACTATTATTTAAGTCTCCATCACTACAAATTACCCACACAGGATAATTAGCAAGTTCATCTATAAGTTCAGGATTACTTGAGTAAATTTCTTTAAGTCTTGTAGCTAATGAATTAATATGAGTTCCACCACTTCTAAAAATTGTTCTGAGATATGTTGAAATTCTCCGATAATTGTCGTAGAAACTCATCTCTGGAACAATAAATGGTTCAGGAACTATATCTGCTACAGTAGCTCTTGTCCAGAAAGAATTAGGCATACTTGATGCTCTTTTATCAATTGCTGAAACAAATCTAGATTCATTAGCAAATAATCCAATCAAATTCCTCGCAATATCATCGGGATTCTTATACAAAAGTACAGAAGCCAAGAATGTTGCAAAATTGAATGGTGCACCCTGCATTGAACCAGACTCATCAACAATAGTTAAGAAATTGAAAGGAAGATTAACCTTATTCTGAACAAATGCTTCTAGTTTCAATTTATCAGGATTTCCGCGAAGAATTTCCTGATAAAGTGAATCAAAGTTAGTAGCGCCAGTATTAACCTTTGCCTCTTTCTTTACTTGTTCTAGGCGGACCTTATCTTCAATAGAAGCAATTCCCTGTCTCACCTTCTCCTGAAGAACTCGCTGTTCAGCTTGAGCACATTCCTTAGATTTCTCCCAAGATGTATACCAATCCTGGAATTTCTTCCACTTAAGGTTTTCATTTGCATCCTTTGAATAGAATATACGATTCTTAACCCGGAATCTTGCCTGAGATGGAAGTTTATCAAGCCATTCTACAAAGCTTACCTGATCAAAGTCATTAATCTTTCCAGTAGAGAAAAGAACGGACTCGAGATCAGAATTATAATCCTTTCTCCAGTGACGATAACCAATAAAATTGCAGAAATTGTTAGTAAAGATATATTCCCATCCAAGCTTATCAGAAACTTCCTTTAAGAACAATGCTTTATCCTTCATTGCCTTAAATGTCGGCTCCATCATTTGCTTGTGATTACTTCTTTTGCCCAATCGAGGAAGCGTCAAAAACTTTGCAACAAGCTGCTTCTTAAATGGATTCTTGCCATTTACAATGCTAACCACATAATCAGAAAGATCATGACGATATTTCTCGTTAGAAAGCATCGAATAAACAGCAATTATTCGATTTGTCTTTGGAGCGGTTTGAACTCTATTCTTGAAAAGATGATCAAAACAAGTATATTCATCAAACAATCCTGCAAAAAGGAATTTCTTGAATTGTTCGTAATCTGTTTTAATCATCCAATTCATAATAGTAAAGAATTCTGAACGTCTTGCCTGACCACCAGAATCTATCTTCTTATTATGGAAGATATTATGCTCTCGATTGGTAATATCTCCAATAGAAAACAGAAGAGAATAAAACATCTCTTTCTTTATTTTGTCATCTCTAACCTCAAGCCAGGCTCGATCAAGTAAACCTTCAGTAATTGAAGTTCCTTGGAAGATAGAAAGACAATGTTGAAGCTTATAGAAAGGATTTTCTTGCTTCTTATTAAATTCTACTTGTACCATAAGTTACATTAAATGTATCTACAATAAATATTATGCATCAATTGCAGTGATCTTTGCCTCGAGTTCAGCAATGAGTTCTGCAGGACTCTTCTGAGATTCCTTAAGCTCATTAAGCTGTTTCTCAAGACGAGCTTTCTCACGACGATTGTCTTCAATCTCAATATTCTTAAGCTTATAGCCTATAACAAGAGAGATTGTATCAGTGATAAACGTGAGTTCTTCAACTTCTGCTTTATGAGGATTTTCTACCCATTCGTCATCAGCAGAAAGACTTGCTTTCTTCTTCTGAAGAAATCCAGAAATTGTACGAAGAGACGCAATAGAAAGCGTATTTACGATATTAAAAATATCATAATTCTGTCCATAAGGACCCGTAATAATAGTTCCATTAAGAACTAACTCAGCAATATTTGCCTTGAGTTGAGCGAGGTGTTCTTTTGTAAAATTAATTTTCATATCGTGTTAATTGATTATTTTTATATTCAAATATAGCTCTGGAATCACAACAATACATTGGTTTACCTTCTTGTACATAGTTTACAATCTTTCCAGGTCTTTCTAATTGCGTATGTCCATAGATCTGGGTATAATCTATTGGATTGGTCCAATACGATTCATATTCATCATGCCAGAAAATACCTCCATAAGGAGCATATCCTCCTCTAGAACGACCACAATCAAAAATTGGAAGATATGATTCTTCAAAAGGACCTAATGGTCCATTAATGAATAAATTCCACTGATTATCAAGGAAATCAATAATATTGCTAATATTATGTTCTTTGTACCATCCTTCAGAAACTCCAGCATGAGTAAATAAAATATTTCCTATGACTTTATAGGGTTCGAATAGATCTAAATTATCTTCAAACAGTACATGAGAATCGTTCTGAAACTTATAGTTATGCCTAGAAGCCCAGTTCATTTTCCATAATGCGTTAAAATCGTGATTTCCTAATAACAATGTAACTCTATCAGGACTTTGCTTTTTAAAATCAATAATCTCTTCAAGATTAGCTAATCCATTCTCAAAAGAAAAACCTTCCTGAGGATAAGGATCAAGATAATCTCCAAGAAATATAATATATTTATCTTTAATTTCTAAAACAGGCTTATAGAAGTTACGACAATGAACATCAGGACATATTAATATGTCTTCCATAGACTAAAAGTTTTTATAAATTCAATTAGATCCCAGTTTTGAGGACTTGTTACTTCTTGTCCATCATCTAAAATGTAAACAAGTGTAACAATAAATCCATTTACATTAGTTATTCTAACTAAATTCTGATAATCATCTTTATAAGTATATCCGACTCTTGGATATAATGCGATATATAATAATAGCCACGCTATTAAAAGTAATATTATTGTAATAAATATAATCATAATTATTTGTTTTAAAATTAGTCGGGCAGCTAGGATTCGAACCTAAATCACGATCTCCACAGGATAACAGTTAACGAGATTGTAAGTAATGAATCATTACTAAACTTACGTGTCCTAACCATTAGACGACTGCCCAAATATTATTTACTTTGCTTTATACAAAGCAAAGAAAGTATCTACGGATTTCTTATCGACTTCTCTTCCATCGATAAAATAACCACGATTGGTCTTTACAAGAGTTCCAGGAACACCATCCTTTTTGAAACGCTTATATTTCTTTTCGTTCCTTCTAACAGTCTTGTTAGAAATCACACAATAAAGTCCATAAAGCTTTTCCATATTAAAAATCGGGATTATAGTGGAATAGAGTTTTGTTAAGTTTCTGATTTGCATCAGAAGCTACATTGGACATTGTAATCAGCTGCATACGATACTGCTGACCTTTACGATTTTTGGTAGTCTTGTGCTTTGCACCAAGAGTACCACGTTTCATTCTACGTTCGTAGGATTGCATAATTTTAACAATTTGGAACATGTACTTTAATAAAAATACAATGGAAATTTTATTTAAACCAGTCAAAGATAGCTTTAATTGCACCAGACAGTAATACTAAAAAATAATATATCCAATATGGAGATATTATCCAATACCATGCCCAGTCAATAATATTACATAATCTTAATATTATAAATATTAAAACTAATATATCACATAAACCAAAATTCATTTATTTTTAATAAAAAAGATGAATTTGTGAACAACTACAATAATAATAGAAATTAAAGCTAGAAGCCAAAATGGAGCAAATATCCACCACCAAGACCAACTAATCCATCCTACAAGTTTTGCAACTAATAGGATAATAAAAGATGCTAAAATAATATTAGTATCAAAAGAAAATTCTTTATCTTCCATATTATATACATTCTGATAATGAAATTAATATTTCTTCATCATCTTGGTCATAATGCCATATTACATCCCATACAGCATCAGCTTGTTCTTTAGTTAAAACTCCTTGAGCAACTAAAGCATATATTTTTTCTTTCATGATTAAAATAATTTTGTGGGAACGACGTGATTCGAACACGTGACCCTCTGAATGTAAGTCAGATGCGCTAAACCAACTACGCTACGCTCCCATTATTTTCCTCTTGATCATCAATTTCAGCAAGATTTGGTTGATCATCAGGAGGAAACATCATATTAATTACCTGCCATCCAATGACATCTGGATCTTTAATATCTGGTTTCATTTAATTTATTTATAATTCGAGTATAAATAGAATCGGGTTCTTCATTAAAGAAATCAATATCTTTATCTTTAGCAAAGCACTCTATTATCTGTCCAAATCTAAGATCTGGATATGTTTCTACAATGCCATGTAATGCATTAAGAATCTGGAGATTGTAACTTCTCCTCTGTTGCATTGTTAACATTTTTCTTCTTTTCTAATTCTGTTAATACAATTCCAACAATATTCTGAATATTATCATCAGTTATTGTATATTCTATTTGGTTTAATATTCCGTTTTCTTTAATATCTTTAAATAAACGATAAACTCTATCTAATCCGATACAAACAATTAAACCGAGAATAAGCGCTAATATTTCATAAGGTTCCATTATTTTTCAATATAACAGCGATAATAATTAATTATTAATCCAATAATTAAAATTATTACTCCACATACTAACCATATCATTTAAACCGAATTAAGTTTTTTAATTAATGCATTCATAAACATGGCATAAGGATGTGTTTCACTAGAACATTTTTCTTTTTCGGATTTTGCCCATTCCATCAGTTTCTCTCGCAGTTTTTCTTGTCCTGCAAAATACGCGTGATCTTCAGCAGTCTTGATCGTTTCATCAACCACATCCTTGCGGATGTATTCAGTGTTTTCTCTTGATACGTAAGATGTAGGAGACCACTCATTTCCATATGGTGTCTTTATAAGTGATTCTGCTACATAAATCTTATCCGGCGCTTCCATTTATTTGTCCTCTTTTATTGTTGTCGAATAATTGTAAGGGTTTATAGTTGCTGGATGAGTTGTAACTGTTACCGATTCACCTCCTGTTGGGCAGTCACGAAATATACACCATCCACATTTGTTCTGCGAACATTCTATGCAATTATAGTCACAATGTGCTGGAAAATATGCCATACTTAGTCTTCATTTATTAAAGCATTATGGTCACACATTGCTGTATTTGTTCCAATACGCCTTATCTCATAAGGCTCATCAGAATAATCTTTCCCCATATAGGCCTTGAATAATTCTACTGCCTCATCGACAGTATCAGCAATAACAAGTTTATGGTCAACCTGCCATACTTTTGTAAATCTCCATCCATTCATTTACTTGTCCTCCCTATATCCGTATATATCAACAATTTTTTCAACAATAATGTATATAATAAAAATAGGACTAATAAGTAAGGCTAAAGGCCAGAATAGACCCACTAACATTCTTTCCTCATCAGAATTTTCGAACACCCGTGAAAATATAGTAGACGTAATAGTCCACATCACTATGTAGAATATCACCAATAAAACAATCCAATACCAACTCATTTACTTGTCCTCTTTGATTTCTATGATACAAGGATAAACACCAATAATAGGCACACTTATTCCTCTTGTTACAAGGACATAGGTCGAATCTTTTTTTATACCAGCGCATTGTGGTGCCGCGTTTAGTCCTTCTGTTCTAATATGGAATGCGCCTTTATCCGTAGAGACCTGGTAGTATATTCTTGTGTTGAATCCATCCGAATTTCCTTCTGTTGCTTCAATCTTGTCGATTGATAAAACTTTGTGCGGCTGTTCCGTTCTGTTCACGAAATTCGCACAAATGCATGCAGCAATAAATACTGTCGCGATAATTATTATGATCAATCTTTTTCCCATTTACTTGTCCTCCCTCCTTGCTTCTTCCGTTTTGATATTTGTGTAAAAATCCCATGCGGCTTTGAATATAGTGTCGCCAAAGCCACAGATGCCTTCTTGAATGTTCTCACCGTAAAGGAAGCACCACTGATTCCCATCTTTGAACGGCTTTATACCAAGAGCGGAAATGCACTCCCACATTGCATGGGTTTCGAGGATTTCACCATATTGTCCCGTGAGAAGATTGAATAATGTTTCTTGTTCCATTTACTTGTCCTCATTTCTTGTGTTAGTCCATTGTTACTTTTGGTAGTTGCTCGTACCACCGCCTTGCCACATTAGGATACTGATAGAACATCCTTGCCATAAACGACATAGCGCCTTTTATTGATACGATTTCGGGATGCTTATATCTTCCTTGGAAAGTCTTTATCTTTTCGGTGAATTTTTCCAAGTCCACCTCCGGCTGCTCCTGCTGGAGAGAGTCGATGAAAGAAATGAGCCTATTAAGTTCTGCTGCAATCATTTCATTTAGGACAGTCTCCTGCCCTATCCTTTCAAGATTTTTTTGTCTCTCGAGTGCGCCATCTCTTCGGCTTTTTATATATTCAATCAGTTTTTTTGCGGGAATGTATCTTATCATGACTAAAGTAGTTTTTGAAGGTCGTTAATAAGTGACATTAGTATTGGAAGATGCTCATCTTCACCCCAGGTATCGTGTGATTTTAAGACAGAATAAGCTGATTTTGCTGCGGTGATCTGCTCCTCGCTTGGTTTCCACATTTCTTGCTGGAGAGAGTCGATAGCATTATATATCCACCTCATATTTGAACCAGCAGCAGATAGACCATAATCATATACATACTGATTATAAACCCTATCAACTACTTCTTTCAGTTTATCTACATCAATATATTTCATATCAAAGCTCGTTTAACGTATTCCATTTACTGGTAATACCTTGTCGGTTAATACCGCTTCTTCAATACGTAAACAATGTTTATAATAACTATTTTGAATATAAGACTCGCACTCTTGCTTGTCTTTAGTCCAATAAGTCTCTGGAGTTGTCCTTTGATAGTTATCGTCACAAACAACTCTGTATATCTTTTGAATGTTTACTATCATATATAAATCAATTAAGAGGGTGTGTACTCACGGTGAGCGCCATCTCGGACGTTTTCTGCTCCTCCTCAATTTTCCACACCCTATGGTTTTACATCAGTTTCTTGAGTTGTTCGTAGAGTTGATTTAAATTATAACCGACACTGTCGTTTCTATCCATAGCAATTCTCAATGCTTCTAATTGTTCCTTACTTGATTTCCATATTGATTTATTGAGAACAGCCAGATTTGCTAATTTCCCTTCAATCATAAAGACCATTTTTGCTAACTCAGAATGTCCATAATCACGAAGTATACCTCCTACACGCTTTAATGCAACAAGTTCTTCCTCACTGGGCTCCCAATGAGACTGGGGAATGTTTTTTGTAATCTTTGGAAAATAGGATATTTCTTTTTGATAAGCTCTTTCTTTTTCTTCGTTCCATTCCTGCTTTGGTTGAAGATTTAAACGGATTGGCAGGTCTCTTAACCAGTTAAGTTCCTCTTTACATTCTTTTGGTAACTCACCAATTAAGCATTTTCCAAGAATACCCATAATTCTTGTGTGCATACTTTCATCCTCCACGCTCCAAGTGGGCTTTACGGATGCTACACCCTCATCAAATCCGTTTTTGAAGCCATCATCGTAGTATTTAGCCTTAATTGCATCTAATCCTTCAAGCGGAGGGAATTGCTCATCTGCGGGCTTCTGCTCTTTCTGCTTTTCGAGGTAAGCAAGATATTGTCTTCTTTTAGTTTCTGGAATACCTTCCCAACATTGAAATTCAACCACCAGTTCTTTTCTTATTCTCTCATCTTCGCTCTCCTTGAATTCAGGAATGAGGGTTTCAAGGGCTTCCCTCTCGAAAGGTAGCGAAATGTCGTGTCGATATTTAAGTATCTTAATTGCTTCTTCTCTATTCATTTTTGTTTATTTTTAGTTGTTATTAATTGTTATTAGTTGTTATTAGTGACTTCGGCGCGACTCGAACGCGCAATCTACAGATTAGCTTACCACTATAGTTTTCACTACCAGTTGCAAATAAGGAGTTTAGCCCTATATCTACATACCTGTTTGTGGTCTGGACTCTATCTTAACCATATTGAAATCTTGCAAGATACTTTATTGTTCTTCGTTTCCGTTTTATCCTAATTGAATAGGCGGCTGCAATTACAATAAAATAATTTCAACTTAGATTCCTCCTGTATAGTCTCTACACACTGTCTATAGCTCCGACTTTTATTTTCTGAACTCTTTCGAGATGTCATCCTTGCTAATAACATTGGCTCGGTATTGGCATATAAATGAGTGTACACACATTAAGAACTGCTTCATAGTTCCCCATTTCTGGGAGTTGGCTGTACAATCTTGCTTTCATCATTCACTTAGCTTTCACCGAATTAGGGAGGTTCTACTATAATCTTTCAACTATAGCACTCCTTTTAAGAAGTCTGTTGCATTATCCATTATGCTACGAAGTCAAATAACCATTAAGTTGTGCACTTTCAAATTCTAGCAACATTTTGTTCTCTTGTTATTTGAACTATAAGCTTGATTACAGCTACCGTCTTGTTTACTAGTTTTCTTAATGGTTTATATTATATTATTCTTTATATTTTCAAACAAATCCACCAGATGATTTTTGTTCACCTCTGCACGTAGCTAAAATTTTACTTTTTTGAAGATTTAACTCTTCTGCTGCTTCTTTTGCAGAGACCCATTCTTTTATAAAATTGTTATCAGAATCAAATTGCAAAACAGTTTTCGTTTTAGATTTAAAATTTGCACGAATTTCATCATAAATATTTAATCGAACAAGATGTTTTTTAAGAGCATTATCTGTAATATTGTATAATTTAGCTAATGCTATTAATGATTGTACAGTTTTACTTTGTTCTAATAATGTATCTGCGTCATATACAATATTTTGTTTAGCAGCATTTGATGCACATTCGTGTGAGCAATATTTAGATCCTCTACCGATAATTTCTTTACCACAATATTCACAATACTTAGGTTTTTTGATTTTCATTGTAGCTTTTGGTTTTGCAATATCACCATTTTTTAGATGATTCTTATAAACTTCTTCAGCTCTAATACGTTCTTTTTCCTTTAACTTATTTATGGATTCTTGAACATCTTCTGTTATATCTTCTAGTTCTTTATCTATTTTTCTACCACGATATGAATCTGTAAGTGCATGACAGTTAGGACAAAGTAACTCTAAATTTTGTAAGTGATTATCATAATGATCTCCATTTTTATGATGGAGTTCTAATGGAATTGGTAGACCTAATCACATTGTATTTCCACAGCACTCACACTTTCTTTCTTTTACTTCTGTTTTAATTAATCTTTCCTTAAGTGCGTTAGAATTACCATATACAACGTTTCCCTCTAAAACATCAGATAAATTAATTCTAGAAATGCCCTTTTTTCTTACAACTGAATGCTTTCCTTTAAAATGAGAAATATCTAATCCGTTTTCTTCAATAATTGCTTTTACAGTATTATAATTACCCCCTTTTGGTTGTAATTCTAATTTTCTACACAATTCTGCGATTGTATCGCATTCACTAACTCATTGTTTTAATTCTTCTAAATTTTTTCATTGTTTCATACCAAATCATTTTCAAATTAAACTTATTTTTAATACACAAAGATAGTTAAAAATTTTGAATATTCCAAATAATTTTTGGTATGAATTCGTCCGGGATTCGAGAATCGAACTCGAAAGAATCTTTTAAGATTCGACAGATTTTCGAAGCTGTGAGCCAATACAGCTTGTGGACTATGTCTTCACCATATTCAAATGAACTTAGGTGGCTGGTGTATAGTCTCTACGCATTTATGAATATTTGTATTCAATTTAGTTCGGCGTTATTATCATTTATAAGGCTGATACCTTCACCGAGTTAGCCAGCATTCACACTAAAACTTTCGTTTTAGGTGCTCATCACCTCATAGCTCTTTTATTTCCACAAAGTCTGTTGCGTTTACCTATTTCGCCAATCCCGGAATACTTTTTTATATTTATTTTAAAATCTTAGATTTGAAACTATGCACAAACTACTTTCATCTACGACATTTATTAAGATATTATCACATAAATAAGCAACCCTTCAAATGGTTGGACTTTTGTGAGTCTTACTCATAGTTATTAATGTTTCAAATCTAAGATTATTTTACTTATTTTTAAAAATTATTAACTTATTTGAAACTATATCTCCATTCGTTCCATAGTATACTAAAGAACCTTTAGGAATAATAGCTTTATGTTCAATAAGATGATCCGAATAGATATAAACCGTCGTAGAATGAATTCCTTCATAAATTTCAGAATCCACTTCGCCTAATTTCGCTCTAAGAATAGCTTTTCCGAATAAAAAGTGTACCCGTACATACATAAAAGGAGTTACATATTTTGTCATGAAACGTTTTCTGTAATAACCAGGTACGTCGTTTTTATTACAAAGATATTTACGAACTATCAAATCTTTATCCAATTTGATTGGCTTAAGATCTGGATGTTTCTTTAAATCAATAGTTAAACACATAATAAGAATTTTAATGTTTTTGTAGAGGTGGTGGGGAATGATCCCACATGCGACCAATTACCCTTTCTACTGTGTATAAGACAGAGGGGATACACCTCTATATATGCTCCGGGACAGAGCTAAAAATCCCATTTCACTGCAGATGAAATTTGCTGTTTATTTATTATCAGACTACAACTTCTTTTAATCCAATATAAGCGAGTGCTATCAGTCTTATATCTTTCCTTCCTAACGCTTCTGGTATACGACATGTTTACATGCTTTATTAACGGCCTGTTGACGAGACAATTTTACAGAGGTTTAGGAGTCACCTAAACGTACTTTCCCGATCTCCAACGGATAGTGCGGTTCGTGGTCGTTAATCATCGGTTACACCAAACCATTTTTCAGTAAATTTAGTACGTTTGAGCTTTAATACACCACTTGCTCTAAGCACTATATACATGAACATTAATGCCATAGCAAGAAATGCATTAAAATAAGGAATAAATGATGCTAATCCGAATAAGATTATGTATCCTTTAGAATAAATCTTTGGTTTCTCTCCCCATTCATCTTCTGTAAGAAAAACGAACATACAAATAAAGAGAATACAAACAAAGATAGTCAAAAGATAATCAAAGAAAGACATAGTTACTTTACACTAATAAACGGTGTCTGTCCTCCATTATAAGTAGGAAGCTCACCATTCCATTTTTCAATTGCATACTGACGAACAAGAAGTTCATTCAATGATGCAGCAACTGTTCGATTGTAATATGCTTCACCATCTGCCTGAATCTTCATAGCATCTGCTTCTCCTCGTGCTTTTGCTACAGCGATTTTAGCATTAGCTTCTGCCTCCTTTACTAGATTTTCAGCCTTAAGACTGGCTTGTACTGCCTCATTCTTGGAGTCAATCATCCTACGAAGAGATTCTGGAGGATCAATCTGTGAAGTAAATTCCTGAACAATGAATCCTTCATCTCCAAGACTCTTATCAAGCATTGCACGTACTTCTGATTCAAATTTAGCACGTGACGCCATTAATTCGTCTGAAGTATAATTATTTGCTGTAATACGATATGCGTCATAAATACAAGTACGCATATAACCTGCTTCAATATCACGAAGAGGCTTACGATACTTTGTAAATACATCAGTGGCCTTATCACGATTAAGCTGATATGCAAGAACAGGATCCATTGAGAAAATAGCAGCATCCTTGGTAGTTACAGTAAAAGGATCATAATCCACTCGCTGGATAAAAACCGGATACTTGAAAACCTTCTGGGTAATTCCATTATAGAAAATCCATCCTGTTACAGGCTCTGCCTGAAGCTTACCCTGATCAGTAAGACTGAACTTGTTAAACTTAATACCGACTTCTGAATTGTCGATAACAGAGCAAGCACAACTGCTTACAGAAAGTGCAACGAAAATCGCTGCAATGAAGAAAATAAACTTTTTCATATTATTTGATTAATGAATCTTGATACTCTTTGTTATGAATTTCAATATCTTTTGCTTTGATGATAAAATCCGCTCCAATATTGGAAATTTGATTAACGATTTTATTAAGCTGTCGTAAACGCTTACGAATTCTTGTAGCAGCATTATGGTAAGCATTAGATTCTGCAATTGCACGAGCTAATTTCTTACCAATTTCAGGATCGAATTTATCTTCAGGATGACAAACAGCTACACCTTTTGCTCTACCATAAAGATTCACTTCATCCTTATGAATACCCCAAAATAGGATATTTATTAAATCAGAAATATCAAGCTCCCAATCAATAATGTGAATTACTCGATGATTCTTTTCATCGACGATTGTAGATTCTTTTTTAATTTTTAATTTGATATGAGTCTTATCAAGACTTGAATAAAACTTACTCATTTTTAAATGTATAAATATAAGTTGTATCGAACTGTTTTGTTAATGATGTGTATGTAATTACAGTATCTACTTGTGGAAGAATATCTGTTTTAAACTGATTATGGGGCGTTATTTCATAAGCAATTAATGAAAATGTTACTCCAATAATAAAAGCTGCTACAACGATTGGTGCAACCCAACTATTATTTTCCGGTTCGTTATGTAACATAATAGAACAGAAAATAACTGCAAATAGTGATAAAACTAATAGGATTATTAATAGTACCATAATTAATATTTTTTGCTAATTAAATTATACCACCATTTTTCAAATTTGTTTTTAGGCCAATAAAGTTTTGTAGATATGATTTGATCTCTACAATCAACATCACCGACTACCATTGCACCATTATCATTATATTTTGCACCAATTGGAATATACATCTTAATTATATCGAAATGATCATCATCTTTAAATGCATGAAGCATTCCTTGTCCAAAGGAATAATATGGATATTTCTCTATTTCAAGTATTTTTCCTTTTGCAACATTTAGTCCTTTTTGATACTCATAATCATAAAAAGGCGATTGATTACGACTATTAAGCCATTTATAGACTCTTATAGGTCTTATAGCTCTTTTTAATTTCTTTGTTTTACTGAAAAAGCACATATTGTTATATTTTAAAATTAGTACTCGGTGTGGGAATCGGACCCAACGTTTCAGCCTTGAAAGGGCTGGGAATTAAACCACTATTCGAACCGAGCAAAAATATAAAACAAATCAACTCTCAAGTAGCTTTTTACGGATTATTTTTCTACTCTTCCGAACAACTTCCTATAAAGCATATGATCACTATCTTTATAGTTATATGTCCTTCACTAAATAATTCAACTATCATCTATTGCGCAAACCGTGATAGTGGCTTTAAGCGAGTATTTGCAAGGAATCTTCATTCCTGAGTGCCCTTTGATTTGTTTTATATTATTTATGGTTATTTGGTTACCAACCTAGCCATCATCTTTAATCATCGTTCCGCAGAACTATAAAGAATCCGTTACTGCATGTATGATACAACACTGTTAGCTCACATCAATGCCTAGTGAGAGCCTTAGTTGTCAAGCTAAGGAAATAAGGTGTTGCAAATAGTACTTATGTCTGGATGCGACACTATTTTGACCACCACCAGTTCTCCGCCTCCTGATAAGACATCAGAGCGGCTCTGGATTTAAAATAGGGATTCTACTATTTATATTAATGGTTAGCAACAAGTGCCCTACTTACGAACAGCCATTAAACAAATAGTGAGCCTATTACTTAAAAAAATTCTTAACCGCATGGGAATCACCCAATTATTGTAGCTTTAACAGCCTTCATTTTTTACACATTTCACACTTATGTATTCCAAGTCGAGGTGATGAAGCTCCACTTTGTTTCAATGAGTTGTGGTTAAGAATAAAATTTTAAATTAATCGTATCTCAAACAGGTTGCACAAACATCATGTGTTCCTAAATATGTAGAAATTCCTGCAAAGTACCAAGTACCTTTTGGAATTACCATTCTTACAACCTTTTCACCGCTTTCAAGCCAAAGATATATACAATATTTATCTTCTACAAGAGCATGCAAAAATCCTTCACCAATTTCTGGGTTTCTTTGAATAATTGATCCTTTCTTTTCAGGATAATTATAACCCTTTTTATATTGATATTCTCTACAATCAGAAGTATTGTTATTATTTAAAACTTTGTATACAACAATGTCTCTTTTTGCTCTTTTGGCAATATATAAACCAAAATGTTTGTGTTTGGGATGAATTGTTAAGCACATCTTATCTTTTGATTATTAAATCAATTTTCATGATAAACACAACCTTCACTATAGATAACTCTATAAATATTTCCTGTTTTTGTGGATACCACATTAACAAAAATAATATAAAAACCACCAATTAAAGGTACATCTACCTTTGCAATATAAGGTTCTTTGACAATGAAAAACCTTGCACCCTTTTCATTTTCATCGGGACTATAATAATGTCCAACTTTCTGTATTAATTGAGCACTCTTTCCATTGGCAAGATTGATACAATAACTATTGTCACAAACATCATACTCTTTTCCTACAAGATCAACATCAGTTTCGATTTTGATAGTTTTCACTGAATAAGTTTCGTTTGTGGGAATTGAGGATAACATTCTCAAGAGGTCAGTTGCTCTATAACTATTATTAAGAATACATTCAAATTTGTTATAAACTTTACCTTCAATAGTCAACTTAATCATAGTAATAATATTTTAATATTGGAACTCTAGATTGATATCACTCTTTCTAGAGTTAAATAATAGGGTTGTTAATCGGTTACCCCTAGCCTAGCTAATATCAAGCGCATTATTGGACTTTCCAAATCGCAATTCCAATATTTATGTGCAACTTATGCTACTGACGCTCATCTCTTGATATTATTACTGCAATATTACTCCAATCATGTTAGCCTGCATCATGCTTAGCAGGAGCCTTGGTTATCAAGCCAAGGAACAAATGTTTTGTAGAGTTGTACACCTCTATTGATCATCACCAAGATTCTGAAAACTCAGTCTTTGGATTTTTATTTATTATTACAGAGTTGATTTATTCTGGATTTTTAATTGCATTATATATAGATTGCTCCATGTGTATATATTCACATGTTTCTCTATTGAAAAACGCAATCATCTTTTTACCATTATCGTCAATATAACAGTATGACAATCCATTTGGATCTCGATAATTAGGTTTTCCATCACAAATTAGATGCTCTTTCTTAAGATACTTACGATTTGAAGTAAGAACCTTTTCAAGCATATCTTGTGCCATTCGTATGGGAATCTGAATATTGGATTGTACATTAATTACGTTACCAAATGCCCAAGGAGCATCCAAGTTACTCAAATCAGTACAATACCAATCCAAGCCTTGGAGTTGAAGATAATCATGAGCAAGAATAATTCTACGCGTTCTATTACCATCCTCAGGTCCCATCTTGACAACAAACTCATCTTCAGAAAGTTGTTTAATAAATTTCATACCTAATAGTTTTACAAGAGCTGTTTAATTTTGTAATAGAAATCTCCATAATTTCCAAGGTCATCATAAATTCCCATACATTCACAATACTCACAAACATCTTCAAGTACAGACCTGGGAATAGAGATTTCTTTTGAGGGATCGAGTTGTGCTCTCAGTTCAGCGAGCATTTTGATATCTTCTTCTGTTGCACACATAATAAATTGTTTTAAATTAGAACTCCCAAAGGATTTCACTCCAATGGGAATTAAAAATTCTCAATGACCTGACTCATACGTAACATCAAGGATTTTCTCATCTACTTACTAACCAAGTTTGTTACAATGGCACTCAACTTGGACTTATCGCCACTCTCCATTAGATTCAATGAGGTCCTACTCTAGTCCGATAGTATCAAATACCAGGTAGTAGTTTTCTGCGCTCGGTTTAGCATTGAGAATGAAAGTTGAAATCTTCGAAGTAAAGCTATTTCAACTTTATAACAGTATATAAAAGAACTCAGTTTAATGATAGCGCACAGCTCTGCACTTCATTTTGTGTACGTTGGTACATCTGGATTAACAAGACCCTATACAAAAGACAATATAATTTTGCAACAAACTCAATTTTACCAATTTTTTAAATGTTAAACTTATAGTAATATGTCTTTTGTATATAATTGTATAAGATATCCAAATAAAGAGAGAACTATGAAGTATTTTAAAAATACTGGAAAAATGGGGAATATAAATGATAAATTCACTCTTAAATGGATTATAGAATGATTATTTTTGGATTGATTGGATAGAATACAGCTAAACAATGTATCCGCGTTTTGTAGCGAGATTTCAACATTGAATACCGACTGTAGGAATCCCGAGGGAATGGGAGACTCCGCTCTCCCTCGTTCTACCAATCAACCCAAAAATTTTAGAACCTAGCCCCTTCTATTTCCTTCACACATAAAATGTGAGAACGGAATGGCATTATTAATTCTGACTCGCAGATTAATTTTCTGCTTTTTCTCTTTACCTTCTTCGGTGACGATGGTTTCCCACCGCTGAATGTTAATAAAACGTGTTTTCATATACTAGAATTGTTTCTTACGCGCGCGTATAATTATATAGGTTAATACTAAAACTTGTTCGGACTGGGAGAATTCCCAGTAGTTTTAGCGTGTTTCTTCATCTTAAATGGATTGGAGGATTGTGGTAACCCCATTATAAGGGTTTTTCTGTCAAAATGATTTGCACAGTCTTGGCAAAACTGTTTCCAAGCAGATTTCTTGCTCATTGTTAGTTGTGTTTTAAATGTTTTGAGTATATTGGATTTTTAATTTTGCGCCTCGCGCATAAATATAGTTTGAGTTAAATCTTTATAAATCTTTATAAATATATATAAATATAGTTATATACCGTGATTTTTCATAGGCATTACGCGATTTTTCAGGGGTATTGCGCCATTTTTCATAGGCATACCGCCATTTTTTAGGGGCATTACGCGAATTTTTTTGTTTAACTTTTTGTTTATTTGAAAAATATTTTATAACTTTGCATTATAATGTTAAACAAAAATTTTTAATGCTTATGAAACATACAGAAATTCCTCAAAATTTTGATTGAACCAAATTAGAATGGTGTGATCAACTAGTCTTTGCACAGGTCAAAAGACACATGAATAAGAAAACTAGAACTTGCTATCCATCAATGGTTACTCTGAAAGATCTTACTGGTCTATCTACAACTTTTATTAATGATTCTCTACACCGTTTAGAGAGTTTTGGATTAATTCAAGTAACTCGAAGGATCGGAACATCTAATCTATATTATTTCCCACCTGAAACAGATCAATTTGAAATGTTCAGTGAAGAATTTTTAGATATGAAACTTCCTCCCAAAGTTAAAGAATATTTTATGAAAATCCAAAAAACTTTATATGATAAAGATCAACAAGTTGCAATCACACATTATTCTGATTCAGAACTAGCTGAATTAACAGGACTTAGTAGACCTACTGTTAAAAAATATAATAGAATTCTTGAAGAATCTGGATATTTATCAACATCATTAACTCATTACAAAGATGATGCAGGACTTACTATTCGAGAAATGTCTTTCGATATGCAAAAACTTGGACAATTTGGTTTATGGGCCAAAAAGATCACTGAACAAGTTGTATCCAATACGGATGATATTCAAGAGCTTCGTGCTAATTATAATGACTTACAAAAAGAAGTTAAAGAACTTAGAAGACGTCTTGATATCAAAGAAGGAAAAGAAGAAAAAGTTAGTTTTGAATTTTAGAAAATCAAAACCCACAACCCGAATAAGGCTGTGGGTTTTTTTGCAATACACAACTAACACAAACTAGTACTCGCGTGTGGATTCAAACCACAGTTATCGGTCGGAGAGACAGATGTCCTAGATCGCTAGACGACACGAGCATTTTATCCAATTTTATCTCACGACAGAATTGGATCTATAAAAAAATGAATTAAATCCCAAACCTATAAAAAACGAATTAAACACAAAATGCCAAATTATAAAACTCCAGAACGTACAAACTGGAGTTACTACTAACTAACTGACTAATAACCAATATGGCGAACAAAGAAACACTATTGTACGTTTTTATGAGAACCCCATATCGATTTCACTCTTTATGGGATTGGAAATTTATCCACGATTCCGAAGTTTACTCCATCAGTTTCAAGTACTCAATACCCTTTACCTGCCTTAAATGAATTGGGATTTGAGACTTTAATTGTAGAACCAAGGAATCAATAAATATAGTCACCGCGTAATTGCCCGTACACGGTGACTATATTTGGAAGATTACTTGCCCTCCGGAGCATACGGCGTGATAACGACGCAGTTCTGCTTGCGAGTCTCAACATGAGTCATCGCAGTACCGAACTCGTCAATCATCTGCAGACCGGTAGCAGGATCCAGCGTGGGAACAACCTTGTTGCGATTGGCTACACGGTCGAACACAGGCACATTGATCTCAACGGAACCGGTGGCCTTGATCTCACCCATCTTGGCGAGAGCTGCAGCACGAGCCTGAGCATTGCCGAGAGCGTACCAAGTCGGGTTGACAGGAACCTGATTGACATCACGCTTGGCAAGGAAACCAAGATTGAACCAAGTGTCGGTGACAACACCACCACGCTCAAGCTGAGCGCTCACGAAATACACCTTACCGTTACCATCGGTACGGACAGGCTGAGACATGAACTTCATTTCCTCAAGTACAGGGAAACGATAGATATCTCCAACCTGCGGAGTGTATCCCTCAAAAATGACGTTGACCTCCTTAAGCTGATCCAACGTCACAACTTCCGGTTTACGGATATTAGCCTGATACAGCTCCGGAAGATTGTTAATTTTTACATTTTTTGCCATTTTTCTTTTAGTATTTGTTGTTAATTGTTTGTTAGGGTCTTAGTTCCCAAAGGAAAAATAAAAGCCCTGCTTTTACACAGGGCTCTTATCTAATTAAACCAGATTGAATCTGTATGCACGCAGAGGTCTGCGATCCTTCTCCTCCATGTTAGGAGAATCGTAGATCGGAGACTTGCCACGCTCATAACGGTTCTGATGGAGACCGTTGACTACATTGGCGCGGATTTTCTTCGCACCAACGAGTTCGTACAGAAGAGTGATACGGGCAATATCACTCATCTGTGCACGAAGCGGATTACCAATCTCATTCTCTTTGGAGAGAAGTTCTCTCTCCTCGACGAGACCAGTAGTCCTACGCAATATGGCGATTGGCATCCAGTCAATCATTCCACCACGAATGATGGACATTGACAATGCCACACCTCCATCAAACTTCTTAGGAGCGAATCTGACCTTGTTCTGAGGAACAAGTTCGAATACTTCTCCATCGAAGAATTCAAAGGTTTCGCCTCTATCCTGCGTAAAGGC